GGATCGAACGGCAGTCAGGGCGTTCAAGGTACCGTTGGTAGTGCCGGATCGAATGGTAGTCAAGGCGTTCAAGGTACCGTTGGTAGTGCCGGATCGAATGGTAGTCAAGGCGTTCAAGGTACCGTTGGTAGTGCCGGATCGAATGGTAGTCAAGGCACTCAGGGTACTTTAGGTAATACAGGCAGTCAGGGTGTTCAAGGTAATACCGGCTCATCTGGATCAAACGGTAGCCAGGGAGTTCAAGGAGCATTAAATAGTCAGGGTACCCAAGGAACAGTTGGGTCAAACGGATCCAATGGAAGTCAAGGTACTCAAGGTATCGTAGGTTCTTCTGGGTCTAATGGAAGCCAAGGAAATCAAGGAGTTCAGGGATTAATAGGTACGGGAGGTAGTCAGGGTAGTCAAGGCTTAACTGGTACTGGCAGTCAGGGATCATCAGGATCTCAGGGTATTTCCGGTCCTGTTGCTGGTTCAGCAAATCAAATAGTATATAAAGATGGAAGTAATATTGCTACTGGTAGTTCATCTTTAACCTGGGATACCTCAACTCTTAGAGCGAGTAATTTTGAATCCACAAACTCCGCAGGAGATGAAGGAGGAGAAATAAGACTACTTAAAGCGGCTACAAATACTAGTATCAATACATCAGTAACTATCGATATTAATCAAAACAGATTAAGATTCTTTGAAACCGGTGGAACAAATAGAGGATACTATCTAGATATAACTTCTGGTGGTGCCGGAGTAGCTACTGCCATTGGTTCTGGTAGTGGAGCACAAGGGACTCAAGGTGTTCAAGGTACTCTTGGAACGTCGGGATCTAACGGAAGTCAAGGCTCTCAGGGACTGCAAGGGGTACAAGGAACATTAAATAGTCAGGGTGTTCAAGGCACAGCTGGACCTGTAGCTGGAAGCGCAAATCAGGTTGTTTATAAAAACTCAGGCAATGTTGCTTCTGGTTCTTCTGATTTTGTATTTGATGGAACAAATTTGGGTGTTGGAACAGCTTCACCAACTAGCAAAATGCATGTGGTTGGGAATACTAATATTGCAGGAACACTTAGTTTCAATGATTTTACTGAAAGTGTCGTAGCTATAGGCAACAGTTCTACCTCTAAAACAATCTCTTTAACAAACGGAACTGTTCAAACTTGTACATTAACTGGTAATTGTACATTTACTATGCCAACCGCCACCGCTGGGAAAAGCTTCACACTATTTTTAAGTACCGGAGCGGGATCATTTACAGCAACTTTTACTAGTGTAAAATGGAGTAGTGGAACAGCTCCTACAATTACTGTAACAGCTAGTAAAATAGATATATTAAGCTTTATCAGCGATGGAACTTCGTGGTACGGGGCTTTTAGTCAAAACTATTAGTAATTTATGTTTAGTGCTAAATTTAATCATTTTAATAGAAGATCTTTAGTATCATCACCAACACCAACACTAACAAGAACACCAACACCAACACCAACACGAGCAGGTTCTTTTACTCCGGTTGCTTTTGTAGTAACTACTGGAACTAGTCGATTAGTACCAACAGGAGCCACAAGCATGAAGGCTTGGGTTATTGGGGGCGGTTCTGGTGGAACATATGATACTAGTGGATGTCAAGGAACTGATGACGGCTATTATGGAGGAGAAGCAGTTAAAACTTATAGCGTTACCGGAGGAGCAACAGTTGCTTATGTTGTAGGTGCGGCAGGAGTTCAAGGAGACGGATCTAGTACTTCTGGAGGAAATACTACACTGACTTATGGTGGAGTTACAATAACAGGAGCAGGAGCATTAGGTAACTATAGTGTTCCTCCAAGTTATCCTTTAGGAAGCAATGGTGTTGGTTCTGGAGGTGATTTTAATAGAACCTTTTATGCTGGTGGCGTGCTAGACTATCAAGGAAGAGTGGCCGCTGTAACATTATCTGGTTCAAGTCTTAATGCTGGATTTAAGGGTGTGGCAGGAAATGCCAACGCCAACTCGGCAACAAACGGTTCTCCAGGCGGTATAGTACTGTATTTTACTTAATTAGGCAAAGAGATATAATCTGGAACACTAGTAAAATTATAAATCTTAACTTCTCTAAAAACATCTTGTAAGATTTGATCATCATAGAGTTCAACACCAGCTTGGAGCCATGATCTTGTCATAGCAGAATTATTAGCTTCATCAGAAGTAGTCCATTCTGTAGGATGGAGATAATAATAGGCTAAATATTTCATAGCTTTCTTAATACTTCCTTTACCTTCGCTATCTTCGTAATTCCAAACGTCGATCCCCAAAGATTTTGCTATAGTAGCTAGATTTACTAGTAGTATTAGATTAAAATTACTATAATGTCTATTTTTTACTCTATTCATTTCTAAGACCTGTTTACCATCTATATCTATTTGAGCAACTAGCAAAGCTGTTAAATTATTCTCCAGATAGGTTCGTGCCTCAACTTCTTTTCCGCATGCACAAAGATAAGAACATAATTGTTTCATATAAGAGGTTTTAATATTATGGCTATAGCTAGCTTGCAAGACTCCTCTAGGATTAGTTTTGAACCAATCGCTTAATGAGTCAAACCATGAAATCATTCCATTGTCTAGTTCAGTTGTCCAATGAGAACTAGGTTTAAGCAGTTCAATAAAATCTGGTAATACTGATAATATATTACTATCTATAATTGCTCCTCTAATTCGCAGATCATCCATGCTATCGCCGATAACTAATCCACTATATGTCATACTAGGATTCATTTTAGTATTTTCATTAAGAAAGAAAACTTGAAGAGCTTCCATAGCTTTAATAACATAGTCTTCAGACTTAGTGTAGTAGTATAAAGTAGATGCTGAAGCTACTAAAGATAGTATAGAATTTAAGTATGGACTATCAGAACTTTTTCTAGACTCAAGGTTTCTTGTTCCATCAATTCGGATATAAGGAAATCCCGTTGGAGAGTTTGGGTCTGGGTGATAGTATGGAGCTAAACTTGTAAAATTATTAGCTCCTGTCTTTTGTTTTAGTTCAGCAGAGTTTGATATAATACTTGGTAGTGGAGCATTAAGAATATCTCCACATTGTTCTTGATAAAATGCTATCTGATCAGGGGCTAGTTGGTCCATTCTATTCTTATTTAATGTTAATAGCATTATATTATCTCCTCAGATAGTGTAATCTTTTTAGTAAAATTGTATTCTAAATCACAACTTGTAAATTTTGTATTTGGATAGTGGATTTTATTCTCTATATTATATTTCATTTTTTCTCCATTCAGATTATTCATAGTTTCCCAATCCATATCACTACCAGTATTAAGAGTTGTTTCTTTTTTAGAATTTAAAATAGGACTAATCAGACATGGAATATGTTTGAAATAATAATTAACTAATTTGCATCTAGCCATAAAGTCGATGTCATGTTTTCCAGCTGGTAAAAAAGATTCATCATAACCACCCACCATATTAAAAACTCTTCTAGAGCACCCTATTCTACCATAAACCCCACGCTTGAAAATATCACAACATACGCCAGTTTTTGTTCCAAGACTTTTAATTTGACTTGTGGCATTTCCAATATAGTTGTCAATATCTAAATTGAACACATAATCCCCAGAACTCAACCTCACTGCTAAATTCTTAGCAACAGGAATTGAATAACTATGATAATTTAATGTTCTATGATAATGAACTCTATCAGAGATTCCAAACTTCAACATATGTTCATGTAATCCATCCTTTGAATCACAATCCACAATAACCCATTCAGTATCTGGATTATTCTTGATATGATTTATATTATGATAGAAAGTTTGTTGAAATTGATAAAATCTATTCTTAATTTGAGAACAATACGAAATCATCATTTGTTATCCTGTGTTTATGTCATATAATACACTATAATTGAATCTGGTCTATTCTTATTATTGAAGGACAATTTATATGAATCAAGAAATTTTCAAACCAACCAATCCGACTTACTGGATTATTACTAATGGAACAGATTATGGAGATGGGGTTACAGGAGTTGACCAAGTAACCACAGTTGGTAATGGATGGATAATACATTGGCAAGGAACTAATTATGATGATTATGTTAAAGAATGTCAAATAGTTAATATAGCCCCAGAAGTACCTGCTCAATAAAACTAATCAATTAATTTTAAATATACCACTAATAACCAGAAGGTGTATTAAATATCGGAGATTATTTACTCTTAAAAGGGTCAAAATATGAGCTGGAAAATCGAAATACCCGTTATGGTTAGAACATTAATTAATGATATCTCAGCTACTCCAACGTATTCTGATGAGAGACTATTACAAATAATCACAGTAGCAGCTAAATATGTTCAATTCGATGTTGTTTTGGACCATACCTATAAGATTGATGTTGTTGTTCCGGGAATAACTCCAGATCCAACATCAATTGATGATAGTATTTTTATTAGTTTGGTTTCATTGAAATCAGCTTGCATAGTTGACCAAAGTGTATTACGAACAAAAGCAGCCATGGAAGGAATAAGAGCAGCACTAGGTCCAGCTCAACTTAGTGTGGGCGGTAGTTTGGCCGGATTAAAGATGATTATTGAAGAAGGTCCATGTGCAGCTTATGACGAATTAGTATCTCATTGGGATGTTAAAGAGGCAACCGCTATTCGTGCTGTGCTTAGTCCATTCGTTGGTAATAAATTTGATCCAAGAGCTATTCAGCTCAATCCATATAGAAGTAGAGATATTTACTCATAATTTTAGGATATTTTTATGCCAGCAGCTAATTATAATTTTGTCATAGAACAAGGTTCAGCTTTTAAAATAACTTTTTTGTATGCTGATGAGAATGGAAATGCTGTAGATATAAGAGATTACTGTGTATTAATGCAGTGGTTGACAGATACAGGTGATGCTTATATATTCTCAAATAGATATACTGGTGATGAGTATGATTTTCAAGCAAATTCTGATGGTACCATAGTTCTTCAAATTCCAGCTAGGATCACCAACACTTATACATTTAATTCGTTTATTTATGACTTAGACTTACAGGAACCAAGAGAACAATACCCTGGAGGAGGATTAACCACATATCGTTTAGCTACGGGATCTGTAGGTATTGTTAAAAGAAATATCCCAACGACATTACCAGATTGTGCAAATATTAGCGCTTCAATTAATAATTTATTAAAATCTTGTGATAGCCAATGTAATAATTTAGATATTTATAGTATAATATATACTGGAAGTGGTTTAAATATTCCTGATAATGACAGCATAGTGGATACAATCTCTATTAGTGATACTAGGCTGATAGATAATGTTGAAATTGCAATTAATGGCTTAACCCACAGCAGCCCACAAGATTTAATTTTTATATTAGCTCCTCCTTCTGGGGATAAAATTCTACTATCTGCTAATTCAAAAATATCAAATTATAAATCTGGATTTAGTTTTATGTTTTCTAATAGAGCATTAAATAATATATATCTAAATAATGTTATTAGTGGTGGTTTATGTCAAATTAAAGATAAAACAACAACAATAAACTATAATAATGAAACTCTTATTAGTACTATAGATAATCTTATAGGATCTTCAGCTAATGGTAATTGGGATCTCATAATTATTGATAGCGATATTGGAGATATTGGAACCATTGATTCGTGGAAATTAATAATTACATATGCAGGATAAAAATGGATATAACAAAGATATATAATAGTTCATATAATCTATCTGCTGTAATTAATTCGTTAGTTTTGACTAGTATAAATACTATAACAAATACAATAACTATTCAAAAATTAAAAGGTTCTATCGGAAGCAATGCTGGAACTGGTACAACTATAACAATACAAAAAGATCGTATCTTTACATTTAATGTGAACAAACAATGAATCCATTCTCTAATATATTAACTCTAGAATTTAAACAACTATTTAATAATGCTATAGACGCTATATTATCTGATTCTGGTCTAACAACAGAATGTATTTTAAAATATGGAAATGAATTTAATCAACAAAATCTTTGTGATAATTGTATCCTAGATACTATCAGTAGAGTATCCTCCAACATATACAACAACACTGGACCATCTCCTTTTCCTGATGGAGGAGTATGTCCTGTTTGTTTAGGTATTGGAATGACAAAAACGGTTAAAGAAGAAAGTATTAAATTAGCGGTAATTCTTGATAGTAAAAGCTTTATTAATGTTGGAGATATTGCTATGGTTGGTAATGGAGTTTTACAGACTATTTGTCGTATAGATTTACTTTCAAAAATTAGCAATGCAAGAACTTTGACAGTTTCTGGCTCAGAATATAAAAGAGCTGGTGAACCACGAACTTGTGGACTAGCTGAACATCAATATATTGTAACCTTTTGGAGTAATGCTTGATGAATCTATCATTAAACATACTAGAAAGTAACAGTACTATCAGAGGACTAATCCTAGACTCACTCAAAGTAGAATTAGACCGTATTATGCAAAAATCAGCTAAATCACTCTCTATAAAGATAGTTCCATTAGTATCTGATGCCTTAAAACAAGAACCAGAATATAGCTCTTTAAAATCTGGAAAATTAAGATTTGAATTTGGTATACCAGACAGTAGTGTTGTTGATGATATAGTTGAAAAAATAGCTAATACTATTACGATCAATAATCTTCCAATTAAAATATCAAACGCTGGATTATCAGGTGGATTTCAGTTGACTGGTATCAAAACAGACGATATTAATGGTATTATCAATGATTCTAGTGCAATAGTTGATGATACAACTAGAGGATACTCTTTACCTTGGTTAGAGTGGCTTTTATTTAAAGGTAGTCAAACCATAGTACAAAATTATAATGTAAAAATTGGACCAAATAGCAATTCTCGTACTGGCAATGCTATTATGGTTAGATCTAATAGTAACTGGAGAGTTCCTGCTGAATTTGCTGGTACAGCTTCTAGCAACTGGACTACAAGAGCTGTTGATCGTTTGGAGTCAAGTATTTACAAGCTTATACAAAGTGAAGTAGAAGCTAATATATAAACAAAATCAAGGATCTGTAATATGACTATTAGTAGTGACATATTTATACCAGTATTATCAGATACTGCTATAACAGGCATACTTGCAGATTGCGATGGAGGTGGTCTTTATCCTCCTTTTAGTATTGATATACATGACTATTATATTAGAGAATCCTCAGTGTCTGGAGTTTCGAATATATCATTATTTGTAAATGAAATAGATAGAACATTAGAAGTAATTCCATCAGGATCTGTAAATAAAACTCTATATATAACAGATGATATTCAAGAGTATTTCATAAAAATAATACCAAAGGATTTTCCTGTTGCTACTATTTCAGAAAAAACAGCTGATTATATACCCGGATACTACTTAGCTGTTCCAAGCGATGGCTTCTCAGCTCAAATATATTGTTCTATTTATGACCAATATGGAGTTCCAATTTGGTACGTTAAGTCTCCTTCTCAAACAATTAGTCTCCATAAAGGATACCAAAATAATAGATTAATAACAAACGCTTGGAATGATCAAGAAAGATATATAATACAATTATCTGAAAATAATCTAGATTTAGTTAATATCATTAATATGATAAATCCTGACAGTAGATCAGTCAATCATACTATCGATGTTCATGAAACACAAGAAATAAAAAATCCAATTAATAGACGAGGAAATATAATCTATTTATCTTATAATAATGGATTTTATATTCAGGAACAGTCACCTAATCATCAAATTGTATGGGAATGGTGGAGTGGTGACAGTTTTAATTCTAATGATCCTGAGTGGTTTCACGCAAATTCTTTAGATGTTCATCCTATTACAGGTAATATAGTTGTTAGTTGTAGAAATCATAATGTGGTATTCTGTATTGATTATGAAACAAAGGATGTTATTTGGGCTATTGATACAAATGGGTCACTTGAAGCTATAACCATACAAACTAATCCAATAAATTTTTTAACAGTAACAGGCGACGAATACAATGGGTTGGATGCCCAGCATGATGCAAGATGGCAGATGGATATAGAGCCATTGACTAGTGGAAATGATACGGTTTCAATTTTTGATGATGGATCTTTTACTGGTACTTTAGCTGGTGGCGTTATATATGAAATAGATCTTACTAATAGTACAGCAATATGTAGATCAAGAATAAAGGGAGATTCTGGCATTCCTTTTCAAGGAAGTTATACAATAGTAAAGGAATTAGATGATTCTTTTACTCATACTATTAATTATGTAACTTTAAGTCCACGAATGATCGAATATAAAGGAGACTCTAATGGACTAGGAACACAAGTACAAACTTTTGCTTTGGATTTTTCAGAAAGTGGACCAAATCCATATGAGTATAGAGTAATAAAAGTTAGAAGTGATTTTTTTGATATTAATTACTTAAGGACAACATCTGGTAGAGACATATTTCATTATGAAGATACCACAGTACTTGATATGCATTTTGATGGTAATAATGGTAGTTCAACATTTATAGATAGTTCACAATATAATAATGTCATTTCTATCGAAGGTTCTCCAGTCATTAGTGACTCTCAAAGCGTTTCTGGAGGAACAAGTTTATATCTTGATGGATCTTCTAATCTAAAAATTGCTAATTCACCTATTTTTAACTTATCAAATAGTAAATTCACAATTGATGCTTGGTTCTATCCAACATTAGAGATTGCACAAGGATCCATAATAGGCAAAGATCAGCACGGAATTTCTTTATCTTGGGTCGTTTATATTACCGATGATCATATTAGCTTTTATGGTCATAATGGTGGTGATGGTCTAATTGGACCAGCATTTATTTCCAGTAATGAATGGCATCATGTTGTGGTAAGTGGAAATCCTTTGTTTGGAGATATGTTTAATATTAAGGTATATGTAGATGATATCTTGAGCATAGACGATTCCTATCAAATGACGGATGCAGATAGTATTATTACAATTGGAAGAGTAGGTGGAACAACTGAGCCAGGAGGTTATTTTACAGGATATATAGATGAACTAAAAGTTATTAAAAGTCAAAGGGTTTTGCCTAATCAACCAACTCCTACACCAACTCCGACACCAATAATAGGAAACACTCCGACCCCTACCCCTAGCTCAACCAACAGTATTGTTACTACTCCAACTCCAAGTTCTAGTCCGAATAATAATCGAAATCGTCGCCCAGCCTCTGCTGCTTTCAATCTAGTTTCGGATATAGGACATATGGGTCCAGTAGCATCATTAGAAGATAATCTTAAAAGCTTTTTAGATTGGTCATTTTTAAATATTGGAGCTTTTGTTAATGTTGATATTTCTACTAATAGTCTTGATGGTGGAGATTTTTCTAAACTAAAACCAGTTAGTGGAGATCCAACAGTAGTTTATCCAAGAGTGTGGGAATCACCAAGAAAAGACTGGATATATGAGACAGGAATATATTATCATAATACCAGCCCATATAATATATCTGGTATAAATCTTAATGGAACATTCTTGCCTGCTCCAACAGGCAGTGGGGCATATTCATACCATATCAACTATCCATTAGGAAGAGTAACATTCGACAAAAATATATCAGCTAAAAGCAATGTTAGTTTAGAATATTCTTATAGGTTAGTTCAAGTATATAAATCTAGTGATAGTGTTTGGTGGAAAGAGGTTGTTGAAAATTCTTACAATCCATCAGTACTTCAGGATAAAACATCCTCTTATAATAAAATCCAACTTCCAGCTATAGTTATAGATATAGCTCCAAGATCAGTATCTATCCCTTATGAGCTTGGAACAACCACAAACATACTAATACAAGATGTTATGATTCACATATTAACAGAAAGCCCAGTTCAAAGGAATAATCTAATAGATATTTTATTAAAGCAAAAAGATAAGATGCTTAATCTCTACAATCTGCAAAAACTTATTAAGAATGATAGGCAGTTTACAAATTACAGGGGAGAACCTAACCCTAATAGGCTAAATTATGATCAAATTTACAACGATCAATCTTTTTACTTGGCTAGAGCATATATAAAAAATGCTGTTTTATCAGAATTAAATGTTTTTAGCAACAACCTATATCATGGTGTATTAAGATTGAGTATAGAGATTTATCCAACTATATAAAAAGTAATCAAATAATTTTGAGCTCATTTTTACTAAAATTTTGGTGTACTTATAATTGAAATCTTGATCACCAAACAATCTTAAATGATTTTATAACTGGGAGACAAAACCATGCCAGCTAATAACAGAATTTTTTATGCTAGTCAGTCAGTTCAGCTACAACCACAAAATGCAGATGGAACAGCATTATATGATGATGGTAGTTCGTGGTATGTTCCACAGGGACTACAAAGCGTTGGTATGACAACAAATTTTGCTCTAACACCAGTTTTCCAACTCGGTCAATTAGATCTTTATGATAATTTAGAGAATGTTCCAGAGGTTGAAGTAACACTTAATAAAGTTCTTGACGGAACACCAACATTATATGCTATGTGCATGTGTGGACCAAGTGGTATCGCAGGAGCTAATAATAAAGAACTAGTAGAATTAGTTAATAATAGAGTTAATTTTAGACTAGGTATTTGGCCAGATACTGTTCCTGCGACCACAGGCACTGCTAGACATTATGTTGATTGCTCTGGTATGTATTTGAGTAGATTCAATTTTACTTTTCCCATCGAAGGAAACGCTACAGAAGAAGTTACTCTTGTTGGTAATAATAAGATCTGGAATAGTGGTTCTCCAATGTCAACAAGTGAATTTGATCCATCTGATGAGGGAAAAACTCCAACAGCTCCTGGTATCGTTCGCAGATATAACTTTAATCCAGGACAAAGTATTCTTCCAACAGGCAAGGCTGGAATCCCAATTCCTTCAGGCAGAGAGATTAATCGCCCATACGTACAAAGTGTTACTCTCAGTGCTGACCTTGGTCGTGAAGCTATTTATGAGCTTGGTGCTATGGCCCCATATTTCCGTTATGTTCGCTTTCCATTAGAAGTTAAATCAGAATTTCAGGTTATTGCTAGTGATGGCGATACGGTTGATGCTAATGACTTTAGTAGTGTTACTGGTTGTGGACAGAACTACAGAAACGTTATAGATAAATCTGTTAAGATTGCTGTTTGCGCCGGAACAGGTAATACTTCTGGCTATCTAAGTCTTGATCTTGGTGGTAAGAATAAGCTAACATCAGTAAATTATACTGGTGGAGATACTGGTGGTGGTAATGCTACTATTTCATATAGCTTTCAGACCTATAATAAGTTTAAGATTAGTAGTAGCGGCACTTTCGCTCAAGAAAAATGGTCAGATAATACTGTAGATACTGACTACTATTTTTAATAGATAGTTAATAGTTTAGAGGCAAAAGATAAGGGAAAAGGTTCGAGGAAATAGGAATTATAATAATGGAAGAAATATTTAATATAATAGGACGACTATATGTAGATTCATATAACTCTCAAAAAGTCATTGAGTTACTACAACAACAGATAAAAGATAAAGATCAGGAAATTGATTCTCTAAGACAAATTCAGTCTAAGGATTAGGATGAGTGATGGAAGTATTGAAAATTTACTATATAGGATTTTAAGTGGACAACTTATTTTTTACTATAAGCAGGATAAATATGAACTTAAAAAATTATCCAATTTAGTAAGATATGAGGCAGAAATACTCTATAATAATATAATGAATGATGAGAAATATAGCGATTGGATAAGAGAAGAGAATGTAACCAATATAATGATTAATTTGGGACTTTGGACAAAAGAAACCGATAAAATAATTAAGCAATTAGAGAAAAGAATTGAAACTAGTAAAGTAGAATTATTTGAAAATTTTATGAGACCTGATAATCAAAAAAGAATAAAAAGAAATTTAGAATCATTTAGAGATCAGTTAAATAAGATAACTTCTAAAAAGACTGATTTTTCAGCAAATACTTTAGAAGGATATGCTTCTTCAATTAAAAATGAGTATATGATATGTCAAAATCTTTATAAAAACTCAAAAAGAGTATTTAATGATAATGATAGTGATTCTCATTCTTATTCTCAATTTAATGAGTTAGTATTTGAAATAAATAAATATACGATATCAATTAATGATTTTAAGAAAATTTCAAGACACTATATTTGGAAATCATACTGGAATGCCCATAAAAATAATCCAATTTTTCCCGGACCAATTAGTGAGTGGACAGATGACCAAAGAAGTTTGGTTAGTTTTAGTCAAATGTATGATAGTATCTACGAACATCCAGAAAGTCCTCCGGAAGGCGTTATAGAAGATGATGATATGCTTGATGGTTGGATGATAGTTCAAAAACGTAAAGTTGAAAAAGCCAAAAAACAACAAACCGTTGATGAATTAAATCCAAATCTTAAAAATGCAGGAGAGGTATTCTTGTTTGGTAAAAATACTAATGAAATAGAAGATATTCTTTCATTAAATTCAAAAGAATCAATGCATAGGATGAAAGAAAAAATTAGCTATATAAATAGTGTAGGGTCAACAGAAGACTATGCTTTACCAGATGTTAAAAGAGATCTTTTAAATCAATCAAGAGAAGCTCTTAAAATAAGATAGGATAATATAAAATGAATGATAAAGATAAATTATTACAGAATATTGAAAAAAGACTTAAGACTACTATGATTGGCTCCTTGGCTAAGTTTGAAGAAAATTTTGCATATCTTTGGGAAAATGATACTATAAATAGAGAAGAATACGAAGATCTTTGGGAAGAAACTCGTAACGAAATTTTGAATAATGGAAATCATCAAATAAGATCAGCCATGAAAGACTTATATCAATATTTATATGGAGAACAAAATAATTTTAACCAGAAATACCACTACAAGTTCTATTTCAAGAATCCAGGAGAAGAAAGATGAAAACAAAGACTTTTACTGTTACTTTAGATAATGTTCAGCGCGAAATGTTAGTTAGGAGTCCATCTTTGAATGATCAGAGAGAGGCTCAAAAGGTTTATAATCAAGCTTTTACAGATGCCATTAAGAGTAAGAGTGTTGTTAGGGCAAAGCTCGATGATCTACTACAAGATCAGGGACTATGGAATGATGAAAAACAGGCCAAGTTCAGTGCTCTGCAAAAGGAACTCTTGGATGGAGAAAAGAGACTAGCCAAGGGTGGATTTAGTTTGAACGAGGCCAAAGACCTTGCAATTAAAATGAAGGGCGTTAGAGAGGAAATCAGAGATCTAATCAGCGTTCGTACATCTCTTGATAACCATAGTGCTGAAGGTCAAGCTGATAATGCTAGATTTAATTATTTAGTATCAGTATGCTTGGTGTATAATGATACTAAACAGCCATATTTTAATAGTATGGAAGAATATTTGAATAGGGCTGGTGAAGAGGTATCTCTATTAGGTGCTCAAAATTTGGCTAACATGCTTTATGGATTGGATAATAATTATGAAAGTAACTTACCAGAAAATAAATTCTTAAAGAAGTATAGATTTATTGATGATAAGTTGCGTCTCGTAGATAAGAAGGGCAGACTTATTGATTCTGATGGTAGACTTGTTGATGAGAATGGTAGATTTATTGATGAGAATGGTAACTTTGTTGATAAGTATGGCAATAAGGTTGATGCTGAGGGAGATTATATTGTTGATACACAACCATTTTTGGACGATGAAGGTAAACCAGTCATCCTTGATGAAGATAAAAAAGATGAAGAAAAACCAGTTCAACCATCGCCAGCAACACCAACAGAGGAAGTTAAGCCTTCTGAAGGAACTGTTACAGAAGCCAGTGCTAGCGCATAAGGTTTCATTTAATACTACTAATTTACAATTAAAATCCCCCACTAGACTTGCTCTGGTTGGGGGTTTTATTTTTTAATCACCAGCATTATATAGGACTTTAGAAATATGGCAGCAGGCTTTAATCTAACGGCACAGCTTAATCTTAAAGGACCAAGTAATGTTTCTGTTATAGTAGCAGACATTAAAAAGCAATTAGGTACCATTAATGCTTCGGTAAATCTCACTATTGCTCCAGCAGCTACCACAAACTTAAATAGAATAAATGCTGCACTATTAACATTTAACAGAACACTATCAACAACAACAGGAAATGCAAATGCTGCTGCTACTGCTATTCGTAATCTTAGTACTTCTATTGGATCGATAAATGCTTCTAACTTACCCCAAGTACTCAATAGCTCGGCTACTGCTTTAAATAGAGTCGCTCAGGCATCGACCAATAATGCCAAACAACTAAGATCAGCAAGTAGTGAAATGACAGAGTTCGGTAGACAAGCAGGACTTGCTTTTAGAAGATTTTCTGCAATCACCTCTGTTACTAGTGTTATATACGGATTAACTAATGCTATTAATAATGGTGTTAGAGCATATATTGATTATGATAGAGAATTAGTAAAGCTACAACAGGTTACCGGTCAGTCAGCAGCAGGATTGAAGGGCCTTGAAACCACCATCACAAGTCTAGCAACAGGTTTGGGCGTTGGATCAGCAGAACTTACTCAAATATCTAGCACACTAGCTCAGGCCGGCTTATCTGCAAGAGATACTGAAAGAGCTCTTAAAGCATTAGCATTAAGTTCATTAGCCCCGTCATTCGATAGTATGAATGAGACTGTTGAAGGTTCTATTGCTTTGATGAGACAGTTCGGTATTAATGCTGGCGATCTAGAAAAAGCACTAGGCTCTGTCAACTCTGTTGCTGCTAAATTTGCTGTTGAAGCTGCTGACTTAATTACAGCCATTCAGCGTACTGGTGGTGTGTTCGCCACAGCGAGTAAGGGAGTTAGTGAAGGTACAGATGCCCTTAATGAATTCTTAGCCGTATTCACTAGTATACGAGCTACTACTCGTGAAAGCGCAGAAACTATTGCTACTGGCTTAAGAACTATCTTTACCAGAATTCAAAGAGGAGACACAATAGAGGCTCTCAAAGAATATGGTGTTAATCTACAAGATCTAGATGGTAAGTTCGTAGGAGCTTATAAGGCCGTTGAACTATTAAGTAAAGGTCTAGGTAATTTAGATCCAAGAGATTTAAAGTTTTCAAAGATTGTTGAAGAACTTGGTGGATTCCGACAGATTGGTAAAGTTATTCCTCTTATTCAACAGTTCGCAACAGCACAAGATGCATTGAAGGTGGCTCAAACAGGACAAGGATCATTAGCAGCAGATGCTGCAAAAGCTCAAGAGTCTTTAGCTGTGCAAATATCCAAAGTTCGTGAGCAATTCTTAGCTTTATTCAGAGATATTGGAAAATCAGATAGTTTTCAAGCAATTGCTCAAGGAGCATTATCTGTTACTAGTGCTTTAATTAAGGCTGCTGATAGTATTAAAGGAATATTACCAGTTCTAGGTGTTATGCTAGCATTTAAAGGTGCCTCGGCAGCCGTACAATTTGGTAGCGGATTTTTAAGTGGAATAAGAGGTTCTGGTGGAGCTAAAGGACTAGGTAATAGATTGGGTGGCGGTCCAGGTATGAGTTCTGGTGGTCCAGTTAGAAGATTTGCTAGTGGTGGATTAGTTCCTGGAAGCGGAGACACAGACTCTATTGATGCTAAGTTGATGCCAGGCGAATTTGTGATGAGTAAACCAGCAGTTAAGGCCATAGGGTCACATAACCTTCATAGAATGAATAAGTATACTGAAGGAGGAAAGGTAGGACCAATAGAGATTAAAACTCTACCACAAGCTGTTTCACTAATCTCTCAAAATCCTAGAGTAGCACAATATATTAATCCTAAACAAGATAGTGCTTCAGCATCTATTCAACAGATAACACCGAATATGCTAAGTTTGGATGTTAAGACTATATCAAGAGAAATATATAATGATATGAGAAAAGGACTGCCTATTTCTCAAGCAAATCAAAAATTTTTATTAGGAAAAAATAAACCCACACCAGTACAATCAAAAAGTTATGCTGGATTGTTGTCTAGAAGAGGACAAGACTTTTTAGCTGGAAAAGAAGGTCAAAGAAGAGTTGATGAACTAGGTACTCAAAGAGAAAGTCCTAAATGGTCTGAAGCATATGAAAGACTTTTGTCAAATCATATGAGAGATGAATTAAGAATAAGAAATTATATACCAACTGGTGAAATTGAAAATGTTCCTTATAGGAATAGTTATCCAATTGATTTAATAAGTAAAAATGGAAGATCTATTGGAGAAGTAAAATTTCGTCCTAGTGGCGTTGTATCTAAAACAGATTATTTAGATAAATTATTAAGAGCAAGAGTGACTAGAAATATAACGCAACCCTTTACTAAATTTTCTCCAGAGACAAAAGATATCGGCAATATTGAAGTTTTTGAAATGCCGAATAAAAGCTCGGTTATTGAAGAAATTCGCAGGCTATATAAAAAAGATCAAACTAATAAAGCTTCTGGCGGTTTTATTCGTAAATTTGCTAATGCGGGTTTAGTGACTCCAACGTCAGGCACAGCAGCTACTTCTACAGAGATATTCAGAGTTCTTACTTTAGATGAAGTTATTAAAGATACTGGATCAAATGCTGGTGATATACAAAAAATATTAAAGAAAAGAAAATCATTAAGTCCAACAGAACAAGCTATCAAAGATAAAATTTTAGCAAAATATACAGAAAAAACTTCTGGAATTAAAGCAGCAAATGCTCTGGATATAGAAAAAGCAACCACAGAGGGTCTCTTATTTGGTGCTGCTGGATTCAAAGGCAAGGCGTTTGCTACAACTCCCAGAATGGATATTCCAGGATTAAAAAATCCAGTTAAAGTTAGAATTACTAGTGGTGTTTTAGATTCTGAAATGTCAAAGAAGTTATTAGGTAAGATGACCGTCGGATTAAATGATATAGCTAATAAAACTTCAAGAAACATTATGATTAAGGATATTCTGAAGCAAACAGGTCCACTATATGCTGATTTTGATAGAACATTAGCTTTTGGTGCAGATAAAATCTTAGCCGATCCGAGAAAACCAAAATATAGCGAATTCTCTAATAGAGAAAAAGTATCTGGTGCTCTTAAAACAGCTAAACTTAGTGCTTTGGGTAAAGCCATAGCAAATACAGTTAAGCAGACTCCATCTTTTGCAGATAATCTGCACATTATTTCTGCTAGACCACAATCAACAATGGATCTGATTGCTGGTTGGTTAGCACAACAAGGTATTCCAATTCCTCTTGGTAGAATTAAGGGTGTTGGTGGAGAAAATATTACAGCAGAACAAGTTGCTATCCTCAAGGCAGACTTGATGAATCCAGAGGGCGCTTTTATTGATGACGACGATAGAAATATAGCAGAAGCTGAGAAGAGGGGTATAAGATCATATCTCTATAAAAAGAAAAGAGTAGGACCAACATCTAGGAAAAAGCTTGGCGAAGCCAATGCAAAAGGATATCTTGCTGAAAGAGTTATCAATGAATTGGGTGGTCCAATAGCAAATAAAGCTGCCACCAATTATGGCATCGATTTCCCAGACGGTCTTCAAAGTGCTGCTAAATATTTTAATCTTCCTCAAAACATTCCAACAGACGCTAAACTTACTCTTAATGGACCAGCAGAACTAAAAAGTCAGATCGGTAATTATCTTAAGGCTAGAGGCTATGCATCAGGTGGGCATGTTCAAGCTATGGTTTCTAATGGCGAGGCTTATATACCACCAGAAGCAGCTAAGGAAATTGGATATTCAAGACTAAATGAAATGAATCAGGCTGACCGTAATGGGATGAGTAAATTTGCCAAAGGTGGCATCGGCGTTTTTAAAGGACCAGGAAACGGTACCAGTGATAGCATAGGTCCAATAGATTTACCTGTTGGTAGCTTTATACTGAGAGAAAGAGCAACAAAAGCATTAGGTTTGTATGCTAGTGGCGGAAGCGTTGGACTTCAAACTTTTGCTAGTGGTGGACCTGGATTACCAATAAGACCAGAGACAATACAAAGCTCAACGATAAGAATCAACCAAGAGTCAATTACTTCGTTAAAACAACTAGAACAAATTATTCAAGAACTTGGATTAAGTAGTAAAAAAGTTTCATCATTACTACTTAATGAAGGAAGAGTATCATATGCCTCAGCAGAAAAAGCTGCCAAATCTGAAGTAGATAGAGTCAAGGCGGCTGGTGGTAGTATTAGTCAAATAATAGCAGCTGAAAATGCTTTAGCTACAATTAGAAAATCTAAAAATAAAGAAGTTGGTAAAAATAATGCATTAGAGAGTGCCTTCAGTGCAGTAAGAGATAGATCTTCCGGTGAAGTTCAACAACAAATTCTATTAGAGTCCAATAAGCATGCTCAAGATGTCATATCAAGAGCAGAAGAAGCCAGAGCAAAACAGAATAAGAGTCCTTTGACAGAGGAACAAAAAAATAAAATATATGAATCATCTACTCTAAGAGCAACATCATCAATAACTGGTGTTAGTAGATCTGATTTAAAATCTCAAGGAATTGTTGGTGAAGACGTAAGAAAATATGCTCAACAAAGCATGATGGATCGTAAGTTTCTAGCTCAAATGGATAAAGAATATAGAGTATTACGTACTCAAGAATTAATTTCTTTAGGCAAAGGAGCAGCTGAAGCCAGAGCTTTAACAGAAAAAGAGTTGGCAGATCGAAGGATTGCTGCTAGGAATATGGCAACAGCAGCAGGATTAGCTGGACCCGGTAGAGACTTAATACCAAGATATACTGGTACTGGTCTAGAAAATTTTGGATCTAATTTTGCTGGATTGAGAAAGAGTCTTTCTCCTAAGAATTTACTTGGGACAGGTAATAGGATGATACAATCCTTGGGTGGATTGGGTACTGGTAATGCTGGATACTTCGCAAGCTTGGGTCTTGGTATAATTGCCGGTCAAGGAAATAATATTGCGGGCATGCTTCCTGGCGGTGGAGATAAAAAAACCAGATCCAAAGTGGGTGCGGGTATAGAGGCTGGAGTTAGTACCTTTGCTTCTGGCTTAAGCATAGCTTCTAGTGCTGCACTAATCCCTGTTGTTGGACCATATATTGCTGCTTTTACCCTAGCTGGTACGGCTCTTTTATCTTTAAAGGAAGGATTCAATGGGGCAACAAAAGCAGTCAAAGAATTTGAACAAGCTGAAAGAACCAAAAAAATAGAAGATATTGATGAGAAAATAGCAAAAGGGGTAGAGGCTGCTCAAAAAACAGGAAATAATGATAATCTTATTAGACCATTAACGGATAGACTAAAATTAAATGATGATGATTTTGCCATTAAAATTAAAAATGCAGCCGAAAATAAAGCTAATAGCAGAGGAATACTTGGATCTTTTATGGGTGGTCCGGTACCAAAATTAGATAAAAAAGACATAGACCAACTAGTCTCTGAGCAGTCAAAACAAAATAGCGGTGCGGCAAAAGTTGCTAGAGATATTATTGAATCTAAAATTAGTAGAGGAAGTACACTATCAGATATCTCCCAAGATCCTGGTTTTGCTGCTTTAGCTGACAGTATATCTAGTGCAGATAATGAGTTTCTAGCATTTGTAGCAAAAATAAATGATATGGAGGATGCTGCTTTCGCTGCTACTGGCACAACAAAACAAAAAAGAATTCAGGAAGAACTAGCATCTCGTAGAATAGCACTATTGAAAGACGAAGTGTTTTTGGCTGCACAAAGGACGGCAGTAACCGCTAAAGCTATGGAAGAATTAGAAAGATCAACAAGAAAAGCTACACAAGGATTTGATAGTCTTGGCAGATCTATTCTTTCTGCTGTTTCTAAGGTAGAATTTAATACCAATAACGCTGCTAAAATAAGAAGAAGTAATTCTGAAGCTCTTACAGGAAAACCAAGAGTAGCCAATGCAGACAGCGAAGAGTTGGATATGTTAAAGAATCCAGAAGCTTATGCCATGGAAAGAGATAGGGTTAAATCTAATTATAGGAAAATCGCATTTGAAATTACCAACCCTAACGCTCAGGGTATTCCGGTAGAAGAAAAAAAATCACGAATCAATCAAGCTAATTTGATCAGTGATGCATTAGGGTTTGATCAAACTAAAATAGATGAAATACAAGGAAATCTTAATAAACGAATAGCTGATGCTATTAATAGCGATAAGGGTAATGAAGATTTAACAAAACTAGGACCAAAATTAGAAACTGCACTCGATGAATCTACAAAAGGTTTACCAGATGTTATAAGAAATAATTTAAAACTAGCATTAAAAAATACTATAGATGAAGTAGATAAATTAAAATTTGATAAACCTGGAGAAAAAGTAGATAAATTATCTGATGAAATAGATAAAAAATTTGGCAACTCCATAGGGAATATGACAGACACTTTACGTAAAGGTACCATCGCATTTTTAGAGTTTAAAAATAAAGGTGCAGATAGATTTGTAGAATCTTTAAACAGAATTGTAGATTCTGTACTAGCAGCAAATGAAAGTCTTGATAAAGCCAGAAATATTGCAACAGAAACTGATTTGACACTGAAAGAAGCTCTTACTGGGGCTCCTACCAGTATAAGACAGCGTATAGGTATTAGAGATAATGAAATAAAAAATCAAACGGCAGGAACTAAAGAGGCTAATCAAATAGTAGCAAGAGAAGTTGGATTTAATCTTAATAATAGTACTGCTGATCCAAAACTTATAAGACAAAATATCGAGAATCTTGCTGAAGCTAGGAAAAAATTATCAGAAAGAGAATTAAAGACACCAGTAACGGACAGGGGTCCAATACAAAGCGATATGGCAAATTTGGATCTGCAGATAATTAAAAATAAAAATGCTTTAGAAAAACTAGCTAATAGTAGTGATATAGTAACAGCAGCATTTGGTCAGTTGCGAGATGCACAAAAAATGCAAGCTGATAGATTACAAAATCTAGATCAGATATTATCTTCAACGCCACAAGAACTACAAAAACTGAATGAGTCTTTAATAAGAGTTCAACAAAGAATGATGGGTATCAATCCTGGCCCATCAAGAGCGGCTAAACAAGCATATGATATGACTTTTAGACAAACTGGTGGCAATAGATTCTTGGCTATGCAAGCTGGTCAAGCTCAGATGGCTCAAGATAGAGGTATTGACCTTAGAACAATGGAACAGTACAAATCTAACTTCATATTAGATATCAAAAATAGAGCAGCTGCTCAAGGAAAAGAATTATCTGATCAAGATGCAGAAATGGAATTTAGGAAACGCAGTGGTAATCTTAGAGGTCAAATGGCCAACGAGCTTGGATTTATGAATCCTGGAGTAGCTCAGACAATAATGGCTAGTGTTGATCCTACCAGAGACCCCGTTATTGCACAATTAGCTGATACAATAAAGGTAAATAGTGCTATTCAAGTTAGTGCTAATGAGCAAATAGCTGCTTTATTCAATAAAGACGCAATATCAGAAAATACATCTGCCATATTGCTTTTGAAAGAGCAGATCGAAAATTTTTCTGGAGTTTTAGCGGGTTTGCAGAATATTAAATTAGCAGATTTAGGTATTAATAATCCTCTTAGAAAAGCAGATGGTGGAGTTATTTATGCTTCTGTTGGTGGTAGCTTAGTTAATTTTAGTCCAAAGGGTACTGATACTGTTCCGGCTATGTTAACCCCCGGAGAGTTTGTCGTCAATGCTAGAGCAACTGCTCAAAATTTATCTTTATTAGAAAGCATTAATAGTGGTAATAGTTTAGTTGGTAATACTGCCATGATGAGTAGTGGTGGTGTGGTTTATCTATCAACGGGTGGTAGAACTCGCAAAGATATAGAAGATAAATTAAAACAAGAAAGAATAGAATCAGACAATATAAATCAAACTATTAGATCCAGAACAGAAGCTTATAAGGCTCCGGATAGCAAAGAAAGAATGGAAGATGAGAAGAAACAAAAAGAATTACTTGATGAAGAAGCTAGATTAATGGGGGGTGATTTTGATAAATTTAGAGAAGTATCAGATAGAAGAATAGCTCACGAAACTGAAATGAGAAGAAAAAGTAGTTCTTATAAAACAGAGGAAGAAAGGAGTCGTCTTGGTAGGATAGAAGTTAATGGTAGTCAGAGATACGCTGCTCAAGCAAATATGGGAGACGAATCTGCAACTACAGATAGAAGTTTACTTAATGATCTAGATTTAGTCGAAAATAGACCCAATGACAGCAATATGGGAAGAATAGGTGTTAATTCTGTTAATAATGCTTTGAGAGATGCTGGTATCCCAGAAAGAGCTCTAGCATTTGGCCCAGGAACTGGATTAGAATTTCATAGCGATGGTATTAATTGGACACAACGTATAGCAGATGAGCAGGCCAAACCCGACTTCGGCGCTAGGGTAAGTCAATACTATATAAAAGAGAAAGAAAAAGAAAGAAAGCTTGCTGAAGAAAGACTAAAGAAAGAGAATGTTCAGTACAATACAAATCCTGTGAAACCTCCAGTTCCAGCAGGAGCGCCAGTACCGGCGGTTCCTCCAGCAGCACCTCCAGCAAAAGCTCCAGCAGCACCAGCACCAGTACCGGCGGTTCCTCCAGCAGCACCTCCAGCAAAAGCTCCAGCAGCACCAGCACCAGTTCCGGCGGCTCCTCCGGCAGCACCAGCGCCTCCAGCAGGAGCACCGGCTCCTCCTGCTCGTCCAAAGGTTTTCAGAAAGCCCAATAATATGGGAGAAATTGGGCTATTCAGAGAAGGATTGGCTCGCGGCATGACTATAGATGAAATTAAAGCTGAAAGACAAAGAAACTTTTTAAAGAAAAAAGGAAAAAGACCGATAGGAGAAAAAGATGCTAGCAAACAAGAACTTGAAGATTTTCGAAAGACAAGAGCAAAAAGATTTAGAGATCAATATAGTGATACTTCAGCGGCGGCTGGAGATTATAGGCCATCATTAGTTCCTGGAGATCCTAGAGCACAGATACCTGGCAAACAAAATCTTGACGATTTTTATAGATTAGACGTTAATGAAGACGGAGTATTATCGGGTAAAGAAAGAACAGCATATTCAGAACTAGATACTGATAAAAATAAAGAAATTAGCACAGATGAATGGCTAGGAAGAGGATTTGATCCTGGAGATGTTCTTCAAAGACATAAATATGGAATTGATATTTATGATGAAAAGAAAACTGCTGCTAGAGCTAGGGAATTATCTGAGGCTATGCCATCTTATGAGGAGAAAGCTGCTAATAATGAGCCAATATTCGATATTGAAGGTAATCCAACCACGTTAGAAGAAAAGAGAAAAGAGCTTGCGACACTACAAGAAACACTAGGATATTATAAAACTCCTAAAAGTCTAATAGCTAGTCAAAGAAATAGAGATGATGCTGTAGCAAGTAGACTTAATGGTAGATCTTGGGTTGTTGATCGAGCTTTACAGAGAATATATTCAGATAGAAGATATTTTGAAGAAAATAGACAAAAGATTCAATCTCAAAATCCTGATGCTGATCCTGATAAAATTTTTAATATGACTGTTGACTCAATTAGAGATCAACAATATGGTATAGGCAGAGATGAAAATTTCTGGAGATCAATAGGAGTTACATCAACACCCAATTCATATAATGAATCTAGTGCATTAAGTCATATTAGAGACAAAGAAGATTTATCAACTAGAGACGATCCAACAGGTCAAAAAACTAGAGATTATATAGATGAATATAAATCGTCGCAATCTGCAAGAGAACAAAGTAACAGAGTAGATAGAGGTAATGGAAGAGATATTGCTGGTCCTGATAGGGCGATAGTTGGTACTCAGGGTCCGGTTGGGAAAATGAATAATCTTATAGATGAACAAGAAAAGGGCAATCCTGCTATAAATGATGCTAGACAAAAAGCATATGAGAAACAGCAAGAAAGACGCAGAGTAGAAGGTGAGCGTCAAATGGCTCTAGACGCTAGAGACAAAGAGCTTGGTATGATCACCAGTGATAGAGGAGGAAATCCGCCCGGATATGATCCAGGATCAGCAGCATCTGCGGGTTTTGAACAACAAAAACAAAGACGAAGAGAACAGATTATAGAATCTCAATATAAGTTTACTAATAAGGATGGAACAGCATCAACAACAGGAACTATTGATAACGTAGACTTTAAGGCTGGAACAGTTAGAATAGCAAAGATTGATCCAAAAACAGGTATGCCTATTACTAGGAAAATACCAATATATGGTAATGGAGAGGTAACAAAGAAACAATTAGAAGCCCAAGGAAGAGATCCTGAAAAGTTTGTTACAGGATATAAAGAAGAACAAATCTATACAACGGTACCTCTTGATCAATTAAGCGATCAGTCCAGAACTAAAGTTAGAGCACATGCTTTAGAAAAAGAAGTAGATAAAGCTAAAACTGGTGAAAATTTCTTAATAGGTAATGATAGTGGCAAACAGATATCTGGCAGAATATATAGTGTAAATGAAAAATCGGGATCTGCTGTTATTCAAAGAGCTAATGGAACAAGGTTCACTGTGCCTCTTGATAAGTTGGCTCCTCAATCTAGAAATATAGCTCTTGAACAGTCTAGAAATGATTCAACAATATCGCAGCTAGAACATAATGAAACTCTTAAAGGTATTAGTGAACAGGTTTCCGCAGATATTAATGCCTCACTACCTTCTCCACCGATTCCTCTGCCAGAAGTTATACCTACTATTGAAGATCCAATGAAACAACTTGCTATGGAGCAAGATAAGCTTGACGCATTACCAGTTATGCCTCCAGAACCCAAAAAGTCTGGGGCTAGAGTTGATCCTATAACTGGTAGAGTATTGGATGCACAAAAAGCAACAACTGCTGGTGGTCCTAGTAGAGCACAATTTTTTAATGGAAATGCAGATAATGCAAAACAAGAAGCTATTGATATCAAAGAACAACAAGCAACAATAGCTATCGAAAGAGAAAAGTCGGAAAAAAGATTTCAAGAACTTAGATCAAGAGCAATAGGTCAGAGTAAATATGATAGATCTTGGCTAGGGGAATATTGGCCAAAAGAATGGGGAGGAGCTGAAAAGCCAAAGAAGAGATTAACAGCAAAAGAATATGAAGAATTAGGAACATATGAAGCCGAGAGAGGAATTCCATTTGGAGATAGAAGAGGATCAACCGTATCAGCTAATACCATTAGAAGAGAAACTTTAACTATTAATCAGATGAGTCAATTGGATAAACAGAGTCTTCAAGATACTAAAAAGAAATTAGAGATAGCGAGAGACTCAGAAGGTGGAGAAGCTGTTGGATTGGCTGCTCAAAGAGCAATAGTTCCATTATTAGCTGGTACAGCGGCCATTGCTGGTGCGCCTATTATCTTACCAGCTCTAGGAGTAACTGGCCTTGCTGCTGCTGGACTTACCATACTTGGAGGAGTTACTGCTAGTTTGACTGCTAATGCATTACAAGACGTGGCATTAGAAGGTACAGATTTTGATAAAAGACAAAAAGAATTAGCACAAAAAAGACCAAGGGAAACTGCTGTTGGATCATTATTGACTGGATTATTAACTGGCAATCCATTTACTGGATCTTCTACTATTGTTAGATCTTTATTAACAAGAACTGTTAGTGGGTCTACGGAAGCAGCAATAGGAGCTGGTGTTAGAGGAGCAACTAATCGCGGAGATTTTGGTACTGGTCAAGATGCTTTAATGGATTTTATTTCTGGATTTATTCTTCCATCATCTAATTTTGGAGGTAAGGGAACCAAAAATTATGCTCGTCCAGAAGGACCAGCAAAGCCAACATCTTTCAACGATATTGCACAAGAATTAAGATTTGAAGACTTTAATCGTATCATGGACAGAAACGATAGATTAGCTGCAATAGAGAAAAAAAATCAAATAAAAGATAATAAAACACAAATTAGAGATGCTCAAGAAAGAGTAGCAGAAGCTAGAGAGGCTCAAAGAGATCAGAGTATTTTTGAATTCATGAGTCCTATTCTTCATTTGGTACCTAATAATGGTTTTGGCATACCTGGAATGAAGGGTGCTCGTATTCCCATGAGCGAAAGCTCTAGTCCAATTATGAGGGGGATATCCAGCTTATTATCTGGGATCGATAGTGAGTTTAAATCAGCAGGTGCTGCTTCACAGACAAAAGCACAGATAGATAAAGTTATTGCTGAAAATCCTTATCTTAATAAAACTCAGCTTGCGGAAAAATTGGTTAAAGATGGAATTGATCCAGCGATAGCTGAAAAAACAGCAACAGCAAGGAACAACAAATTCTTATCAGATCTTGCTATTGAAAAAGAGGCAAGAAAAGCAGAAGCTAAAGCACGATTTAGTGCTGAATATAAGGAAAAAACCAAAGATATTAAGGATCCTAAAGAACGAGCTAAAATTAGAGCTGAAATTAACGAAAAATTAAATAAAGAAGCATCATCTATCAGGTCTGATATTTTTGATAGAACAAAAGCAAATGAGGCTGGAATAAGCGTCACTGAATATAGACAACAAAAAATAGATGCTGCTAATGCTAAAGAGCAGGCAGAAGTTGATAAATTGATGGGTGGTATGTTTGAAGGCTCTTCATCAAGTAAACCAATTAGCACCACAGGAAAGCCCGATGATTATACCACAGAAGCTTGGGCAAATTTAACTCCACAACAGCAACAAACTGTTATAAATACCAGATCAAACACAAATAATGTGGAAACAGCTAATCCTGCCGTTAGTGCTGCTGAAGAAGCTGCTGGTTCTATTAAGCCGGTTGAAGTTGAAGCCAGGAGTCCCAAAGATTTATTAGAAAGAGCAAAAGACGACCCGACCGGTATGAAACAGGGTTTGTATAATACAGAAGTTCGCGCGGGCTCATATGAAGATACGGGTACTATGCTTAGGTGGTTTAAACCAAAAGAAGTATCTTCTGACTATAGAGAGCCAATAAATACTGGATACAAGCCGAGATTTGCCGTACAGGCCGGTCAAATGGACGAAATGATATCTCGTATGGCAGCAGATCCAGAATTAGCACAGATGCTTGGTCCGTTTGGTTTCAAGCAGCACTCATTTGAAGATTCTGTATCGGGTAGGGATAAAAGATTCTTAGTAGCATATGGTAAAAAGGGTACTGCTGAAGAAGCTATTGCTATAACTAAACGTATGGAAGCATTGGGTGATGATATTCTTTTTGCTGGCGGAGCAAAGGATTATGGAGACACAGTCTCTTTAGGGAAATTTGGAACCACAAGGTATGATCCTAATATTGATGGGGGACTTGATACAATTGATACTCAAAAGTTAACCTCGGCATTAAAAGATTTGCGTAAAAGATGGCTTGCTAAAAGAAAACAAGAAGGTACCGATAAAACTTATGATCCTAGATTTGATAATTTTGAAGTTCCTCTAATGTCGAGCCTTAGAACCAAGGGAGGGATAGTCAGCGAGATACATACAGCTCTGTACAAGGCAGGCAAATTGGGTCCTTCGAAAATGATGGATGAATTTTATAGAGATTATCCTGATTTATTTCCAACTTACAAAGGAGATATTAGCTATACTGATAAGGGTGGTCCAGAAGCCGGTGCAATTCCACAACAAAAAGCATCAGTAGACCAAGCAACCAAAAAGGCAACAGAAACACCAGTCAATCCTTCTTCAATATCAAGAGTTGATCAACTAGCTTCTGCTGGATTTGGAGTAATTAGTGGAGACCAAGAGGTAGAAAGTGTGATAAGGTCAGCAAGAAGAGGATTTTCTTCGGATCAACCAGGTAAACCAGCAGCATTATTAACTTCAGCAGAAACATATGACAAGTATAAAGATCAATTATTAGAATTAGAACAATCAGGCAAGTTAAAAATAGGAAGAAGCGCAGGATTTGTCAAAGGTCAGCCAAATATGTTTGTAGGAAAGCCAGAAAATGTGGACATTCTTACAAAAACTTTTGATGCTGAAGTAGAGAGAAGACGAACAAATGGAACAGCAGCATCAGAAGAGTTCCATGATACGGTAGGGAAAGCATTAGGATATAGTAAAGATAGTAGAGAACTATATAGATTAAGAAAAGATTGGGATAAAGCAGGATTAGATATAAATATTATTCAAGATAGATTAAGAAAAGGCGATAAAGCTTCTGATATGATATCTGAGATCAATGGACTTTCACGAGCAACAAAATCATCAGAAGAAATGTCATCATTTTCAACAAGGATTTCGGATTTTGAAAAATCTTTGGATGATCTAATAAACCCTCCTATAAAACCAGCTTCATCTCCTGAAGTTGTAGCTGCTGGAAGAGTATCGTCAGAAAAGTTGGAACAAAAAAGAAGAGCCTCCAACCCAGAGCTTGCAGCAGTAAAGGATAGATTTAATAAATCGTGGAAGAAAGCAAAGGCAGCTGGTGATACTGAAGAGATGGCAAGAATAAAGAATGCTGCTGATGCCGAATATCGAACGCTTCTAGAAAAAAAACAGCAATCAAAAAGCACAAGAATGCTATTAACAGGATTGGGTATGGCTGCTCCTATTGGCGGTACTATTGGATATGGTTTATACAATCTATTATCAGGATCTGTCACCCCTAAAGATGTTGTTGGCGAAGAAAATACAGAAGGTACGGCAAAAATGCCGATGTTCGATGCTACAAATAATAATGCAGCACCAATGCCGAACATAGATGCTACAAACAACAATGCTGCTAAAATGCCAGTTATTGATCCTGATAAAAAGAAACGAAAGAATTGGAAAACTCCTAGTGGAGGAACTGGATATGCTACTGGAGGTTTAGTATATGCTAGTAATGGGGCTTTTATAAATGCTCAACCAATGGGGACCGACACCGTTCCAGCAATGTTAACTCCTGGCGAATTTGTTATCAATCGCCAAGCCGCCCAACAACATATGCCAATGTTACAAGCTATTAATAGTGGAGCTTATAGTCAAGGTGGAGTGGTAAAATATTTGGCCGAAGGAGGTATGGTTGCTCCTATGGTTGCTCCTCCTATGGTAATGCCAATACATCTATCTGATGGTGGCTCAGTATCCCCCCAATACTTTGCAAAAGGAGGAAATGTAAATAGTGGTAATATGACATTGGATGCAAAAGAATTTAAAGCAGCTATGCAGGAATTTAGAAGTATAACTAATCAATTTGGTGAACATGCAAGCAATTTCCCTGGACAGCTTGCTGTTTCTCAAAGTGTAACACAAACACATCATCATACTGGTCTTGGAGAAATGGGTCAACAGTTACTTGCTCAGGCAGCGGCAAACTCTCAGGTTATTTCTAACAATACTTCATCGACACTTGTCTATGGTTTACATAAAAATAGCGAGGCTCAAATTACAGCAGGAAATCCAGATGCAATTATGGGTCGCGTTGGTCATACGGCTTAATATGGGTGTATAATAATTATAGTAAAGAATGGAAACAAATATGATTAATTCTCCGATAAAAATTCTAGACAACTCAGGTTGTTCTTTTACTAGTGAAAATGGTCAAATTATATTGGGCCAACCAGTTAATGGCTTTAGGTCAATAGGATATTCTGATCTGGGATCGACCATATCTTATCTTTGTAAGAATAAAGATAATTATGAAGTTGGAATAGGTAAAGTTATTAATATTGGCTCTAAAATAGTAATTGATCGCATTAAGGTTTTACAGTCATCAAATAATAATCAACCTATAAATTTTAATAAGGACAGTAGTAATACTATTTATTCATTTGCTAACTCTTACAATTTTAAAACTGCCTTCAATAATTTTATCAGCAGAGATGATGACTTCCATATCGACCCAGTACATGCAACATATTATGTTGATCTTTCTAAAAAAGATTTATCTGCTTTCTTGCCATCAGTAGTTGATAATCAAAGTTTATGCCTAGAATTCAAAACTACTAATGGATCTAATAATTTATCTATTAAAGATACTTATGGTAAAGAATTACTAGTACTATCTGCAAATAGATATTCTAAATTGATTTGCACTGGCGAGGATTGGGTAGAACTAAAGGACGAATCTTCGTCGTTTGATTCTCAAAGCTTTACGTCTTTATCCTATGAGGCATCCTTACCATATGAATCATTTCAATATAATCATAGCGGATCATTAACTGGCTCTAGTCTTTATGCTGGTTTAAATAATAAACTCTTACTTGGATCATCTGTAGAAGAAGAAGCTTATGCTATATTTCCAACCACAGGAACAGATAGCACCATATTTAATAATTTGAGTACAAGTTCTGATTTTATAGTTAGAGGTAGTGGAGATAAAAGTTTATGGTTTTTGCATACTGGAAAAGTTGGAATAAATGTTCCGACAACAGCACTACCAGAATCTTTATCAACTCTTCATATAGTTAATACTATTTGTGGAGAAGGTATTAGATTAGAAAATAGAAATCAATGTTCGCCATCAAATATCACTCTTTATAATAAACCACAGCAATTACCTGATGCTGGTTCAATAATAGGCACTATTAACTTGTCTGGTAAAAATTCTATTAATAGTCAGATCGAATTTTCTCAAATTATATCAAGAGCAATATCTTCGACAGCAAATGCAACAAGTGGAGAATTCGCTGTTGTTGTTAATAGAGCTAATACTCAAGTAGAGGTTTTAACAGCTAATCATCAACAAACAAATATTATTGCTGGATCTAATAGAATAAGAGTATCAAATATTGGTATAGATTTAATTGGAGATGTTAATATATCATCATTAAAATGGACCCCACCTTCTTCTAGTGGCCAAATACTAACTTGTGACAGTAACGGTAATTTAATTTTGACAAATCCTAGTGACACAGCTATAATAAGTTTATTGGATGGCGAAGTTGTTGTATTTACTGGAGTATGTTCATAATGAAACTTAAAAGAGACATATCATCAAGTTCCTCACCAGCATCAGATCAGGTAGAGGTTGGCGAATTAGTCATTAATGCTAATACTGGAATATTATATACCAAAAAGGTTGATGGAACCATAGTTAAATGGGTTCCAAACCAATTATGTGATACAACTTATGGTAATGGTATGTCAGCTCTACCAATTATCTCTTTTGAAAACATTGCTTCGGTATGCTGCAATGGTGGAGCAGTAACTATTATTGTTAATAATCTGATTTATGACGATAGATATAGATTAACTATTACTGATTTAAATCCTTCAGCTAATGTTATTGTTAGCTCTTACTCTTCTGAGTTATTACCAGCTAATAGTTCTCAAAGATCTATTACTTTGAATTTAAATATACCTTCTGATACATCGATAGTAATTCTGAAAATAAGTATTTCTAAAATAGTTACAATAGATACTATAGATACAGATATACTACTATCAGAAAGTATTCTAAACACCACCTGTAATAATTGTTAGGATAAATATGTCTACTAGTAAAACTTATTCTGGAAATGAATGTGGTAGTGGAGTACTAGTATCCTTTGATGGCGTTAAATTAAATATTGGTGAAAACTATACTGTAGTTTTTAGTTGTGTTAGCAGGATGCCAGAAGGAGCATATCAGATAATACCTACTGGGTTCAATATCAGACCATCAAATAGCAATAACACATTATCAGCTATTTTTTCTGCTAACAATGCATATACTATGTATAACAGCAGTTCAAATATAATTAAATTATCAATTTTTGATAATAATAATTCTGAAGTACATAGAGATTATACAGCTATTTATTGTGGTAATTTATCACAAGACCCAGTAATGCCATCGGTAACACCTACTCCTACTGCAACCTCAACTCCACGACCAACAAAAACTCCAGCTATAACTCCAACGCCTTCTATAACACCAACAAATACAGTTACAGTCACTCCATCAAGAACGCCACCGCTAGGATTTTCTGCATTATTTCCTCAGTTGGTAACAAGGATGAATAATTGCGGCGAAGTTACAATATATGGAACGGCCAAAGGCAAAATAGGTCAATCTTATACTTATCATTTTAGTACAGATATGAATCAAGGAATAGAATTTTCTAATCCTACTGGAATTATAACTATTAGTAATAGTAGTTTATCTCATGATATTTATACTAGCGTAACTATGAAAAATCCTTGTGAAAATTATTCTATAAAATTTGGTATATCAAATGGCCAAAAAACCGTAGAGTCTATAGGCTTTTTTGTCTGCGGAAATTGTCCATAAGCTTTATATATAGTGTATTTCATCTTATAGTACTGGAATTTTAGGAAATATTTATGTCAACACCAGCAACAATCACTTTCGATTTTTCTTATTATCTACCCGGACAAGGAACAGGTCTGGGGATATATAAGCTACCGGCCGGACAATGCATAAATAACAACTTTATCCTATCGGTCATATGCGATAACTTAATTCCTGGAAATAGCTATCAGATAACTTATCAAATATTGAATCCAAACTCAAATCCAGGAAATAGAGTCAATATATTCAATCCTGCAGTAGAGTCTATCTATGCATCATTTTCAACACAAACATTTGCAACTCTTGTTGATTTAGATGTTGCTGGAGACTATGTTCTACAAGCAACTTTATATGATCAAGAAAATGATGTTAGATCTTCTGCTATGTGCACATTAAAGTGTGGAGATGATATAGTCCCATCACCTTCTCCTACACAAACTCCTACACTAACACCAAGTGCATTTTCTAGACAAAATAGGGTTATTGTCGAGCTTGTTGATCCTGGATATACTACCATCAATGATGGTATCATAGTTCTACCTTCTGGTACTACAGAATTTCCTTTGGTTGGTTTAGCTAAAAATACAATTATAGGCTATAAATATAACTACGAATTTTTTGATGTTCCGCCTAATTCCGTATCATTTGAAAAGAAAAGTGGCGAATTCTTTTCTGGAGAAAGCACCCAAAACTTTAATAGTAAAATAACATTTCCCAACAACGAAGGAAAGTTCATCTACCTGTACGCATCTGTAACAGATTCTGAAAATAATATAACAAAATTAAGCGATCCAATATTATTTAAACATATTAGTACAACAATGAATGATATTAATTTGCCATCAGGAATTGATTTGGCAATAGGTGCTCCTGCTTTTAGAAGTTGTGCATTAAGGGGATTAACTAATGATTCGATATCTGATATCAGTGGAGGAAAAGGATTCAGAATTGGAGATAAGTTGTCACCGAATGGCGGTGGAGGCTATGGTGCTTCATTGACGGTTGTGGCAGGAGGAATAACTACTGATTCATTCACTGCTTTTAGTGGTGGAAATGGATATAATATAGGAGACTATATTTCTGTTACAGGTGGTGGTGGTGTTGGTGGACTAATACAAATTACTAGCGGTGGCTTAACAAACGATTCTGTAAACATAAATACAATCGGTGGATGTACTGGATTTTCAATTGGAGACTTGTTAACAACTACTGGCGGTGGAGGTAAAGATGCTGTTCTAGAAGTTACTAACACTGGTGCTGGTGGGACAATAACGAGTATAAATGTTCTTAATCCAGGACATGGATATACTTATGCTCCTAATGGTCTAGTATCTTTGAATAGCTCAGGATCTTGTACTAATATTGTTTTTAATGCTGATAATTTTACTATTCCTGCTGCTGGAGGAATATCTAGTGATTCGATAAAATTACAAGGAGGTACAGGATATAATATAGGAGAAATAGTTGATATAATTGGTGGTGGTGGTTCAGGAGCTCAAGTAAAGATTACGTCTGGTTCTATTACTAAAGAAACTATTGATGGAACATTACCCGCTGGATCTGGATTTACTGTTGGAGATCTATTAACAACAACAGGAGGAGACGGAAGTGATGTTGTTATTAGAGTTACAGAAATTAACGAACTTACAGGAGCCATAACTGATTGGGAAGTAATAAATGGTGGTTATGGATTTACTGTTCCTCCCACAGCATTATCGGTATTAAAATGCTCTTCTGAAAATTGTTCACAACCGGCAATATCTGCAAATTCCGATAATTTTGGTATTCCTGCTGCTGGATCAATTACTAAGTCTTCTATCTCTAGTTTTATTAATACTGGTACTGGTTATGATGTTGGAGACACTTTATTAATTACAGGAGGCAATGGAACTGGAGCAACCATAGAAATTCTATCTGTCGATGGTTCAGGAAAAATATTAGATTTTGTTATAACTTCAGGAGGCTCAGGATATACTTCCATCCCCATAGTATTAAATAGTTCTGGTGGTGTTGTCACTAATACTCCAGCTTTTGATACTTCTAAGTTTACTAAAACTAGTTTTGCTATTATTGATGCTGGATCAGGTTACTATAATGCTCCTTCGCAATTTAGTTCAGATGGAGATGGCGCTGGTTTAGTCGCTACTTTTAACTCTAATAATTTTACAGATCCTAGTTTCACCGTTATTAACTCTGGTAGCGGATATACAGGAGCTCCTACTGGATTACAATCATTAACAGGAGATGGACAAGGAGTATCTGCTTCCTTCAACAATGATCATTTTACTATTCCTGCTCTTGGAGGAATAACGTCGGAATCGATTACTGTTTCTGGTGGTAATCATTACAATATAGGAGAAACATTAAATGTTGTTGGTGGTAGAGGCTCTGGAGCTCAGATAAAAATAGTTTCGGGATCAATGACTCTTAGTTCTATAACATCATTAACCGGAGGCTACGGATATGCTCCAAATGACTTGTTAACAACAACCGGTGGTGGTGGTTCTGATGTTGTTATTAAAATATTAACTGTTGATTCATATGGTGATATTTTAACATACGAAGTTCTAAATGGGGGTTATGGTTTCACTAGTGCTCCAACAGGACTAGTAACATTAACAGGAAATGGAACAGCAGCAACATTAGTTGCTAATTCTAATAATTTTGCTATTTCAAAAGAAAATGGAATAACAAATAGTTCTATATCATCGCTCATAGGAACTAATACTACAGTTGTTGTTGCTGGAGATATTATTTCTTTAACTGGTGGCGGAGGTACTGGGGCCGAGATACTTGTTACTTCGGTGGATCAATCCGGAGTTATCATATCATATATTGTAATAAATTCTGGATCAGGATATAAAACTGCTCCATCTCTAGTAGATCACAATGAAATTCCATTAACAACAGGTATAGTATTTGATATAAATCAATTTACGGATAAACCATATGTTGTAGTTAATGCTGGATCAGGATATTCTTCATATCCACCATCAATAGTTTCTTCTAATGGAGACGGAAGTGGAGCATCTATAAATTCAGATCCAAATAAATTTTCTCAATTAGCTGTAAATATCACAGATCCTGGGAGTGGATATCTCGACTCTCCGATATCCGTTACTGTTTTAACTGGATATGGAGATGTAAATAATTTAAATAGTAAATTTAATGCTGAAAATTTTGTAGAGATTATCGGAGTATTACCTAGTCCAACACCAACATCTAGTATCACTCCAACTCCGACCATATCTCAACCAGTACCTTGTAACGATCTACAGAGTGCTGGCGGGCAAAATCCAATATACATATTGAATGTGGTCATACCAGCAGTATCCGGACAAAACTATATCGTAGTTGATAATGTACCAACAACAGCTTTGCAATATTCTATATTGAGATCAGATGGATTAGACGAAGATACACACGCAGTATCTGTAGAAGATTATTTCAGAAGCATAGATGATACTGCTGGTTTTAAGAAAATAACATTGAATAATAATATTATCGAGAATATTCCTATTGAAACAGAAGTAACTCTTTATACTGTAGATACAAGAGTGATTCAGACATCATTTTGGCCTGGAACTATGACATTCTATTATGAAGCTTATACTATTCCTGATAGATTCAAGGTTATAGGTATTCCTGTCGATAAGACAAAACCAGAAGTATTACTATTTGATAGTGGTTTTAGGGGAAGTAGCCCTTGCGGTTATGCAACAGGTTTGAGTGGTACTGGAGCTGGTAGTTATCAGATAGAGAAACCAGACGGAATGATATATATTAAGGTTGTAGTTGAGGCTCCATGCGCATCAACTGCTTGGACTTATTTATTGACTTGTCCAGTAAGAACATACCCTTTTACTAGTCCAACCCCAACTCCGACACCGACTATCACAGTAACAAAAACTAATACTTTGACTCCAACTCCAACTAGAACCCCAATCTGAGTATAATATATGAGCAATAATTATCTATTACTTAAAGTATCAGCCGTAGAACACGTATCGCCTAGCGAACCATGCAGAATAGTAGAAGATATATTGACAATTATATGTAATGAAAATACTGTAGGACAACAGCCTTCACCAACACCGGCCACTACCCCAACACCAACCCCAACACCTCTATCAACTTTTGATACAAGCATAACTATAGCTGGTACAAATAATACTATTGGAACATATAGCTCTGATGGATTAACATTTACTTGCACGGGTGGTGCAACTCTCAACTTCAATAAGAAGGCAGCCTCAGCTACTATTGGAATTTCCTCTATAAGAAAAGGAAATATTCAGAATTCCGTAGAAATTGCCAGAATAGTATTTGTTGATTCTTATTTAAATACACAATACAGACTTAGTATTGGGGGAATAAACTATTCAGGAGTATTCACTAACGACACGACATACTTCGCATAAGGATATAGTTAATGGGATTAATCATAAATAAAAAATTTCAACTTATAGAATATTTAGGTACTACAAGACCCATATCAGAACTTACAAGTACATCTAATATCGATTATATCTTATCTATTAATACTGATGGATCATCTTTTCTCTCCTGGTCTTCTTCATCAATATTTAATTCTCTTTCTACTATCACTAATGGCAGTGGATATCTCATAGTTAGCAAATTAAATAATCCGAACTATTCATTGTATAGCGAAGTAGACTCTGGAAAGAACACAACCAGTAAAAGATTAACAAAAACTTTAGAGATAGCTTCATTTACATCAAGTGCTAACTCTTCACTGATATCATCAATATCTTCAATATCTAATATAGATCAAATTTTTGGTTTTAGTAATGATGGTCTAAATCCATTATCCTGGTCTAAAAATTCTACTATGAATAGTCTAATATCTTTACAAAATGGTGTTTCATATCTAGTACAAAGTAATTCTGTTCCTTATGATCTTTGGTCTTTTTTACCTCCTTCACCGACACCGGCGGTAACATCAACGCCAACACTAACGCCAACAGTAACCACAAGCATTACTCCAACAGCAACGCCAGCAAATACTTCTACCCCAGTAGTAACGGCTACACCAACCATCACCCCTTCACATACGCCAATGCCGCAAGATGCAGCATTTGGAGCTGCGTTTGATCAACAAGTATACAATATACCAATAAGAGATAATAACTCCAATAATTCTTATCTTGTATCAGTATCCATTAATGGTCAAGCTAATAAAAACTATTCTTATCTTTTTGACTCAGAATCAGACACTGCTAATCTTATATTTGACAATAAGAGTGGAATTTTATCATTAAATCCGAATAGTTCAAATACATCATATATTGGCAAAGTATTTTCTAATTTATCTATACAGGCAGAAACTGGCCAAGCTATAGTCAAATGTACTTTAACTGATGAAAATCTTAATTCTATAGATGCTTTAGCCATAGTTATTTTAGACGAATAGTGTATATATTAATAACCATGGGATACTAACTTATGCCTACTACTAGCATTAATTTTAATTTAGACTATTATTCTCCTCAAAAACCCAGAGATAATATCATTGTATTGGCCTATAAAAACTGCGAGTGCAGAGAAATTATAGTCTCGTTAGATATTAATAATCTTATTATTGGTCAATCATACTCCATCAACTACTCCACTTTGAATAATACTGCTTCATTTTCTCCAACAAATCAAATTATTAGAGCTAGTGCCAATTCTCAAAAGCTATCTACTCTAATGAGAATTGATCCAACAAAAATTCATATAGTTAAAGCAGAGATTAGTGGCATAAATATTACAGCATCTCAGATGTGTGTTGTCAAATGTGGTACTCTTAGTGATTGTGAAGTAAATGATGGATCTGATATAGTTTTAAGCGTATATAATAATTGGGAATATAAAGTTGATCAATTACCTATTTTTAAGTTTATTCCATATAGCAATCAGTATAGAGATACTGTTATATCTATAGGTAATATACAAGAGATATCTTCAAAAATAGGCTTATTAAAGTCAATTTCACCACTGATTAATACTTCTTCGGATGTCAAAATTCTAGGTGTAAAAATTGGCACATTGGTATATTTATCTAATTTTATTAACCAAAGTATTAGTGTTACAAGCAATAATCAAAAGTACGATTCCTCTATAGATCAGGGTGTATTAGATCTTACATAACCAATAAAACCATCAATACGAGGGTAAAATGATCATTGATTCTCAATTTACAATTACGCGCTACGATGGTAAGGCTAATTTACCCTTAAGCTCATCTACTCCGGCAGGAATTACTAGTGGATCAATAGAGGAGTCAAAATATAAAAGATTTATAGATAGTGTTAAGGCTATTTATGGATCACAAAGAGAAGATAGTAGCATCCCCGTTTTCTTTAAAAATTCTGATAATACCATATCGACAGCATCTACTTTGACCGAATTAGAATCTAGCCACTCGTACTATGTTATTTCCCATATGGTACATCCGGTTAGTGGAACAAGAATAATATTCCCTTATTCTGCCCCAACTATTAGTGGATCACTTAGTAGTAGTGTTGATAAAGTATCTGTTAATTTTGACATGGCCGATATCACATACATAGCAGACTCTGCTTGCTCTAATCCACTACCAATAATAGCTACTGTTAGAGATGCTGAAAATGGTTATCCGTATACTTATTCGATAAGTGCTGTTGGCGCTGGTGGAGTTCCATCAGTATCGCCACAATCTGGAACTATAATCAGTAATAATAACTTACCAGCAACTATACCACTAACAGTACTATTTAATGATACAAATAATATAATCCTAAATATTAACTTATTCAAAGATAATAATTTAGTCTGTGGTGACTCAATAGCTTTCATATGCGGAGATCAAGTTCTTGGCGGAAGATTATTTACACCACTATCTATACCATCGGCTGATATTCAGAACGCCATATCAGAACAATCAATTTCAGTTAATCCTGATTCAACATATTCTACTGCACGTAAGCCAAACATTAGTATAATTGGAAGAGATAAAATAACAAGATTAACAGATTCTGATTTAGAGAACGCCATCCCAATCAACGTATCTGTATCAAATACAAAAAGAGATAATTACGAATATACATATAGATTCAGAGTCAGTAGTGATACTGGTAGCCCGATGATGGTTCCAAGCTCAGGATCTCTATATACAGTAAATAGTCTTGGTGATTGTTTATCAATGCTATCAATGGATACTGCAAAAAATGTTATTGTTAATGTTGATTTGCTAGATAAGAATGTTGTTCTAGATACTGATTCTGTCCATCTTATCTATAATCAAGCAAATAATCATACAGATTATTCCACATATGTTAATTGCCCAATAATAGATGACGCTAATAGCACAATCGCTCTTAATACTCAAAATGTCAATAGTACAACCATATCCACAACAATCTCAGACTTAACTATTGGTAGAAAATATAATTACTCTTTTGAATCAGTTTCCTCAAACTGGCCATGTAATATATATCCAAGAAGTGGATCTTTTTATCCTGATACTACTGCTGTTACTATTGCTAATATGTTTTATTTTGATAATGATCTTAGTTGTGATGACTGCTTTGAATATAATGATACCGGAGTAGCTTTCTCTGAGAATATCAAGAATACAAAATTCAATATCTTAAAATTAACAGTCTATCCAGAAGATCCAGGATGTTCTGCTGGGACCAATAAACTTATCAATATATATTGCAATGATTGTTTATTACAACCAACTCCTACTCCAACCTTAACAAGAACAGCAGCTGTAACACCTACTATTTCAGTAACTCCAACAGTAACAGCAACTCCAGCAGTAACTCAAACTGCGACCCCTTCTCCAACACCATCACCAGCTTATGATACAACTTTATCTATAACTGTTAATACTACTACTGCTGGAGAATCTTCTGATGGAGTAACATTCAAAGGCAGTGTTGGGGACGTATTCTCTTTTAATGCATTATCACCAGATGATATGCCTCAAATTATGAGATTGATTGTTAATAGTGTACAAGTGGCTCAAGTGACTTTCTCCAATAGCACCTATGTTGATGAGCCATTCGTTTTCACTAAAGCATCACTCAACAATAAGAGATACTATGGAGTATTTAAAGCTGGCGATGTTATATTGGGATAATGTTTTAATTTTACAGAATACTCCTCTTTATGACCATTGAGGAATAACAATCATTTAAATAAGATCTTAGGACTAAAGATATAAAATATTATGAATATGATCAATGGTAATAGCATTAATATCACAAAACAGCTATCTTTTATAGAATATTTAGGAGATAATCTATCTTTAGATAGTCTTGATAATAATGTTAAATCAGAAATATCTACTATTTTTACAGTTGGTGAAGACGGAGATCATTATGTCTATTATCAACCTAGTGGTATTTTTAATAGTCTTACAAGTTTAGAAACAAATAAAAACTACATAATAGTAAGCTCACAAAAATATCCTGAGTATTCTTTTGGGCCAGTAACAGCAGACGTTCTACCAACATCTTCTATAATACTACAAAATAAAATTTCATTAGTAACATATAAGAATACAGAAAATTTAAATATTACAAGCAGAACATTTCCTTTTATAGAAAAAATTTATGGAGTTAGTAGTAATGGTTCTTCTTTTATTTCATGGACTAAAGATAGTCAGTTTAATACTTTAACCTATCTATCTCCTAATAAAATGTATTTGATCATTACTAATGGTACTCCTTTCGTTCTATGGGAAAAACCACCGGTTATGGCTGGTTTTAATGCTGTTAATTACAACAATACTGGAGGATGGAATGCTCAAACAGGCAATGTAACCGTTGTTGGAACTAATGGTGGTGCTAGCCATTACGGTTGTTATGATATGAATGGAAATGTTGATGAGTGGACTGATAATATTCTTAATAATTTTTCCAGAAGCTTTAGAGGAGGAAATTGGTCTTCATCATCTTCCAGTTTAGCTAAAAGTGCTCGAACAATATACTCTCCTTCTGGATCTTTGAATACTTTAGGATTTAGATTAGCTTCTTGGTCAAATCCTTCAAATTATAATTTTTTTATCCCGATATTAGACGAGGACAATGAACCAGATGCTGTTACAGGATATGGGTCTGTACCATATCAGTATATGATACAAAAATATACTGTAACAAATGATCAGTATGTTGATTTTTTAAATGCTACGGCAGTAGTAGATACTTATGGACTATACGATACTGCTACAATTAATGATATTAGAGCCGGAATAATCAGAACTGGATCTAATGGTTCGTATTCTTACTATAGTAAGCCATGTATGGGAAATAAACCAGTTGTTTATGTCAGCTGGTATAATGCCGCAAGATACGCTAACTGGCTCCATAACGGCAAAATAGTATCAGGAGCACCAACTGCCAACAGCACAGAAACTGGTGCATACGATATATATGGAGCAAATCAAGGAATCATACCAAAAAATAATGGCGCTAAATATTGGATTCCAACAGAAGATGAGTGGGTTAAGGCAGCATACTATAAAAATCCAAGCTATTTCAATTATGCAACTCAGAGTAATAGTACTCCAGTATCGATTAGTGCTGGATCTTGTGGTAGTGGTCCGTATTGTGCTTACAATGCCGATAATGTTTGTACTCCAACAATAACAGTAAGTCCTACTAATACTCCAACACTTACTAGAACTCCAGTAATTACAAATTCACCAACGGCTACGCCAACACAAACAATATCATCAACTGTTACAGTAACACCAACCTTAACAATAAGCCCTACGCTAACTCAAACTCCTACGCCAACTGTTACGCTAACTCAAACTATAACACCAACTCAAACCATAACACCAACCGAAACTCTTACTCCAACAGTAACGGCAACTCCAACAAATACTGTAACTCCAACAGTAACAGAGACTTTAACTCCAACTCTAACGCCAACAGAAACACTAACACCAACGCTAACTCCAACAAATACTCTAACTCCAACTCTCACCCCAACAGAAACTCCAACATTAACGCCTAGTACAACAGCAACTCCGACTTTAACCATAACTGTTACAGAAACCACGACCTTAACTCCAACACCTACAGAAACAACAACACCGACTCCTACATTAACATTAAGTCCAACAGTAACTCCTAGCATTACAGAAACTCCAACTGTTACTCCAACTTCAACAGTAACGCCAACAGCGACTCAGGTAGTATTTCCTACTTTGGCATATAAGAACTTACAAAGTCTATATCGTCGTCATAAATTTACAGATATAGGAGTTGGAGGTAATAGTAATTTTATTTACTGTTTAGTTGATTATGATACTTCTTTTCAATCTATATATAAGTTTGACTCATATTCATCTAGTTTAGATGTTCTAGATGCTCTTCATTTACAAAATAGTTCTATGACAATAGCAACATGTCCAATGACAATTGGTGAAGATGAAAGAATCTATCTTGGATCAAATAATAAAATAGGTGTTTATGATTTAGATAATCTTAATTCTGTTATTAGTATATCTGGTTCTCTTGGATCTTTTGGTTTTATTAAGTACGATAGTTCATCTAATCGTTTATATGGTATTATAGGAGGTATGTTAAAGACCTATAGTACATCTACCTCTACTTCTCTTACTGAAATATCTAGCTTAACTTTAGCTGTTGGTACTAATGTCAAAAATATATTAGTCAATTCAACGGATGATAGGCTATATTTGATTACTGATACCTCAATAATTGTTATAGATACTGATGGAAATACCGAAGTAACTTCGATAACTTTACCAGCGGAATTTGGAAGTATTACCAATATTAGCTCTTCTAACTCTTTCCTAGATAATACAAACCATAAACTATATATTCCATTACCAAGTTTTGGAAATGGTCAAGCCTGTTTACTAGTAATTAATACCTCTAATAATACTATAAGCAATACAATATCGTTGCCTGTGGGTATTAACTTTATTCAAGCTAATATTGCTGTTGACGTTGCTCATGACATAGCCTATATCAATTGTAACAATTCTAGTACTAGTAATTCATCCAACAGACTAGTAGGATTAGATATTGCTGCTTCGATAGATAATGACGATATAGGTATACTTACAAAAAATTTCTGTGTTGGAGTTCCAAGATTAGGAACGATCTATCTATCAAATAGATTAGCTCTTGGTGGATATTCTAATACCAACCCATCAATAGTAATATACGACGCTACATAAAATAAGGAAATATTATGCAAACACTAACTTTAACAAAATATATTGTAAATGTATATGGTAATACATCAGTTAATTTAGATAGTATACTATCTGTATTGGATGATAAAAAATATCCTAGAGGAATAATGGAATTATTAGAAAATACAGAGGGTTTAGAAAAAATAGAGATATATAATAAAGAATCAAATGAATTGCTATTGACTACTGTTATTCTATAATAATGTGATCAAATGAAAAATGTAAAAATTTCTAAAAAATATTCATTTATAGAGTATACCGGTTATAATGTGCCGATATCAAATTTAACAAATGAAGCATTAGATAATCTTAGTAAAGTAATTGGAATTAGTGAAGATAATGATCATTTAGTAGAATTTTCTCCAAATGGAAAATTTAATACATTAACTGATTTTGAGACAAATAAAAAATACTTAATTATAGGTAATATAGACAATCCAAACTTTACTCTATATTCTTACTTGGAGACGATCCCTCCTACTATGATACTATCTTTGTCTCTAACAGGAACCTGGGATGCTGGTGGTAGCGGAGCATCAGAAGAAACCGCTTATACAAAAAATTCATGGACTACTACTGAACAACTTAAGGTTACAGCATTAGTTTCAGGAACCATTCATGTATCATGGACATCAGTATCAGCATATGGAGATCCAAATTATGGAGAAGCTTCAATATGGAAAAATACTGGGCCCGATGTTGGTAGTCCTGTAGTGGAACTTCAAATAGGATCGTCTGGTTCTGGATCATATTCTACTCATTTGGATCAAGGACAATATCTAACACTCCTAAGAAGAGATGCTGCATATTGGGATGGCATAAAGGTTTGGTTAACAACATAAATTATATTTCTGGCTAAATTCATTGTACTTGTTGGGTGTATACTATGTTATAGGACAAGGCTAATATTATCAATTCATATGAAATTTTTATCTAATGATAGACAATCTCTGCATCATCACCCAGGCAACGGAAATAGTCAAATATACTGGATTAACCAGTTTAACTATTGATGATGCTCCATTTAAATCTAGGATAAAAAAAGTATTAGGAATATCCTATGATGGACTAGAGATGTATTCTTGGGTACCAGGATCAAGCTTTAATAACCTTCTTAAATTACAGCCTGATAGGTATTATTTAATTTTTAGTGATGCTACTACAGATAATCCTATTATATTAGCTAGGATAACTGGATTCAATACGGCCAACTATAATAATTTTGCAATTTGGAATATTACTGGTCAAGGTAACACAACGTCGGTAGGAACTAATGGCGGACCAAGCTATTATGACTGCTATGATATGGACGGTAATGCTAGTGAATGGAATGATACTATTAGTGGAAACTCTATTAAGAGAGTTTATAGGGGTGGAAACTGGTCAACAACAAGTTCGTCTTCTCTTAAAGATAGAACACTTGCTGATCCATCATATATTTCGGATAAGTTAGGATTTAGACCATGTTCATGTGATTTTGAAAATAATAGATTTGTTGTTATTGAAGATATCAATAATTCTAATGATTCTAATGGATATGGAAGCGTTAGCTATAAGTATGCTATTAGCAAGTATGAAATTACTAACGATGAGTATGTTGATTTTTTAAATAGCACAGCAAAATATGATTATTATAATGCTTATAATCCCCTAATGTCCTCTGATCCTAGAGGAGGAATACAAAGATCAACAAGCTATGGAATATATGATTATATATCAAGATCATATATGGGTAATAAACCGGTAGTTTTTATCAGCTGGTATAATGCAGCAAGATACTGCAACTGGTTACATAACGGAAAACCAAATACTGGATTACAAGATAGATCTACCACAGAAGACGGAGCATATTTTTTGGATGGTGCTAACTATGGAATTTATCCAAAAGAAGATGGGGCAAAATATTGGATACCAACAGAAGATGAGTGGATTAAAGCTGGATATTATAAGGGATATGGTATTAATGAAGGATATTGGACATATGCTACTCAGAGTGATGTAGCACCTGCTTTTATTAGTGCTTTTGCTAATGGCAGTGGTCCTTATTGCTCATATAATCCTGATAATCTTTGTACTCCAACAGTTACTGTAAGTAATACTGCAACAAGCACATTAACTCCAACAGTAACTCCAACGGTTAGTGCAACAGTTACTAAAACAACAACATTGACTCCAACACTAACTCCAACAAAAACATTAACTCCAACATTAACAGCAACTCCAACATTAACAAAAACAATAACGTCAACAGTAACTCCAACAAAAACACCAACAAATACAGTATCACCAACACTAACAAAAACTCCCACAGTAACACCAACAGTCACTCCAACTAAAACATTGACGCCAACTGTTACTCCAACTAAAACATTGACGCCAACTGTTACTCCAACAAAAACATTAACCCCGACATTAACTCCATCGACCTGTCCTGTTGGTAGTGCCGATACATTTAGCAACAATGTTTCATTATTATTACACTTTAATGGATCTAATAATTCACAAGTATTTACTGATAGTAGTTCAAATTCTAGTACAAATACTATTTCTTATGTTGGAGATGCTAAAATATCAACTGATGACTATAGATTTAATAATAGTAGTTTGTATATAGATGGAGTAGGAGACTATTTACAAATACCAGCAAATAGTACTCTTTTTGGTTTTGGCTCAGGAGACTTTACTGTAGAAGCGTGGATTAAAATTATTGCTTATGGAACTTATGATACTCAGCTATTTACAACGACTGGAATATCAACAAATTTTAGCTTTTCAGTTAGAAATAACGGTATTTTGAATTTCTGGAACGGATCAGCTTCTACATCATTCGGGACAACAGCTGTTCCATTAAATCAGTGGACCCACGTAGCATTTTCAAGGGCCGCTGGGCAAATTAGAGCATATATTAATGGTTCAGAGGTCGGGCTCGCGTCAATCCCAACACTTTTATCTAATACTTTACCAGTTTGCATAGGGGCTACTCCAAACTATCCAAATAGCAACACTTGTTATATTGACGAGCTTAGAGTGACTAAGGGGATTGCAAGATATACTACACAGAATTTTACATATCATTGTCCAAGTCCTGACCCATCACCTACCCCTACAAATACATTAACAGCAACTACAACAAAAACACCAACTAATACAAGTACCTTAACGGTAACTCCAACAAAAACCCCCACAGTAACACCAACGCCAACAATAACAAAAACCATAACAGCTACGGCAACTAAAACTCCGACACCAACGGTTACTCCAACCCAACAAGTATTTATTACTCAGCGTTCTACTACGAATCAAAGTCTTGATGTTTCTATAAATGACTTAGGACTTGGTAGTGTTTCTAGTCCTATTGATATTGCGATACTTGGTAGTGATTATATCACAGTTGGTAAAGGATTTCCTGCCATTATACTGACTAACGGTGGATCTATATATCTAAACGATAATATAGATAATCAAAACGGATGGATTCTCGGGCCAGATTTATCGTCATTACCAGGATCTAATTCGGGACCATCATATTATTCTGGAATTTCATCCATAACATATAATCCTATATCTGGTATGCTTATAATTTTGCCTTCAGCAAGAAAGACTAGTAGAGATTATAATGCTTCTGTGCTACCAAGTAATAAATATTATTATAGCTATGATAAAGGATACTCCTGGGAAGTTGGAACCATTCCTTATGGTTTTTGGCAATCGATAGCCTATGGTAATGGAATGTTTGTTGCTGTTGCCTCTCATAGTACTCAGGTAGTTGAAAACTTAACATATCCAGCATTATCGCCACATCTTTATATTACTAGTACAGACGGAATAAACTGGACAGCAAGAACATTACCCTCTCCAACTAGCAGCTACTTTAATACTTATTATGCTGGTTATTCAAGGATTAGTTTTCTTAATAATACCTTTGTGGTTAGTCCGTCGAATAAAGCTATTGTTCCTGGAGGATATTATGTTGGAAATGGAGATTGTGTTCTTTTTAGTTCCGATGGGTTAAATTGGACTAAAAGAAATATTAATGGAATTGGTGGTATGTCCATAACTTATGGAGAGTCAAAATGGATTGCAGTATCTGATTCGATATTTAATAGTGCTTCAGTAAAATATAGCTATGACACTATAAATTGGACTAATGCTAGCCTAGACAGTTCTGCACCAGCATCTAGTTCCATAGCATATGGAGATCATACTTTCATATTTGCTGGATATGGCATTACTGGAGAAAATCGTTATGGAGTAAGTATTGATGGTATTAATTGGAGAATAAAAAATGATTTACCTCTTGGCTGGGGTGGGTACGGTGGTCAAACTTATTATACCAAGATAGTTTATTTAAACAATGGCCGTTTTATGATGTTGGCTAGAGACCCAGAAACCTTCTCTTTTAGCACCAGAGCTTTATCTGTATCATCTTTTATTTTTAGTATTGGAAGTAATTCTGCTAATTTTAGTAATTGTGCTGATTGGGGAGGTAATGACGGAGATCTTACTACTGTTGGAAGTAATGGTGGACCAAGCGCTTACGGAACATATGATCAAAGCGGAAATATCTTTGAGTGGAATGATTTGAATGGTGTTGGTGGCCCAGGAGCATTGAGTCAAGGCGTTTATCGTCAATTAAGAGGTGGTGCTTTTAATGAGTTTACAATAAGTTATATTGGAGCAGGAAATAATAGGAGTCATATTCCTAGTGATGTTAGTAATAGCTTCGGCTTTAGAGTTGCTTCGTCTTATTCTACGCTTAATCCTTTAGGTCTTTCAAACTTTGTTACTGTTGGAGATATTAATAACGCTAACGATACTTATACCACCAAAGGCGCTGTTTCATACATATATAATATAGGAAAGTATGCAGTGACTAATAGTGAGTATACTGAATTCTTAAATTCTATAGCAATAACCGACACGTATAATCTATATCATCCTAATATGGGATCTAATGGTATTGGTCAAGTGGGAGGCATAGTACAGTCAGGAAGTAGCGGAAGTTACTCATACTCCGTTAAAGTAAATCATGGAAATAAGCCCGTTAATTGGATTAGTTGGTTTGATGCCGCAAGATATTGCAATTGGCTCCATAATGGTAAGCCAAGTGGAATTCAAAATAATAGTACCACCGAAGATGGTGCTTATTCATTAAATGGACTTTTTAATGGAAACGCTGTATCTAGAAAAGTCGGCGCAAAATACCATATACCCACTGAAAATGAGTGGTACAAAGCTGCTTATTATAAAGGATATGGAGTTAATTCTGGCTACTGGAGATATGCTACTCAGAATGATAGTGATCCAGTTTGTGTTAGTGCTGATATTTCAGGAGATGGAATGATTCCATCGCCAACACCAACACCAACAGTAACGCCCACCAACACACCAGCAATAACAAAAACTCCAACAATAACCCCAACGATAACGGTCACTTCAACAATTACTCCAACAAGAACTCCCACAAAGACATTAACACCAACAGTAACATCAACTTTAACAGTTACTCCAACAAGAACCCCACCCCCAACTTCTACTCCAGTTAGATATGCTCTGCCGGCAGGAGCTAATACTGCTAATTTTAACTATTGTGCTGATTGGGATAGCATAGATGGTAATGTTACTACTGTTGGCACTAATGGTGGACCAAGTGCTTATGGAACTTATGATATGAACGGTAATGTTTTTGAATGGATTGATGATGTACCTGGCGTTGGCTCTTACAATTATGTGGGTGGTAGCTATTTAAGCTCTTTGTCAGAGTTCGGCGATGATGTAGGAATATATGGGCGTGCCTCGTGGGGCCTCGGCGATTATATAGGTTTTCGTCTAGCAACTTTAACTAATCCTAATAATTATTCTAATTTTGTATCCGTTGGAGATCCTAATAATCAGTCTAATACTAAACCTTCCAGAAAAGGAAATGTCTCATATACATATATGATTCAAAAATATCCAGTAACTAATAATGAATATAGGGATTTTTTGAATGCTGTAGCTACAACAGATACGTACGAGCTGTATTACGCAAATATGGGTATAAGTAGAGGAGGTATAATAAGATCAGGAACTAACGGTAGCTATTCCTACTCAACTAAAACAAATTATGATGATAAGCCGATTAATCTTGTTAGTTGGCTCAGTACCGCGAGATATTGCAATTGGTTGCACAACAATAAACCAACTGGACTTCAAGATAGTAGTACTACTGAGGATGGAGCATACAATCTAAGTGGCGCAATTTCTGGAAATATATCAAGAAATACTATAGCAAAATATTTTATTCCCAATTTTAATGAATGGTATAAGGCCGCTTACTACAAGGGTGATGGAACTAATTCTGGTTATTGGAAATACGCCACCCAAAGTGATACGGCCCCTACCTGTATTAGCTCCAACAGTATAGGATACGGACCATTAGCAACTCCAACTCCAACTCCAACCAGAACACCAGCAGTAACTCAAACTCCAACGATAACTGCTACTAGTACAACAACTCCGACTCCTACTACAACTCCTCTTCCATTAGTTCCTACACTGGTATCTGTAAGTACTTCCTCGTTTGCTGTTATATTTAATGTCAATGATTTTCAGGTAGCTTTTGAACTAAACTCTTCTTCGGATGGAGGATCTAATTGGATATTAGAAGGAAATGGAACAGTTTCATCTAACAGCAATAACACATCTTATATTACGTATTCTGAATCAAAAATATGGAGAGTAAAATGCTGGAAAAGTATTACTCCAGATATTGTTAGTCCTTGGTCAAATACTCATACTTATATTAATCCAGAAAATCTTATCCCACCATCAATAACTAATATAACAGCTAATAGCATAACAATAACGAATATGGACCGAAGAACAGATGGATATGGATACTATATATTAGAGTTTTCAACTGACAATATCAAATGGAAACTATTTGACTATAATCCTATTAGTTATGCAATTCCACTTATTCGTGGTCACTCTAATGGTATTGTCTCTTGGAGAATTAGACTTTTGAATTATGGTACCGGTATTTCGGTTAGTGATTGGAACACCATAACGGTTGCTCCAACCCCGACACCAACAGTAACTCAAACATTAACTCCATCGTTAACAGTTACACCAACTATAACTAGTACAATTACTCCCACAAAAACTTTAACTCTAACTCCAACCATTACCCCAACCATTACTTCAACAATAACCTCAACAATCACTCCCACAAAGACACCAACACCAACATTAACAGCAACACCAACATCAACACAAACGGTTTTTACTCAGGTGGCACCATATGCATACTTTCCAGGATATGGTATTCAATCTCTTGTTTTTGAAGGAAATTCCAACAGAGTACATGGATTAGCCGGAGCAACAGGAGGAGTATTATTTTGTCTGGATGTATCATCAAACATATTCAGCATAAGATCAATTGGATTAGGAACCGGGATTTCATGTCCTATAACTGTCGGAACGAATGGATCCGTATTTATTGCTAAAGATAATTTTATTATTCATTGTATTGGTAGTTCAACATCATATTCAAATTATACTACCTCTTTTTCAGGTTTGGGAACTTTTGATTTTATCAAATATGATAGCAATTCTAGTAAATTATATGCTAGTGTTGGAGGATTTATTAAGTCCTATGATGTATCTGCATTTTTTAATACTCCGCTAACTGAGTCAGCTAGTTTAAATCTAGGAGTATCTGCTAGAAATATAGTCAAATTCGGATTGAAGCTATATATTTTAGGAGATGGAGTAGTATATGTTTACGATATAAACTCTAATACTATAACTAAATTTATTAATCTGCCAACTGGTTTATTCAATTATCCTAGCTTAATTAGTCATTCAAATATGTTTTTAGATACTAATAATAGACTATTTATTCCAATGCCAAATTATAGTATGGGTCAATCAGGATTGGTCATAATAAATACAGCTACCGATACTATTAGTAATACTATTACACTACCTGTTGGATGCGAATTTATCGCTGCTGGAATACATGTTAATACTATTTATGATAGAGCATATATGAATCTTTATAATTCATCAGTAAATAATTCAACTAATAAATTAATATCGATTGATATTACAGACTCTATCTCTAATGGAAATGTTGGAGTTATAGCAAAAAGTATAAGTACAATAGCTCCCAGATTTGGATTGATTTCAAATGGAAGTAAATTAATCGTTGGAGGAGGAGGATACGATGACTATCTTGTATCGTATACCGATATTGGGCCATTTATATGATAAAAATACAATTTTACCAATTTGCATATAAATATAAAGAGCTTATTATGAATAATGCATGGAGAGATACTGTAAAATGACCGATAATAATTATATATCCAACGCAATAGTAATTAATCCCGATAGAGGATTTAATAATGCTAACTTCAATAATTGTGGAGGATATGTAAGCACGGTCGGAACTAATGGTGGTCCAAGCTATTATGGCACTTATGACCAAAATGGAAATATTGATGAATGGACAGATACAACAGTATCTTACTTTAATAAGACGTATATTGGAGGTAATTATACCTCATCATTAGCTAATCTAAAAAATAGACCATATTCAACCCCATCATCAATATCATCAACGCTTGGATTCAGAGTATGTTCAAATTTAGATAGTGTTAATAATTTTGTTGAGATAAACGATATTGAAAATTCTCCAGATAACGAAGGTTTAGGAAGCATAGGTTATTTTTATCTAATAAGCAAATATGCTATAACTAATTATGAATATTCGGTCTTTTTAAACTCTGTTGCCAGCGCATCGGACACATACTATTTATATAGTACTAATATGGCTGGAACTTATGGGGGAATACAAAGAACTATAGATAATGGACTTTATGTATATTCTGTTGGAGATTTTGGTAATAAGCCTGTTAACTATATCAGTTGGTATAGTGCCGCTAGATATTGTAACTGGCTTCATAATAATAAGCCATCTGGATCTCAAAATAATAGCACAACAGAAGATGGTTCGTATTCTTTATATGGCGCTAGTAATGGCATAATATCTAAGAATGATAGTGCTAAGTATTGGATACCAACTGTAGATGAATGGATTAAGGCTGCTTACTATAAAGGTAACGGAAGAAATAGCGGATATTGGAAATATGCTACGCAGTACAATGAAGATCCAGTTTGTGTCTCATTATCTTCAAATAGAAGTGGACCATATTGTTATTATAACCAAGATAATCTTTGCACACCAACTGCTACTCTAACTCCAACTAAAACAGTTACCCCAACAGTAACTTCAACAAACACACCAACACCCACATTAACACAAACATTAACTCCAACTATAAGCCCCACGTCTACTGTAACACCAACATTAACAGTAACGGTCACTAAAACACCCACAGAAACATTAACTGTTACTCCAACATCTACAGCCACACTAACAATAACTCCAACCATTACTCCAACCTCTACATTAACTCCAACCGTTAGTGAAACCTCTACAGTAACACCCACTATAACTAAAAGTTCTACAGTTACACCAACTCTTACTCAAAGCAATACTCCCACTTTTACTCCTACTAATAGTTGTACGCTTACTCCGACAGCATCAGTCACTCCAACAAATACAAATACTCCAACAGAAACTTGTACCTTAACACCCACCAATACTTGCACAATAACGCAAACTATTAGCCAGACTGCTTCATGCACACTAACTCCAACAGCCACAGTTACCCCAACACCAGCAGTAATTCCAGACGCTCCTATTCATTTAACAGCAACTTCAGCCACCCACGAATTAGCATTATCTTGGGATGCTCCAAGTTTTACTGGCGGTTTACCAATTACTAATTATGTTATTGAATACGAAGAACTACTATCATTTTTATATGGAGTAGATAATAATGGTATTATATGGCAGATAAATACAGCAGATAGAACTTATATTCCAGTATTTGATACCGGTTTTACTTCTGCTAATTCTATGTCTTTTGATCCAATAAGAAAACATTTATTCATGTTCAAGCCAGGTAATACTGGAGAACTATACTTTTGGAATTTGGATAATAAATTTGTATCTTTAGGCAATGTAAGCACTCTTGGATCATTAGGTATGACAGTGGGTCCATCTGGCGCTTGTTACTATGATGACTCAGTATTCTTTTTTATGGGTGCTACTAGTGTTTCTTATTACGATAGAACAACCCTAATCAGAGTTCGTTTTGATTATTCATCAGAAATTCCTACCATACTCTCAATAGAGGCAATAAATACTAATATAAGTATTGGTGCCGATAATACTTTTGGTGATATTTCTATTAATCAAGATACTGGAATACTTTATGCAAATGTGAATACTGGATATTTTTATTCATTAGACATTAATAATCCGAGGTCTTCTTTCAATATAATCAAAAGCTCAATGGGTGTTAGACTACAAAATTCTTTTGATTGCACCAATTCTATACTTTATACTTCATCATTTGAAACCGGGCAATGGTATACCATATCTTTAATCACGGGACAATTAACTACAGTTGATTTAGTAACAAGTATTACTCCCGAAAACCCTCTTGGGGTTGGCTTTAGAGATCTATGTGGTCCAAATAATATTCCTTTACCATATATAAAAGGCTCAAATACTGCTAATTTTAATAGATGTGCTAATTGGGATGATAGAAATGGAAACGTTATTACCGTTGGTAGTGCTGGTGGAGCTAGTGCTTATGGCGTTTTTGATATGAGTGGTAATACATTAGAATGGAAAAATGATTCTTCAATAAAATCTGGAGGAGCTAATTGGTCTAGTAATGCTAGTACTATAAATTCATTATATCGTGGAGCTCTAGTTCATCCTAATTATGATAGTGGAAATACAGGATTTCGTGTTGCTAGTAAATCTAATCCCTATTTATTTAATGATTTTGTGGACGTTAATAGCTCTGGTAATCTTGCAGATTTGACAGGATTTGGATCAGTAAATTATGACTATAAGATTAAAAAATACGAAACCACCAACGATGAGTATATTGAGTTTTTAAATGCTATAGCATCAGATGATACTTATTCAGTATATAATACTAATATGGGTGTGTCATATCCAAGTAATAATTATGCTGTTGGTGGAATAACAAGAACCGGAACGTCCGGGAATTATTCATACGCTGAAAGAACCACCAGACTCCATGCGGAACATGCATCAAGTATCACAATATCAAACTATGGAAATAAGCCGGTTATTTGGACAAATTGGTTTGACGCTGCAAGATACTGCAATTGGCTACATAACGGTAAGCCAAGTGGAATTCAAGACGAGACCACCACAGAAGATGGAGCATACTCTCTTTTTGGTGCTACTGATGGAGATTTCATTGATTTAAATCCAAATGCAAGATATAATCTTCCAACAGAAGACGAATGGTACAAAGCAGCATATTACAAGGTGTCAGGAACAGATGCTGGATACTGGCTGTATGCTACTCAGAGTGATATTGTTCCGGAGCCTATTTGTGCTAGTTTATCTGGCAATGGATCAGATTGTGCTACTAATGGAATTCTTTATACGGTTTCTTCGGTTTCTACAAATTCTGCTGACGGTTTGATTGTACATAAAGGAAGAAGAATTGGCTCATGGTTTTTAAACGATTTAGATTGGAATATTGTTGATATCAAAGCTGGACAACCAACTCCGGCCCAAGATATTACTCTTGAAGTATCTAACTTACAGAATCCAAGATATCCTAATATTGGATTATCTGTGGTTATGAAGATGTCTACTCCTGGCTATGACACAACAAGGTATGGATTTAGTAGATTTTCCTATACTGTTTCTGGTTCTATTGATCCTGAATTTTCTTCTATATTTAATTTACAAGGACTTCAGATATTTGGTGCTGGTAATGAGAGGAACATAGGACCAGGAAACCGAACTTCTATTGATCCTGATCTTAGTAATGGAACTTATCCGGCTGGATCCTTAGTATTTTCAGATTTTAGTGGTAGCGGAACACTATATAATCCAAGCGGAGTTTTGAGTTCCTCTAATGGATCTCAGTTTAGTTCTGGACAAGATATCGGAGGATATAATGAGGGAGATTTAAATGGTTTTGGAAGCTGGACTTATGAGAGCGTTAATTGGAAATTTACGACAACCCAAGGATCAAAAATATCTGTTTCTGCTGATTATGGAACTAGAAATGCCGGAGATGAGAGTAGTGGATTTGCTTTTAATATTGGAGATATGTATACACTAACCCCAACTGTTACTAGAACACAGACCTTAACTCCAACACCAACTATTACCACCACTAAGACACAAACATTAACGCCAAGTCCAACAACTACAGTGACACCAACCGTTACTGCTACATCTACAGTCACACCAACACTAACTCCTACTATTACGGAAAGCCAAACTGCTACCCCAACAGTTACGGCAACTTCAACGGTAACTCCTACTCCTACTATTACAGAAACAGAAACTCCTACTCCAACAGTAACGCCAACTGAAACGGTTACTCCAACAATAACGGCGACTACAACAGTAACCCCAACAGTTACAGTAACAGTCACTGAAACATTGACTGCTACTCCAACAGTAACACCAACACTAACTCCTACTATTACGGAAAGCCAAACTGCTACCCCAACAGTTACGGCAACTTCAACGGTAACTCCTACTCCTACTATTACAGAAACAGAAACTCCTACTCCAACCGTAACCTCTACGGTAACTCCAACAATTACAGAAAGCCCAACAGCTACAGTAACCCCAACAGTTACAGTAACAGTCACTAAAACATTGACTGCTACTCCAACAGTAACACCAACTGAAACTGTTACTCCAACAGTAACGCCAACTGAAACGGTTACTCCAACAATAACGGCGACTACAACAGTAACACCAACAGTTGGATCAACATCAACACCAACCCCTACTTCTACAATTACTCCCACAGTAACATCAACATCTACATTAACTCCCACAATAACACCAACCAATACCATAAGTCCAACCTTTACTCCAACGAATACATTAACATCAACGGTTACGCCAACAAAAACATTAACATCAACGGTTACGCCAACAAAAACATTAACGTCAACAGCAACACCAACCATTACAGCAACTTCAACACTAACACCAACGATTACCAAAACAGCAACAATTACTCCAACATTAACTTCAACACCAACACCAACTCCACGTATTATAGGAGCTAATACTGCTAATACATATAACTCAGCAGTTTGGGATGGTAGAAATGGAAACGTAACTACTGTTGGAAGTAACGGTGGTCCCAGCGCTTATGGGGCTTATGATATGAACGGAAATGTTCAGGAATGGAGCGAAGGTATTTTTAATACCTATCTTCGTACAATACTTGGTGGTGATTTTATTAATATTTTATCAGCAAATAATCAAACTACTATATCAGAAAATCCAGCAAATAGCCAACAATATATAGGTTTTCGTTTAACAAGTTTGAGTAATCCCTATAATTATTCAAATTTTTTGAGTATTGAAGACATTAATAATAGTCCAGATATTTATACTAACAATGGAACTGTTTCATATCAATATTATATACAGAAATACGAAGTAACAAATAGTGAATATGCTGAATTTTTGAACGCAGTTGCAACAACTGATACATATGGACTATATGATATTAATATGGCAGCTGCTGGTGGAGGCATATTGCGATCAGGAATTAGTGGCAGTTATACTTATTCAACTAAAAATAATTATGAAAATAAACCCGTTAATTATGTTAGTTGGTTTGATACTGCTCGCTATGCAAACTGGTTGCACAACAACAAACCAAATGGAATTCAAGATAGCAGCACCACTGAAGATGGAGCTTATGCTCTAAATGGAATAGGTAGTGGAACTAGTACAACGAGAAAAGTTGGAGCAAAATACTGTATACCAACTAAAAATGAATGGTTTAAAGCAGCTTACTATAAAGGAGGAGGTACCGACGCTGGCTATTGGCAGTATGCTACTCAGAGTAATAGTGCTCCATATGGGATAAATGTAAATAATATAGGTTATGGTCCATTAGCAAGTCCAACCCCCACACCAACCAATACAACAACTCCAACAAGAACACCAACTTCAACATCAACTCCTGCGGCTACTAAAACTCCGACAGTAACTCCAACAATTACGCCAACAGTAACGGTCAGTTCAACGGTTACTCCAACGATAACTCCAACTTTTACGCCAACAAACTCAATAACACCAACTAATACAGCAACTTCCACAATAACGCCAACAGTTACGGCAACTACAACAATAACACCAACTAACAAAGAAACTCCCACATTAACTCCGACTAACACAGTAACTCCGACATTAACTCCAACCAATACAGTAACATCAACAATAACGCCAACATTAACAGTAACCCCAACTAACACAGTAACATCAACCGTAACTCCAACTACTACAGTAACATCAACAGTAACCCAAACGGTTACTCAATCACTAACCGCTACCTCAACTGTTACTCCATCTATAACATCAACAATAACGCCCACCAATACTGTGAGTCCAACATTTACTCCAACAGTAACAATAACAGCAACATCAACCGTAACTCCAACTAACACAGTAACATCAACAGCAACTCCAACTGTTACAACAACCTCAACGGTAACTCAAACTGTTACTCAATCACTAACGCCTACTTCAACTGTTACTCCGTCTATAACATCAACAATAACGCCCACCAATACTGTGAGTCCAACATTTACTCCAACAGTAACAAGAACAGCAACAACAACCGTAACTCCAACTAACACAGTAACATCAACAGCAACTAGAACCCTCACTCCAACTGTTACTCCAACTGTTACAGCTACTCCAATTAGCCCAACACCAACGTCCACTCAGACAGTTACTCCAACCGTTACGTCAACTATCACAGCTACTCCAATTAGTCCAACTCCAACTCTCACTCAAACTGTTACTCCAACCATTACATCCACAGTTACTACAACCATAACCCAAACTAATACTATTAGTCCAACAAGAACCCAAACAATAACACCAACAACCACTCCTACGATAACAAAAACTACTACTCCAACATTAACCTCTACTCCCACTCTTACTTCAACGATAACGCCAACAATTACCTCTACGACAACTCCCACAAACACTCAGACAATAACAAAAACCATTACTCGAACATTAACGGTTACTCCAACCCTTACTTCAACAGTAACATCAACAATAACCCCAACAGTCACAGCCACACAAACAGCTACTATAACAGCTACAAAAACATCAACGATCACCCCAACAGTGACATTAACACCAACCAATACAGTAACTCCAACAACGACTCAGACACCTGCTATAACACCCACTATAACGCCAACAATTAGTCAAACAAAAACACCTACGCCAACACCAACATCGCGTATTTTTGGTGCTAATACTGCTAACTACAACAATTATGTAGTTTGGGATAATAAAAATGGAAATGTATCTTCGGTTGGAAGCAATGGTGGACCAAGCGCTTATGGCACTTATGATATGGACGGCAATGTTCAAGAATGGAACGATTATGACGGCACCAATACATATGCCGATAAGCAGATAAGGGGTGGAGCATTTAATATTACTATTCCTTTCACATCATCTTACGGAGGAGGATTCGATAATCCAGTTTCAAAGACCAGTCAGTATGGTTTTCGTATCTCAAGCTCTAATAATCCTTATAATTATTCTAATTTTGTAGTCGTTGGAGACGCTAATAATCTTGCTGATACTTTGAATACGTATGGAAGTATTGGTAGGGGAGCAGTAGCATATGAGTATCATATAGGTAAATATGAAATTACTAATAGTGAGTATGCTGAATTTTTAAATGCTATTGCTGCAACTGATACATATCAATTGTATTTTTATCTGATGGGTTATGCTAGTACTCCAGGAGGGATAATCCAATCAGGAGCTAGTGGAAGCTTTTCTTATACTGTAAAAAATAATTACGGCAACAAGCCGGTAAACTATGTGAATTGGTTTGATGCTGCTCGTTACTGCAATTGGTTGCATAATGGTAAACCATCTGGACTTCAAAATAGTAGTACCACTGAAGATGGAGCATACGCTTTAAATGGTAAAACAGCACGAACAGACACTGTATCAAGAAAAATTGGAGCAAAATATTATATTCCAACCGAAAATGAATGGTACAAGGCCGCGTATTATAAAGGAGGCAGTACCAATGCGGGATATTGGACTTATGCTACACAGAGCAATAGTCAGCCAGATCGGATAATATCTAATAGTATTGGAGATGGTTCATTTGCAACGCCAACACCAACTCCAACCAGAACATCAACAGCAACTCAAACTCCAACAAAAACACCAACAGTAACGTCAACAACAACAGTAACTCAGACACAAACTTCAGCTATAACATCTACGCCTACCGTAACTTCAACACCGACACGAACGCCAGCATCAACGCCAACAATAACTCCAACACTAACTCCGCGTATAATTGGAGCTAATAGTATAAACTGGAGTCGCTGTGCTATTTGGAATGGCACAAGCGGAAATCTAACTACTGTTGGAACTAACGGCGGACCAAGTGCTTATGGCGTTTACGATATGGATGGTAATATAGATGAATGGATCGATGAATCGCCTAGTATTGGCTCATATTGTTATACTGGGGGTAATTATTCAGACACTTCAATTAATAATAAAAACTTAATATCTGGCACCGGATCTAATGATAGACGTTCTTATATAGGCTTTCGTTTAGCAACTTTAACTAATCCTAATAATTATTCTAATTTTATGTCCGTTGGAGATCCAAATAATGCTCCTGATACTACAGGATTCAGAAAAGGAAGCGTTCCATATTCATATATGATACAAAAATATGAGATTACTAATAGCGAATATGTTCAATTCTTGAATGCTATTGCAATCACAGACTTATATGGAGTATACGATACCAATATGTCTGGATCATTAGGAGGTATAAACCGATCAGGAGGCGATGGAAGCTACTCATATTCGACTAAAACAAACTATGGTAATAAACCTGTTAATTTTGTTAGCTGGCTTAGTGCTGCAAGATACGCAAACTGGTTGCATAATAGCAAACCAATAGGACCTCAGAATAATAGTACCACTGAGACTGGAGCATACAGTATAAGTGGTGCAACATCTGGTAATAGATCCAGAAATACCACAGCAAAATATTATATTCCTACCTGGAATGAATGGTATAAAGCAGCATATTATAAAGCAATAGGTACCGACGCTGGCTATTGGTCTTATGCCACTCAGACCGATGATATTCCATATTGCGTAAGTGCTAATGCGGTAGGAGATGGTACGTCCAGAATAGTAGCAACCTTACCACCAACCAAAACACCAACGCCATATCCAACACCAAGTCCTTCTCCAACCCCAATAAATATTACTCAATTTTCATTAAGAGGAATTATAAATGTTAGTGGTGGTGTTCAAGCGATAGCTTCCGATAAACACCTTTCAAGCTATGTTGGTGTACCGGATAATCATCTTTTAAACTTTAGTCCTAAATATGGTCGAGGATTATTAAGGTGTGAAATTAAAGATGTAATAAAATTTAATAATGCATATAGAATAAATAATAGTCTATATATAGGTTCTTATTATGGACTAACGGAAAAGAAAATACACAGATTGACCTCTGCTAAATTTTTTGACGAAACTGGTTCGACATCATATGGATTACTTTATGGTACTACTGACCCAACATTTTTTTCTTCAACTGGTGGATACACTAAAAACAAAGGAACAAATTTCATTGGAATAAGTGCACCATACGGTTCTAATTCTTTCGATATTAGTAATCTAGAAGACTCCAGATTCCCAACCGGGCAATATCATAATGCAGGCTACGTAGGAATTGCTCTTCAACAAACAATGATGGGAACAAATAATAAAACTGTAGGACTAAGTTTGGATCGACAATATTGGCTACCAGGAGAATCTGCTTTCTGTTCCAGCAATAATACCAGTAATGACTGCAGAATAGACTATGGATCTTTTTTCTACTCTAACGATCCAGAAAGACCATTTACTAATAGTGAGTTTTTCAAAACTAATATAAGAAATACTATTGGTGGTACTTATGCTAGGGGTTTGGACTATAGTTCAACCGCGGGATGTGTTTATGTTGCTGCTCTTGTAAGAGCATTTTTTGCTCAACCAGATCTTACAAAAATATGGAAACTTGTACCAGTTATTTTTATATATGGAACAAATGCTATATCTAATAGGTATTGCATGTTGCCAGAAGGTAGTGAACCAGGCCAAGTTCTTTGTCCGAATAATAATGCAAAATATTTCTATGGTAATAATTCTTCGTATATGAGAACTAACGGAAAAGTATATATATCTGATATAGGAGATAATCCAGGCGTTCATGTACTATCAGAGACCGCCAATCAAAATAATACTCAAGAAGTTTTTGTAGAGAACTGGGTTGCTAATAGCTTATATCGTGTACCTTTCGCAGATAATGCAAAACCAGTTGCTATGGAATACCATAAAAATATACTATATGTTTTATTAGACACCAATAAAGTAGCATGCATCAATACAGATTCTGATCAAATAGTTAATATCATAAATCTAAATATTCCAGGTAAAATAGTAACGTCTATAGCAATAGCGTCTGAGAAGAATTGTAATACTTGTAATTTGGAAGATAATCTATTTGTTGGTTACTATGATTCGGTGGGTAATAATGGAGGTATAGTTGTTTTACAAATATTTGACGACATATCAAATACAATGCCTGTTGAGTTAGTTGTAGACTATCTAAATGTACCAACACCAACCCCATCTCTATCTCAAACACCATATCCAACACCATCTGTTTCTCCAACACCACCATTCACGCCAACGCCAGCAATAACATCAACCCCAACACGCACTCCAAGACCTTATATTGTTAATGAATATTTTTATCAGAAGAGTTTTAGTTTTGGTGTTCGTGTTCCTATCTACAGAGTAGCCCCGCCCTACTACCCCACCCCCTATTATTTAGATAATTTTGGACAACCAATAATAGACGGATATGGTTGGAGCAGTGTTGAATCGAACTATCCAGATATGTCTAGAGCATCTGTTGTCAACCAAACAACATATCCTCCATTATTGAGTTTCTTAAATGACAATACTAGATACAGATATTTATCTACTCAAGATTATAATACATATATAAATACTCACACAGAAAGAGACGGTTTTAAGATATCTGTTGTTTTCCCTGTTTGGACTCCTATAAGAGGCTTTAAGTATGCTTTTGGTCCTCTTACCACAGGATGGCAAGATGCAGTAAATGGTGGCCAGTCAATATATGTAAATACTTTTAGTGGAGGTTTTTATATATCACAATCTCAACTAACAATTAGTACAACATCAAGGGAGTTCTATTTTGACACATTAAATCGTTATCCTACTATGATAAATAGAATATCTCTTTATGGATCAAATTCTCCTGGAATAGGTCTATTTGCAAATACCTTCTCAATGATACAGTTTGAGCCAATATACTAGAGACATAAATATTATGAATAATTGCTTTTATCCAAAACCATTACTAATTAATAGCAAATATTGTTTTTTTACTTATACTGGTAATACTGATCCATATTATTCTCAAGTTGCTTTATTATTAAGTGGAAATTCGCTTACTGATTCATCAATATATAATCGTTCTGTTACGGCTAATTCTACAGCAGGTATATCTTCATCTGATAAGGTATTTGGTTCTGGAAGTTTTTATAATCCTAATCTTGGACCTTATTCAAATGGATACTTTACATTAAATGGAACACAATCAGTATCTTTAACTGGAGATTTTGCTATCGAATGGTGGATGAAGAAGGCGGACTTTACAGATAGTGGATATATTCTAAAGCCAATATCAGGATCTGATAATGGTATTTATTTAAATTGTTCATCAGGAGAATTGAAACTAGGTGCTGGAATAGTAAATTATCAATTAAGTTTTACAAATCTAAACAGCTATTTATTAAATAATAAGTGGCAGCACTTTGCTATTTCCAGATCAGGATCATCAAATAGACTTTATATTGATGGTATAAAAAGAAGCAATACAATAATTGATAATACTGAATATTCTTTTGATCAATCGATGGGTTTTATGACTTATTATTTTGGTGCTAATGCTTATTTTAAAGGTTATATCGATGATTTTAGAATAACTAATGGATTTAGTAGAGGGTATACTAATTCAACTATCGACATTCCGACAGAAGCATATCCATCATCATCAAGCATAGAGTCTATAAATATTGATAGTTTAGGAGGTAATGTATTATCTCAAATAGAAAAAATAATTGGAATATCAGAAGATGGAAAAGGATATGTCGAGTATGATCCAGATATTCAATCTAATTCATTAGAGATTTTAGAACCCCACAAAAACTATCTTGTTATTAGCAAAAGCGAAAGACCAGATTATGTCTTATTACAGCAAACAGCTCCATACTCTAATAATTCGTCAGTAATTTTAAATAAACCAATTAGTATTATCAAATATACTGGACCGAATATTGATTTAAATCCGGCAGATTGGATTAATAGCGTTTCATGTATTCATGGTCTTAATAAAAATAAGAATGGATTTTCCACTTGGATTACTAATCAAAATGCTATAGACGGAAATTATAATAGTTTAGTAAGTCTAGAAAAAGACCAATACTACATTATGATTAAAAATACCGTTGGAGCATCAGTTATTGGACCACCTACTCCAACACCAACACCAACAATAACACAAACAGTCACCCCTACTAAATCAATAACTCCTACTACCACTCCTACTAATACTATCACATCAACTAGAGGATTTACCCCAACTCCAACCACCACGCTCACCGCAACACCAACAGTAACACCTAGTAAATCAATAATACCATTTATTTTTGATATTAATCATACAGGACCATATATCTCTATTAATCCTAACAATAAAACAGCTACATATACATATACAAATATTAGTATTGATGCTGCTACAGAAACTACTACTCTAACAAATAGAGCTATCTTATCTGGTCAAAAAGTTATATTTAGTATGTTTGTAAGCAATAGTATTTCTGGATATGCTGGTGTTGGAGTTGGTAATATAAATTCTAATTTATCTTCTTATTTGGGTTCATCGGATGGAAATGCTTCTATAGGCTACTATGATGATGGATCAGTTTATTTAAACAATAGGGTCATAAATACAATAGCTAGATTCTCAAATAATACTATAGACGTTGCGGTTGATAGAGTTAATAATTTAATCTGGTTTAGAGTTACTGCCGGCTATTGGAATAACGATGCTGGTGCTAATCCGTCATCGGCATCTGGTGGCATAGATATTTCCACACTAATTGGAGATCTATTTCCAGCAGCTTGTCCTTATAGGGTTGGCAATACTCTTGCAGAAATTAGTATTAATATGTCAGTAGGTTCTATTCCGTCAGGTTTCACGTTTATTAGTTAATTTTTGATAGGTGTATTATTTATTATCAATATGATTTATTAGGAAATTTAAATGACCATAGTTAATACTTCAAATACGGCCTATACACTAAGCAAGTTAAAAAATGGAGCATCCTATAGAGTAAGGGTAGCAGCAGTTAATTCTATGGGTCAAGGAGCTTTTACCAATTATGTAGTCAATACCCCAAAACTTATTATTGGTGCAAATACTGCTAATTTCTGGAGGGGTGCCACATGGGATAATCCTTCAGATGGATTCGAAGGTAATTTAACAAGTGTTGGAACTAATGGGGGGCCAGGAGCATATGGCACTTATGATATGGGTGGACAGCTAAATGAATGGAATAGCTTGGATGGGCTTGCTAGTCCTTCAGGTTATGTTAGGGGAGGATCTTGGTTGGGGGTAGGATACAGTGTTTTAAGTCCTTTGCATAATAATATTGGTAATCCAAACTCATCGGCTCCAAATAATGGCTTTCGTTTAGCTAGTATCTCTAATATTTATTCTTTACCTAATTTTGTTAGTGTTGAAGACAGCAACAATATTGCTGATACTAGATTTCTAAATACTCTTGAAGACAATGCTGTTTTTTTTGGTGGAGAAAAGGGGCGAGTTAGGTATGATTATTTCATACAAAAATATCTTGTGACAAATAACGAATATAAAGATTTTTTAAATTCTATTGCTTCAACAGATGAGTATGGTCTATATAAAGCTGAAATGGGAATATCAAGAGGAGGCATAATTCGTAGCGGGAATAATGGTAGCTATTTATATAGTGTTAAAGCAAATTATGGTAATAAACCAGTAGCATATGTAAGCTGGTTTGATGCTGCAAGATACGCAAACTGGATACATAATAACAAGCCTAGCGGATTGCAAGATAATACTACCACAGAAGATGGAGCATATACTTTAAATGGAAAAACTAGTGGTGGAACAGTTGATAAGAATAGTGGTGCAAAATATCATATTCCAACAGAAGATGAATGGTATAAGGCAGCATATTATAAGAGCGGAGGTCTAAATGCTGGCTATTGGACTTATCCTACCCAAAGCGATAGTCCTCCATCAATCATTAGTGCTGACGGTATAGGAAACGGATCTATTGTTGTTTCACCAACCCCAACACGAACTTCGACGGTTACGCCAACCCCAACAAAAACTGCTGTTACCACCCCAACAGTAACACCTACTCCAACAGTAACAGCTACTCCTCTTAGTCCAACACCAACAGCCACTCAAACAGCAACCCCAACGGCAACAGTGACAGAAACGGTAACAGCTACAGCTACTCCAACAGTAACAGCTACCCCTGTTAGTCCAACCCCAACAACTACTTCAACAGTTACTCCAACTATTACTTCGACAATTACTCCAACAGTAACGGTAACAAAAACAGTAACAGGAACAATTACTCCAACAGTTACAGCTACCCCAACAATAACAGCAACGATTACTCAAACCATTACAGCTACAACAACAGTTACTCCAACATTAACACAAACCATAACTCCAGCAGTAACTTCAACACCAACATTAACAGCTACACAAACATTAACACCAACTTCATCTCCACCTCCTAGACTTTTAACAATTTCTCGTTCTAATGGCGGTGGAAATACATCGTCTTTCTCAGGAATCGGAACAGAATCTAGTCATTATTTTAGAGCAGACTCTGTTGTGGATATTGATGTTAATGGATTGACCCGCTATTCTTGGACAGTTAATGCCGCCGCTGCTATTACTGTGGAATTTGACTTTTTAGATCAAGATGGCGCTGACGGTTCTGCTATAGTATACAAGACTACTGGAGGATCTAAAACTTCAATGTATAGCGTATCGACCGGCACAAACAGGACTACCACATTCTCAGTTGTTGCTAATGATATAATAACAATTGAAAGTAGCGAAAAAGATGGATCTCAACTTTTCTCTAATGTCGAAATATATGCTATACCAACTATTATAGCGTCTCTTTCTGCTATCGGAGCATCTGCGTGTGGTGGATGGGATAGTGGATATGCTGGAGTTTCTGAAGCTACTGCATTTAGAAAAGCATCATTTCCAGTTAATACTAGTTTATGTTTATCAATAGGTGCTCCTGGTAAAATTCATATTAAATGGAATTCTTCTAGTTATTCACAAGACGAAAATACCTATACTGAAACATATATCAGGAAAAACGATCCTATTGATTATTATAGTAGGATTAGAGAAAGTACTTATTTGATTAATTTAAATAATACTACTGGCAGTGGATTATATGTTGGAGATGTTGTTGCTGGTGACTATTTTACATTTAATATCGATGGTAACAATGGTTCCTTAGTAGGATTAAAGGTTTGGGCTATTGCTAATGATACGTCTAGTAACTATCCTTACTCGACACAACCTATCCTACAACCACAAACGGCAGTAGGAGGAAATGCAACATTTTCTTATCCTGTAACCGTTGTAGGAACAGAAACTCCAACATATCAATGGTATAGGGGTTCGTCCCTCACCCCACAACAAAACGGAAATGCGCAATTAACTTATATTCCTGGTGCAACCTCTAGCACATTAAATCTTACTGGGCTCACCTACGCTAATGATAATGGTAAATACTATCGTTGCATAGTTAAAACAGATGTAGTTGTAGAGGCAGGCGGTGGAACTCGTGAATATGGTATAAATAGTAATATTGTCCAATTGACAGTTCCAAGCTAATAAGATACTATAGATATAGTAGCGAATATAAAATAGCCTTTAAATTACGAATCCGATTTGGTGTATTTATTCTTAAGGAGTATCAGAATATGGTCAAAGACTTAACAATATCATTCCCAGATGGAAATATAATCAATCAATCAAGTGATTCTTGTCATATTCCAAGTTCGCTTATGGTTGATGTTGAAGATTTGATTCCTGGTCGTAAATATACAGTATTCATTAAAAATATGAATAATACACAATCAATAATTTTCCCAGAAAGCTTTAGTTTTGTAGCTAAGGAAACCACAAAAAGACTATCTTTCTACTACCAATTTGCATAAAGACAGAATAAAGGGAACTTCTAAAGGAAAAATATGGTATATAGTAGCCCATCTAATCATGAAGATGATTATAATCCTCTGTTTTCTGCTCAAGCAGGGGGTCCATATTCAAATGGTTCTACTACTAGTACCAAACCTGTTAGAGTATATTATAACGGTAGCGGACTAGATGATATAGCTGGACCAGTACCATTAGTTGATTTATCAACAGTTTTTAATAGATCAGAAGCAGGAACATTATTTAGTACAACAACTAAAGTAACACTTAATGGTAAGATATTAAGAACTTCCAATACGGTAGGAACTAATCCTGATGGAACTGGAACTGCCGTTATCTTAGATGCCTCCCAAAAAATGACTGATTTATTTTCTAAAGATAATGGTTTTGGTACTTTCCAAATAAAATGCGGCAGCAATCCTATTGTCGAAGGATGCGGGGTTAAAGTTAATTCTTTCAACATAAATAAAACTAATGATAACTGGATTTTTTCCGCAGACTACACTATTGATTTAGAATATAGTAAACCAGCTTCTAGTGGATATCTTATCAGAGCCGGATCTGATTCTTGGTCGTTAGAACCCATGGAAGAATACGTTTATGCTTCATTTGCTAGAGATGTTACTCAAAAATCAGAATATCATAATCCTAATCTGGCCCCAACAAGATTATCTGCACCAGGAGCATCTAATGGAAGCAATAACACATCAACAACCACTTTGATACCATCTCCAACAAATCAAGGTGAACCAAATCCATATGGAATTAGTCAATTAAATTTTACTAATATACCACAATTTAAATTATCTCGCAAAATTTCAGCTGAAGGAATAACTGGCCCGAGTGGAACAGGGTGCGTGCAAGGTAATGTATCAGCTTACTTAAATGCTAAAAATTGGGTATCAGAAAGATTAGCCCAACCTTATAGTGCTGGTAACAATAATAATAGTGGGGTACACTTCGCTTCATCATCAATAAGTACTATATCAAATTTCGATAAAATATTTTTATACAATCATCTAAGAACAATAAATTTTAGTGAAACAGCAGGATCATATGAAGTTAACGAAACCTGGTTAGCTATGCCAACCGGAATAAAGTATGTAGAGGACTATACTGTAGAAGCTTCAACAGATGAGAGATTTGTTAGAACTGTAAGAGTTCAAGGAAGTATTAAAGGATTAATGATAGCACAATTACCAATCATGAGTGGAGTTTCTGGTTTAATTCCAACCAGCGGTTATATAGATTTGTCTTTTTCTAAGAATAATGGAGCATCAGCTACTAATCTATCTCAAGGCATCCTCAATGTATCAGGATCTACCAATTCTTATGATCAAAATTTTTATGGTACAAAATACGAGAATGCTCTTAGTGGGTGGATAAATGACATTAAACCATATTTATATAGAAGAGCTAGTTATCCTATAAATTTTGAAAAAAGTACAGATGATTATGTATCTTTAACAGCTAATCCTCAGCCACCACCAAGAAATCCGACATATTGCAAACAAAAATTATTAAATATCATTCCAGTATCTACAAATGAAGGTCATGATCCAAGAAAAGGAAGTATTAGCTATTCTTATGAATTCAACGATAAGTTTAGATTTATAAGTGGGGTTTTAGCTGAAAATATTACCATTAATCAGACAGGACCTATCGACGTTATTAATGAGGCTTTTGTTCTTGGTCGTCGATTAGGTCCAGTATTACAATCTTTAGGAGCAAAAACAAGTTCCAGAAAAGATTTAACTTTTGAAATTGTTGTTGTACCTCCCAGTAGTTTTAATGGATTTATGTTGAGTAATAGTGAGTGTCCACTATATACTGGTGGTACCACATATAAAACTATTCAAGCTATTATAGAAGGATTCAAGCCATTTGGTGATAGACAGTCTTCTGTTTTTGGTACTTTCGCTACTCGCACCAATGATACTGGACAAGTTTTCGTCTCTCAGGATAATTCTAATTGGAATCCGACGGAAGGAAGATATACTAGAACAATAGGATGGGTATATCAAACCTGTAATTTATCAAGATCTTATTTAGATGATTAAATATGGCAACACAAAGATGTAATAGCTACGATAAAATTATTGCTCAAACCTTGTTTTTAGGAGCAAGCGTATCTAACTTTAATGTTAGTAAGGGATGGGCAGGACAAGCATCTCAATTAACGGTTAATTTAATTGAAGACAAAAATTCGCCATCATGTCTCTATAATACTGGACAAGAACTAAGAATATCGAAACAATTTCCACAACCAGTAGATGGAACAACACCCACCGATGGCCGCGATCTTAAACCAGCTATTGATACATATATTGGTCTTCCAGCACAGGGTGTTTCTTTATCGACATTCGAGTTACCTGATCATTATTATACTTGTAGTGGACATCAATGTTATGTTGATACCACAGGATGTGCTGCTACAACAGGAGCACCAGGAAATCCACCTACTCCAGGAACAAAACTAGAAGATCTTATGGTTCCTGGTAAGGTTTTTTATGAATTTATGCCAACATATGCTCCACCACAAGCATTATTTTCTAAATATTGGTTTAATAGTGATCCTGGATTTTTTGGAAAACCAAATAGAATTGATACAACCGGTAATTTGATCCTTAAGTATCAATCCGACAATTTAAATCTTAACAAAGGATACGATATAATCAATACTCCTGTTTATTTTAAGATGGGAGATTTTGCTTTTGGTGGAATTGTTCAGTCTTGGAGCAATAGTTTGAATTCAGGAGGAGAAAACTATACTGTTAATATTGCTGGATTTGAAAGCGTTTTATCAAATTGTTATATAATATTGAATAATTTTGCTGGTGCTATTTATAGCAGAGCTGACGATCCTACCACAAACTCTGATACAACTATAGATAATAGTTTAGCTGGTCCAAGAAATTATGTTGGAAGAGAGGGCGTTGATTATTATGGACCAATATCTAGTGGAAATATGCCAAATATTTTTAATGTTTATGGATTTTTGGAGTCATTAGGACAAGGTGGATTTGGAGGAGCAAATATTAATCAAGAAGGTATATCTGCAAATAAGATTGTAGATGCTTTATCTGTACTAACTTCTAGTACAAGTAATAGTAGCCCAAACTTTTTTACTGATATGGACCAAGGAAACCAACAAGATTATTATAGAGATTTTGGTTCAAAAAGTGCTTTTTCTCCTTTTGGAAGAATTTTAGTAAAAACAATGCAAGAGTTTGATAGTTACGAGCCAATAAAGACAACTTTTGCTAGATTCGGGGTGATACCTCCCACATTAACATATGTAGATACCGGAAGATCAGCAAGATCAGGCAGCACTCAAATAACAGATAATTACTGTCAGTTCGTATTAGATTTGTCCGAATTACCAAGAACTCCTAATGATTATAGAATAGCTGGTCCAGTTATAACCATAATGGATCTTATTAATCAGATAACTGAAGAGTCCGGGTATGACTATCATATCTCGTACTATCCCGTTTCTCATCAAAATACCCTGTATAATGTTATTAAAGTTCATACCATATCCAGACTATCTCAACCGAAGACAAATAGCATAGAAAATACCATCAAACTATTGCAATGTCAAGGATATCCTATAAGCTCTTTACAGGTTGGTAAAGAAAAAAACGAAACTCATGCCAGACAAATGATTTTAGGAGGAAAACAACAAAGACTTTACCAAGCTAAAAGTTTAAGATTAGCCTATTCTCAAAACACATATATTTTTAACCCGATAACATATCAATTCGTTGATTTTATGAGAATGGGTAGTTGGAAACCCGATAATGCTAGAACAAGAGAACCAGGTCCTGGTGTTAGAGACTGGTATCATCATGGTAAAATTAAATTTCCATCATTTCTATCAACAAGAAACATTGACTTATCTGCTATAATTAATCCTGCTTATAGTGGATTCTATGAATATCAAAATAAAATTCAAAATAAAATTACTACAATAAGTGGAACATTTAATACTCTAGATAACAAATGGTCAGATTCAAAAAATTTAGCAAGCAATCAATTTAGTCCACTACAAGGGAATTATGGGGCTTCTAATATTGTTAAACAAAGCGGCTTGGACCCAATGACAGCCAATGCTAATTTTCCTGTTGGGGCTGCGGGTCCATTTGGAACTAATCCTAATGAAAGATTTTTCCCTATTTATATGGATGTTATATCTCCATTTTTTGGTTTTGCTATGGAAAGCGAAATAAATGTTGATATAGGTACGAATAATAATAATGATTTTAGAAGAATAAGACCAGTATTTTTTGATACTTGGACTGGACAGTTGGTTCTTCTTTTAGGACTATTCGAGCTACCAACAACTTCTGTTGATCTGGAAGGATTTTACTCCTCTAGAGCACAAAAATATTTTACATTAACAGAAAATGAAATGCGAGCCGCTATTGCCGGTTTTGAAAACTTTTTAGTATATTCATTATCTAAAACCTATAAAAATGATCTTATCGAAATGGTCAGAATAGCATTTCAAAATAAGATATATAATGAATATATTGCAGACTTGCATGTTGATGCCGCTACAGCTTTGGAAATGGCTCAGGAAGCTACTGATTGGTATTGGAAATTAACCAATAGCAATATTGCTGGTCCTTTTGGGCAAACAGTAGAAATGGCTGGAGATAAGGGCGATGGATCTGCAACTATTGATCCAGAAGCCTTAAAAGATTTACAGATTATTCATAATTTTATTAGTGAAATAGCTAATAAATATTATGGAAAAAAATATATGGTACATGCTCCGTCCCTGAGATCATACAGAGATGATCAATTTGCCGATATAGTATTATCTACTCAGGTTGGCGATGCATATGTCTTTGGTGGTGGTGGAGAGCTGCACTATAATTATGAACCCACTAACGATGGAGCTTGGGAAGAATATGGAAATATAATTGATGATACAATTGCTGTTGGATCAAAATATTGGTATAATATTACCGATGATGTGGGTAAAATTAAGCCTTTAGTCGGATATAATATCAGCGAAAGTTTTGACTATATAAGACACAATATATGTAGAATGACTATTGCTCAAGTAAATGATTACAAGTATGCTAAAAATGATCCATTTTGGAGTTTTGATAATTATGAATACATGATGAGAGTTAGAGATGGGTCTTGTAGTCTTAATAAATTTTTAGTTCCTTCAGTTGACATATCCTCTCTAGGAACTACTGATTATGTTACTGTCGATGTTGAAGGAGTAACAGACTTAACCAGTTTACCAAGAATATATAATCAATGGAAAATTACTGGAAATACTAGAACGCCATTTAATCCATTAAATTATAATTTTAGTAAGACAACAGCAAAAGACCCATTTGGTTCAGGCTTATTGGCTGCGGACGGTAGTCCAATACCAATGAAAAAACTATATGCTACAACAAGCTTGGAAGAAAAATTTATATATCTAGAACCGTCAAAATTATATGGTCCAAGAATTTTAGTAGATGCTCCGGGTTTAGCTCTTGGATTTTCTAGTAATGAATATTCCAAAGATCCTAATAGAACAGTATTATCAAATATTGCTGTAGAAGATCTATCTATTTATTTGCATTCTGTAGACCCAAACAACTGGGACAATGAATGGATAAGATTTATGCTATTCTATACTAGTCCGATAGCTGGTACACAGTCTTTTATGATAGGTAATTATGCTGCATCAGCTAATCAGTCAGCAAATTTTGTAGAAATTGCCCCAAAAGTAGCCCATCCATTTTTTGTTGGAATACCAATAAAATCTAATCAGTTTAGTTATGGTCCATGGACAAACTATCCATTTAGACAAAGAGAGAGGATATTTGTAAGTGGCAATAATATTACAACAAGTAGTTCCATACCTCCATCTTGTACTATAACAGGGGTTACATTTGATGAGAGTCAAGCAAGAAAAGCTGTTGATAATTGGATGCTACCGACCAATGTTGAGATAATAGAGGATTTTGTGCCTTGGAATTATGGAGGGATGACATTTTTGGATAGCGCTGCTCATAATGAGATAGAAAAAAAGCTTAATTATCAATCAGTAATTGAAACCGCACAAATAGATATTCCTAAATTGCCACTATTTAGTTTGGGAGGGGCTTTTGTAACCGGTATGTTGGATCCTATATTTCCAATGACTGGAGAATTATCTATTTCATATATAGATTATAAAGACAATGATTCTTTTGCTAGAATTTTACAGACATTACCAATTAATAGCGGGGCTATTATACCACAAGTTCCAACAATTACAACCAAAAATTTAGACTATAAAGTATTTGTTGTCACTGGAATATCTGTATATACTGATGGTCCAATAATAACAAATATACAAACGTCAATTGGTCAAGGAGGAATTACAACTACCTATCATTTTAGAACCTATACACAAAAATTAGGGTTATTTAATAAACAGGCTAATGATAGACTAAAAAAATTAGGTACGGATGGATTTAAGAGGAATAAGAAAATTGCAGGTATACAACAGCAAGCAACTAATATATTAAATGTTCAAAATAAATTTTTACAGGAAAAACGTATAGAGGGTGCTTCTTTTAGTGGTAAGGATTTAAGTAGTAAACTTTTTGGATGGAGTCCAAGCACAGTATTGATTGGTCAGGCTAACCCCTATATAAGATGTCCGGACAGAGAAACACCATATCTCGAACCGAATGGATTGTATAGTCAAGTAACAGGATTAAATACTGATCATTCGTCTAAGCCTTCGGGATTTATTCTAGTTCCAGGAAAAGATCCAGGAACTTATAGTGGAGTTATGAATAGTGGATATTTAACTGATATGCTATCTTCTGTTGCTTTAGGTTCTACTATCAGATATAAAACAAGTGTTGGATTATACCAATTAAAAGAAGTTGATGCTCAGATAAAAAAAGATCATGGATTGCAATCTATGATGAGTATTGATGGTATTTTTTCTCCAGTATCTTTTTATCCAACATTTAAAAATAGTACCTATAGTTATACGTTGTATGATACTTATACCTGTCCATTTTGTAAAGGTACAAAAAAAATACTTGCTGACTATGTTTTTAAAACCAAAGAGGGAAAATCAACTAATTTCACTGGTATAAAGATTTATTGTGACAAGTGCTGTAGAGGTAGTGAAAATCCTGTTGAGATGCTTAAAAGTACTCAAACAACATCATCATCGACACAATCAATAGAAACTTTACCACCATACATCATAACTAGTGGAACTGATATAACTGCCTTAGATTTTATTAAAAAAGCTGGTGCTTCAGTCTCATCTTCAACAATAACATCTACTTCATCGACATCTACTTCATCGACATCTACTGTAGGTGTAACTATACCTATTAATTTGGTAACATTAAATCCGATAGTTGTTCCTCATGGTAACTTAGCAAATACTAATGTTCAATTGTATAGTGGGATTCATCCTGATGGTAGCGGTATTCATGGAGACTTATCGATAGGTATATATTCGTCATATAGCCCTAGAATGTTTCATGATAGATGCAGACACAGTATAGAAATAGTTGGAAGAGGCGCGGTCAAACCAAAAAATATTGATATTCATAATAATATTGATTATTATATGAGTCGTAAATTTTTAAATAAACCACAATTTCAACCAGATTTTTATAACAAAGATATATTATTGGCTAAAAAAATAAAAGAAAAAGAAGGAATTAATGTAGACTATCAGATGAACGAAAGATTTCTTGGCCTTAGAGGTCCTCTAGTAATGCATGGTTGGGGTTATGATCTTGAGGGTTATCCTGTTCCTAATGCTGCAGATGAGCCTTATCAGGTTGATCAATATGGTAGACCAAGAAGATTTAAATTATTATTAAAAGCAGAAAATACAACAGTCAATAAAAAATATGACGATATATCAGATACTAAATTTGTATTTAGATTTACAAATACTACAATTAACATTCTGACAGCTATAGTAGATTGGGCCGAGCCCCCACTCGATACAAATGGTCGGCCGACAAGAACGCCACCAGATCTAAGTGATGAAGAAATTATTATTATTGAAAAATGTAAATTCCTAATTCAAAATAATCTTGACTGGGTTAAAAATTTTGAATTGGATGCTTTTTGTATAGATCAACTAGACTATGTAAAAAACTTGATGCGTCGTGTTGGTGGAGGTTTTAGTGCTAGTCAGATAGATAATTTCCATTTTATTACTTATGAGGTAATATACGAAACAAATATGGAAAATATTGGTGGATTCATGGATGATACTGTTGCTTATCCAAATGATAAAACTGCAGGATTTCAAGGACCCATAGTAAGTAAAACACAACGATGGCAAGTGACAGCGAGCAAATCTTATGAGGATCCACCGGCAACAACCCCTGGAAAATGGACAGATAAACAAAAGTTAAAACAATTTTACTTGAATTGGGCAGAGCGTACTGACCTGTGGCCTGTTGGACCAATAGATTTTAGATGGGATGAAAGCAGAAGGGTATGGACAACCAAATCCTCAGATGCTGCATCACTATATAAAATGGTTTATGTAACCTTAGAAGAAGATCTAGTAAGAGACGACGGCATGGATGAAACATACCCAGCAAGAGGTTTCTTAGATGATCTTGAATATTCAACAGAACCGTTGGCTGCTGGATTGAGAAGATTGGTTTTTGTAAAGGATAAAGCTGGATTTAGTGCTCCAAGAGGAGCAAAACTATTGTGTAGATATGATAAAGATAGCGGATTTTATGAAGCTGTTAGTAAACCATCATTTATTGCTAAGGGAGCTATTGCTCCGGGTTCAAACCAAGCAACATTAGAGATGTCTTATGCCCCAGGAAAGAAAAGAGGTGAAGCATATCCTACTATGTTGGTTCTTTTTGAAAATCCATTTAATTTATCAACATCTGGTGGTAATGGCTTATTTACATATATTAATGGAAAATGGACATTAACAACAAGCTCCTAATATGTACAAGATAAATAATATTAAGCACTGCAATATTTTTAATAATTCTTTTTTTCAAGATTTAGAACAATATAGATTAATAGACGATATTAATGGAGATACCTATATAAAATATGAATCGGAAACTGGAGTGAAACCAGTATCCGTGAGAATGGAAGCGATTACTGGACTTATAGATAATAGTGTCGATCCTGAAGTTTGGACTCCAGTACTTATAACTGGTGAAAAATTCTTAGCTAATAAGCCATTTTTTGGTAAACAGCAAATACACAATAATATTTTAGGGGTAGAAAATGCTGTAAGCTTTGAATCAAAATTTAAAAACTGGAATACAGAACTACCTTCTCCATCAGGTACAGGATTCAAAAGTATAGATATGAGCTCTAATTGGTTCGTATCGACTATGAGTACAACTATTAAACCAGAATATGGTTTATTATTTTGGTATAAAAAAAATAGTGCTCCATATAGTAGTAGAGGTACTCTAGACTATCAAGACATACCAATCAGTACTATAATATCCTGGACAGGAACATATACATACAAAGGAATGAATTTAAGCAGTGGTGATTATGGGGTTAAAATCAATGATAAAACTATTAGTTTATTGAATAAAAAATCTGCACTAATACAAAATAGTAATGATCCATATTCTACTGGTTTGAATGTTAGCTTTAACAGTGAAATACAGACAATAAATATTGGAAGTCAACCTAGTGGTTCTCATTATTATGTACTAACTAAAGGAATAAAATATATACCAGAAAATAGCAATACCCCTCCATCTTTTTATGATTTATGGATTCCAGATGGTGAATGTTTTTCATATTATGAAACTGAAATAGCTTCCATAAGGAGTAAAACTAATTTAGAAAATTCTAACACATACCTATCTCCTTCATTATATCCAGTATATAGAGAAATATATCATACACTAACATTACGCAGACTTCGTGGATCAGCGTATTCTTATAATAAGAAACAAAGTTTAGCATTACAAAAATTATGCTATTTCCTTAGTAGTTCTCCTATCATAGATAGAACTACAATAAATATTTTAAATGATGATGAAATCTATAATGCGGTAACAACGTATATCAATCTAGATATTACTGATACTGGCGATAATACAGATATAAAAGAACTCAAAAAAATACTAAATATCATATTCAATAAATACAAAAAAATATCATATCATATATATAAAAGACATAATAGAAATAATTATATACAATCAAAATTAGATTTGGTTAAAAAACTATTAGGTAAATATCCTCCATATCTTTCCATAGTGAGTGATATTGGTTTAAGCTTGAAAAAACCAATAAGTAATGGACCTCATGCTTTTTTATCTTTGTCTTCGATTGGAATGTATGATAAAAATATACCGGCAACTAGTTCAATATATAATAATAGTTCCATAGAAATTGGTAATATAAAATATTTAACAGATATTACTACATCAGGATCAGTTATAAATATTAGAGCAAATAATTTTGCAACTACTGGGTATATTCCATTAGCTGATATATCTCTACGAGCACCAATAGCTGACACATTCTATTTGGGTAGTGGAATAAGAATTTCTAACTTTAGTAATCAGTCTGTAATCAAAGGATATGATGTTAATCCAAGTCCAGGAAGTGAGGATTATTCATATCTATGGGAAAAAATAAGTGGACCCAATTGTTTGAAATTTAAAGACATAAATAAAGCCGGGATAAAAGCCTATCAAGTAACAGCATATCCTACATCATCAGATCCTACCCCAGACATCCATATTTTTTCTACTGGAACTTATGAAATTAAAGCAACAAGAACAACAACTGGAGGAGTTTCACAATCTGACATATTAAAGATCACCACATCAGATACTGAACCACTAAATTCTTCAATAACCCCACCAGCACCTTCTGTTAATAATAAGATAATAAATGGGGTTTTTAAACAGGTAGCTTTTAATAAAAGAGGTCTTTTATGGATAGTAGATTCTGATAACTATTATGATGATGGAGAAACTAACGAAGTAAATTTTGATCGGTTAAATGTTACAAAACTTAGAGATGTTCAATTAGATTTTAATATAGATGGTCAAGAAGTAACATTGATGAATCAAGATGCAAATTTAAAACTATCTTTTTATCCAAATAATACTAAAATATTATTATTGAGCATACAGATAGAGAATATGAGAGATAGAGATAATAAGTATTCTCAATGTAAATCATTTTTTAAAGAACAAGTAGTAGCAGATAAAAAAATTAGGTTGGCGGACAATGTTGAGTTGGGAGCTTCTAGTTATGTTAGAAAATATCGAGATACAACAACATTCTATTATCATGATTCTATTTCTACAAATGGAAGAACCAATAGTAAAGTATCGTACACTACCCCACTGATCTCCACAACTTTATCTCCACAAATCTTACCCTATGGCGGATACGATACTAAGGTAGTAGATAATCTTGGTATTAAAATATCTGGACATCCTCAGCCAGAATCTTTAGAAATGCCAATACTTTTATCTAGAAACAATTTTTATTTAATTCCTGGGACAGGAAAGTATTGTCATCTTAAAGAAGTTTTACCAACAGGAGATGGACATTATGTTGATTTTAGACGAGGGCATTTCCACCCCAGCTCTGGATGGATAAAAGATAATGGTAGCTTTGGCTATTTAAATCAATCGTGTGTAATATCTAATAATCTTGATAGACAGAAATCATTTGCTTTCAGTGGACCAGGACTGATGTATTTAAAACCATCAATGGATGGACAAAATTTAGTACATCAATCTACAATAATAATAAATGAAAATCTGTTAACATCCGATATCGCAATAGGGAATAAATATGGCTTTGATTCTATCAAGTGGAATAATCTTGATTATGATAATTTAAATAGTAGCCCAAATATTCCGATCCAAGATGAAAGTAGAAATAATCTGATATCTGATGGCTGTTTGAGATCTTCTATTACTTATGGAATACCCACAACAGGTATTTCACACTTAGTTATCAAAGATTTAGAAGTCAAATTGAATTTTTTGAACTATGTTAATCCTAAAAACTTGGTTGTATGGTTAGATGTTAAAAACCCCAGGTTTTCAAGGGACTCATTACCAAATGACAATAAGTTTTTTATCAAATCAAATTTTAATGGATTCACAAATAATAGTCAAGCGAATATGTATTTATCAGCATTAGGAAATATGAATACGGGTAATGCCATACCTTCCAATGGTACTGCAAGATTATACTTACTGAATCAAGAAAATATATCTAACTATAATACAAATTTTAGTTTTAAGTTCTCTGATCATGCTGATAAGTATATTAGTACATCAAAAAGTATAGATAATAACTATATCAAATCTCCACTAAAAGAACAATTAAATAATTATGGAATCATACAACCGACAGTTGTTGCTACCGGATATAATGATATAGATTCTCAAATTTATAGTAGTATAATTAAAACTAACAATATAAATACTGCCGGAAATTCATTTCTTAAATTTTATAACATACCATTAACTGGTACTGAATTTACAATAAATTTTTCTTTTATTGATCCAATAGACTATACTAATACTATTTTAGATAACCTATTAATCAATGATAGCGTAGCAGGATTATCTTCTACAGAGAATAAGCATTATTCATCTTCTGTATCTGATAGTTTATGTAGTTGGGAGATCATTGTTCATACTGACGATATACATCAACCTATAGCTAAAGATATTTTAGGATATATAGATTATTCTGCATTTTCTCCTGTAAATCCATATAATCCTTCCAGTGGCGTTAATTTTATTGGAGATTTTACTAATAAAAATTACTTGATACCTAGTGTTAATATAAATGCTCCTTATCCATATTTTGCAAATATAAATACTTGTTTTAATTGTGATCCGGATATGTATCGAGGAATATCTAGTCAGATACCAACATTTCCTTCTCTTTTACCATACGCTATGATCGGACTATCCGCAATGTCACTAGGTCTTGCGGGCGTAGTTGGTGGTCTTCAAGCATTGGCTATGGTAAGTTCTTTTATGTCTAATGGTGGTCGCGCTGATCCTATTATTAATTATTTTACTGATGTTAGGTTCTTTAATCAAACTATAGCCAGTGATGCTCAGTATTATAAGCCAATATACTCTAATCTATCTTTTGGTGATGCTAACACAGCTATAGTGTGTGCTAGTAATAATGGTGCTGAATGGTATTATTTTGAGACACCAATATTTAGATATATAAATACTCCACCTTTATCAAAAAATAAATACAAATTTATTAAATTAGCAGAAAAAAATATACCTCAATTATCACATTTTAATTATACTATAATAAATACTTATAATGATCTGAAACTATCATCAGTTATTCAATCTACAACATTTAATATAGAACAATTATCTGGTACTGGCATTATACTATCTGATATGGCTCCTTTCTATAAGAACGATATAGTGTATGTTAAAAATCAAACAGAACCTACACAAAACGGATATTACGTTGTTAAAGAAACGGCTTGGGATAAAATACCTATCTCAATAAATCCAATATTCTTACAGAATAATTATGATCCCTCATGGTCTGAACAAGATATAGTATCTGATACTAATGATAAAAAAGAAATTTTAGTAGATGGAACGAGAGCATTTGACTTTTTTGATGTCTCTCAATATATAAAAGTATCTACCATAGACGATAATAGTGTCTATATCAAAAGTAAGCATATTATATCTACTGTTAATGGATATAAAACCCTATTTGTACTTAGCGCTGGAGTAGGAACAAATGGATATATTACTAAGCCAAGTGGTGTCGCTGATACCTTATTCTTATATAGAGACGATACTACTACAAGGTCATCAGAAAAATTCCCTATTAATAGCTGGGCTTTTAGTAATAGTTTAACAGAATCTTTTGGTCCAATCAATCCAGAATCTCACATTACTACATATAGTGAAGGTAGCATAGGATGGGGAACAGATCTTCTAATACAAGATAAACTCTATACAGTAAGTCCAGATTATAGTAAAATACAAAATACAAAAGATATTTTTAACAATCAAATTAATGATAGGTTAAAATTTAATCACATAGATATTATTGATAACATAGGAACAGTCTATCCTTTTGATTTTACTGAGGATCCCAATGATCCTAATAAGGATCAATTAAGGGGTTGGTCTTACACAAAAAATGACTTGCGTTATATTTTTGAAAGTACTGATGATGTTTTTAGTAAAGATAAGATAGAAAATCAGTTGATTAAAAATTTAAGATCAACGTCTTTTGCCGATAAATCTGAGCCTGTCATGGTATGTATTAAGTCTATTCAGTTTACGGGCATTCCATTTTCCGGGGAAATCTATATAGAAAATGATTATACTAGAAACAGTATAATAAATTTTAGCCCTACAGATAAAGATACCATACGTAATAGGTTAGATCTGCTTTGTACTGGTATAATTCCTTCCAGTTTAAAGTATTATAATAATCTATCTAATGACCCAGCTTCCTGTCTAAATAAACAAACATATGATACGGGTATTTGTTTAAAGATGGAAGCAAAACAAACTCTCGTCAATCTTACAAGAGAAAAAACTAATCTACAGATGGCGCTATCTTTATGCACAACATCTGATGAGATTATGCCTTACATATCTGGAAGTATAGTTGTAAATACTGGACCAAATCTACCACCAGAAGCTAATACTATTACAGTCTCATATAAAGAGAATAGAGACTTATATTGGATTCATATTGATCCAGAAAAGCCTTGTAGATTAGCCGAAGAGATATCTATAAAAATACCATATAAAACTTCATATGAGATAGGATCAATAGTTGGTAATGTAGTTGGTGATGATTCACAGATATTACCTCCAATTAATGCTAACATAACTAATGGTATAGATGAGAATTTTGAAAGAGTTGGGAGTACAGTAACTTATACAACATCAGACGCAAAAATTGCTGAGAAAATTGCTGAGTATAAAACACTATATCCTAATATTATATGGTCTAATTCCCCTGCTCTTTTATGGGATAAGTCAGAGAATCTTGTTTATGGAGATTTGAATCTTAAAACAGGAGCTAGTAAAAAACTAATTATTTCTTTGGGAGATAATGTTAAAGATAATGTTATTCAAATGAGAGAAGAGTATATAAGACCTTTAGGTAGTAGAGAAAAATCTATCGGTAATAAAAAAATTAAGGACGTTTTAAACTTAACGAATAATCTGAAAATTAAATTTAGAAACATGCCTAGAAAAATTAAGAGTATCGATTCTGAAAGATATACTAAGTATACTTTTGATAAAAAAGGAAATCTGGTAAAACCTCCAGGCTCAACTTATAGTTCCGTCGGTCAGTTGGCTAATAATTTTGTTTGCTGGCAATGTATAGATCCAGCAGGAAAATACGTTATACCTAGTGATTTTATGGTATTGCAAAACGAGATGCTATACAGAGGATTTTTTGGTAGTATAGATGGTATAGAACATAAAAATACTAGATATATGGATACTCTGGAGGCGTGGGAGTGGATACCATATGAGTATTATATAGATACTAGACCAAATATACAATCTGGCATAGTTCCTTGTGGTAATGTCCAATCTATTATTGGTAGTGGATTAATTACACATACCTACCCAGTACCCGCAGATTCTGGATGGATGACACTTTCATGGGATGCTTCTACTAAACCAGACAAATTCACTATAGAGTATAACGGATCAGAACAGTTTAATTCTCAATATGTCAGCAATATAGCATACTATACTTTTCTTAAGCCTTCTGGCATAGACGAAGTAAAAGTAAATGTAAATGGAGGGGGTTTTGGCACCAATTGGAAGTACATTTTATCCTGCCCATCATTCCAGAATCAGCAGCCGTACTGGAGATAGAAGTATATGGTGGACATTATGACCAAGATGTGTTAGCTCTAAGAACTGTATATAAAGATCTTAATTATCTTTCTTCGAATACTTATGCCATCCCTTATTAGGAAGATAGGTATTTTCATCATCCTTACGCTTTGGAAATAATGTTCCACCCTTTTTGTGCTGACCAAAGGATAGTGTTGCGCCGCACTTGGAATCAGTACATCTTAATTCATAATAATCATTAGCGTCAACATTTCTAACAACAAACTTGATATTAGTACAACCACAAACCCCGCACTTCTCCTCAGAGAAAATTTCTTGGATTAATGCTAGTTCCTTAAATACTTCCTTTTGTCCAGAAGCCTCTAGTTCAAAAGATAATTTATCGTTAGCTCTGTATAAAACTTTCATAATTATTTCCATTCATTGTTAAAGCCTAATAAGTCATCAGGAATCTCAGTAATATTCTGCTGATGCTTAGATAATAGCCTTATTATTGTTACGGCATCTTCGTGGCTTAAAGCATAAATATTCTTAGATTCTAGAGCATTACTTTCCAAAAGCTTGCTCACATTTATATTAAGTCTTTTTGCCATAACGTCAATGAAATTAATCTGATTATTTGTGATTTTTGATACAGTATCCTGATCTGGGTGATCTTCCATATCTTTGACCATTTCTTCAGCCGCAATAACTTTTCTTAGCTTTAATGCTCGTCGTAAAGCTCTACCTTCTGCTCTGGTTTCCGCTACGGCAGTAGGATGGTTACGATATGCCTTGTCGCAGTTGCCCCAATAAACGTCAGCTGCACCGCTCACGGCCCTATATTTAACATTCATGTCATCTGACACATCTCCTTTTAATACATAGCGTATGGTGTGTGTGGCGGTGGCTCTTTTTTCGTTATCTGGACTTGGAGTTTGGACTATTTCTGTGATAGCCTCAATAACATCACAATTTAATGCTATCTCAAATATTCTCCTTAAACCGTCTGTTGTTGGATTACCACTAATCTTTTCATCATCACTTAATAAACCTAGAACATGATCAGTCCACTCGAGATCATTAGGTGTGACAGTTTTTGTTTGTACTACTTCAACCGCTTCCAATGTCTTCTCTTCAATCATCTCTTTGTTATCCTTCTTATTTTTGACCATTTTAATCCTCTATTACAAAAGTTCTGTTGTCTGGTTGTGGGAAAGATTGTTTAATATCTTCTATGACTGTTTTGAGTTTAGCATAAATTATCTGTGATCTTGTTTTTGAAAAATCTTTAGTCTGCTTTATTCTTATCAGAGCCAATCCTTTACCCAAAATCAATCCTTGTTTTTTTTGATCATACGATATATTTTTAGCTAAAGCATCTTCTCCCCAAACAGGAAGAAAATGCGACGGCCCGTCTATTTCTATCGCCGTATTCATTGTAGGAAGAAACAGGTCTATTTGCAACTTGGTATTTAGTAGGCTTTGCTCTTTGTGAAATTCCACCCTGTACCCATCTTGCAAAAGACTATCAAAAATAAACTTTTCTAGTTTTGATCCAACCTTGCTTGTTAAACGAACAGCGTCATTAGCCAATCTGATCATATTCTTTTTAGCTTCTTCGTCCATTCTTTCCCAAGCTTCTTTGCTCTTATTTTTTCTTTCTTGTAGAGTTTTACTATCTAATTCATCCCAAGATTTCAAAACTCCAATACCAATTTTATTTTTTTCTTCCACAGATCTTTCTTTGCCTTTTGTAGGATGTTGATGCTTGCCACTTTTAAGAGCATTCTTTTGAGCATCAGACTTATCTCTTATTGGTATTTTAAAAGATACAGCGTCTCTTCTTATCTTATTTGCGTATGTCCCATACTCAGAAGCTATATCTGCAAAACTCTTTTTATTATCCAGATAGGACTTTCTTATAATACTTTCTTTTTCTGACTTAGATAATTTACTATACAAGATCTTTGATTGTTTCATATGAAAAATCCTCCGATATACCTATTGGTTTTTTCCAGCACATATCATATATATCATAAAGTTGTTGATTCTTAGTTATTATATTCAGGTCTTTTGAATCGAATATTTCAGACCAATATTTAAAATTTTGGATATGTTTTGTCCAAGGCAACTCATATGCATAATAAAATCTTTTTGATAGATTAATAAAATTTTTGCTCAATATTAACGACGGCATATCGAATACTACCAAATTGCCTTTGAAAAATTTGGCTTGGCTAATATGTAATATTGGTACTGAGTTATTTTCTACAATTTCTGAATAACTATTAAAAATACATATTTGACTATATGGATTATTATCAATAAGAGATTTTGCAGTTTTTAAAATATGTTCAGATGTTGTTGTATTCTCTAGTTTAATACATAGTATTCCCAGATCAATCATGATTTTAATATCCTGTCTAAAAATTTATTATATGTCTCTATGTCTTGAGATAATGAAATTTTATCTTCTATCAATTGTCCATCTTTTGGTCTTAAGATTTTTGTTCCACAACTTAATGCTTCTGGCAAATATAGATTATCAACCAACAAACAACTACTAGCTTTATTTAAAACTTCCGCCCTATCTTGTTCTGATAGTAAGCCAATATTTTGTTGATGTTTCATCGACGATGGTCCAAAAATTCTTATATTAAATTTTTTATTTGGATATAAAACACTCAATAAATCATCATTAATATTTGAAGACCTATCAATAAAACATGGAATATATTTATCTCTCTGTTTATTTGTATTAAAGAATATATGTTTATTTATTAATTGTGGAATTTCTATCATAGAGCCTTTATCCGATTTTTTCCCGATATTTAAGCAGTACTTACTTAGCGAGTCTATAACATTGTTATCTATAATATCATGATAAAGTATTATTTTTTTGCTTTTATTAAATTCATTTATATATTGATATATTTCATTAGTCATTAATGAAGAAACAAAAATATATGCATCAAAATCATATCTATAATGTATATGATACAGATTTCCATCAATTCGATCATTTATAATAGTCAAATCATCAGATTCAATTATAGAAATATTATTAATAAATTTATCGTCGAATTCTTGTACAAATAATTTCATATAAATAGCTTAGCCTTTGATATATCTTTTACTGTGTTAATTTTCATTATATTTTTTTTGCTTATGAAATGTTTATCAAATATAGTATTATGTTTTTCCATTAAAGTATTGATTAATTCAAAAAGAAATAATTGATCAATATTGTCGGAATCACAAATTTTTTTCATATTTTGAACAGCGTTATTATCTAAGAGGGCACATTCGGACCAGGGTGTTGGTAGATCATAAAATAAATAATTGATTTCTTCCGATTCACCACATCCTATATTAAAATTTGTTTTTGGCTTGTCGATTAAAAATATTTTTGATTTAATAGAATTTTTAATGCATAAATTTTTAAACAAAATACCGTTGCTAACTATTAATAGATTATTTGATGAGGTGTGATTATCTATAAACAGTTTTATTAGTTTTGCTTGATTGGTATTTGTATAATTTGTATTTTCGATGACATGAACACGATTATATTTAGATATTACTTTCCTAATCTTATCGCACTCAAATCCTGCCCCAACATAAATATTACAGTTATTATCTATTTTTTTAAATTGCTGTATCTGATAATCTAGTACTGTTGTTGAATTTTTGATTGTCAATAAGGCTTTGGATCCCAAGGATTTCATTCCTTTGGTAATTTCTGGTACTAGTAATAGTATATCAAGCATAGTATTTTATTAAAGGATTATCTATTTCTTTAAGAGCTAGTGTGATATCTGGGTTAACAGTGTCTTTAATCTCTTCATATGTTTTTAAGGATATGAATAGACCATCCGTCTCTTCTTGATTTCTATATAAAGCATGTGCTATTGGTTGTTTTATCGTGACTATATAGTTTATGCTAGAAATATCTTTCTCCCATGAATCACAAGAAGACGCAAGATTAATCCATAGAAACTGATATTTATCTTTATTCGGATTAGTATTTAATACTATGCTAAGACTTTCTTGATAGTCAAATTCTTCCAACATATTATGTAGTTTCCAATCTATATTATTCTTTTCAAGATTTTTGAAAGAATTAATTATACTTTCTGTATTATTCTTTTGATAAGTTATTATAGAAACAAATCCTGGCTTTATCGATAAATTGATTATCTTTTGTGCAATATCTGTGTGGTCGTTCTCCCCGAGAAAAACTATCAAATAATAGGTTGCTCTATTTTTAAAATATAAATGTTTTTTTAGATCTTCAATAGATCCTATTTTATCTTTATGTTCTTCATATGCTTTCGTACTAAATGCGTATGGACAAAGATAGTTATGTATATAATAAAATTTTTCACTATTTATTATTAATTGTTTACTGTCTTTTATTTGATCAATAATATTCATGACACAAGGATCTTGACTATCTGCATAGTCTGAGAAGATACATTTCTCACAATTTGTATTTTTCATATTCCTACTCTTTGAATGGTAATGTATGTCTTAAAAAAATCTGTAGAGTTTTCTAATTTTGTGACTTTGAATTCTTGGTTTGATTCAAATATAAGTGTGATTTGCTTTAATGAAAAAATAGACTTAACTCCGTTTATAAAACCAAGCATTTCCTTATCCGATAATGCATTATTAATATATTGTCTAGAAATATGCTTGAAATTATTTATTGTAAGAGTTACTAATCCATTTGGTCTAATTTTTTCTTTTATTTCTTCCAAGATATTATTTGCTACTGATGAATCAAAATATTCTAAGCATCCACAATATATATGGTCTATTGAATAATTAACAAGATTAGATAGATCATTGATTTCTATGTTGTCGAATCCCTGTATTGTATCTTGTTTCTTGATCGTATATAGATTTATTAATCTGTTCATAGTAAAAGAGGTTCCTTTATTCTGTTAATAATGGTATCATAGATTTCATCTTGAAATTTTACTAGATCATACTTTTTAGCTAAAAAACTAATACGATCTTTAATTTTATCCACATTACGTATTTTTAAAGTTGATTCTATTATTAGATGAATTTTATTAAAATCATCTATATTTATGATTCCTTCTTCTTCTGGTACCGATGAAGACAAAACATCACATCCGCAAGATAAAGCTATTAAAGAATCGAAAGTTTTTTTTATAGATATACAAATATTATATTCTTTTAAAGTGCTAATAATTTTTTCATAAGAAATATTTTGATCAATATTTATAATGCCAGCATCTGGAAAATATTTCTTTACATAAGAATATAGTATATCCACCGATTTTGCATTATTGGGATTCAGTAAAACCACAGACTTGCGTGGTTGATCAAAATCAATTTTTACTTTTGGAATCCCATACGGTATATATTTACCATTATCTATAGACCATTCAGATTTTAATGACTCATTAGTATATATTTTAAATGAATCGCCCAATCTGTTCTGTAATAAGAATTTATCTTCTTTTTTAAGTGCTGGGTCTGGTGATTCGTGGAAAAATATCATATCCAGGATGTGTTCGCTTTTATAAAAACTAGCGTTAGACGTATACTGTACCGGATCGTTGTTCCAATATATGTCATAACAAAACATTCCACGAGTACGGATATACTCAGATTCATACATAAATGACATATCTAAATGTTTTATTAAAAATTTATCAAAAATACTATTACTATAATCATATAATATCTTTATATCTTTTCTTTTAGGATCACCAGATAAGTAGAGTATAGGACTCAAAATATTCTGCATTATTGTAGAATATGACATATTGTTTCTCCTAAATTTTTATTATTATTTTTTTTCATTCTATTATTTTTATTATTTTGTTGATTTTTTATATCTATCATTTTTTTACAGAGGTCCGCTGTCGGTATTGAGGTCATTAAATCTTCAAGATCATTTGATGTATCTATACTTATTGCCGGTATTTGTATACTAGTAGTATTATGTTTGTTTATAATATTTTTTTCTGATTTAACAAAATATTTCTCATAAAGATACTGTGAATAATCATCGTTCAGAGATAGGAAACAATCAAAAGTATTTAATGATGCTATAACTGATTCTGTCTCTAGTCCATTAAAAATAAATACAATATTATCATAGTCTATAATTTTAAGTTTTTGTTTTGTTTCTTTATAATAATTTTCTAAATCTTTTTTATCTTGCTCTGTACCTTTACAGCATATTAAAAGATTAACATTAGCATAAGAACGAAATGATATAAGAAAAGAATTAATGATTTTCTGAATAATCGAAATATTCTGTTTATAGGTTCCTATAAAACCAAAAATAAAATTGTCTCCAATTTTTTCTCCAAGATTATATCTTTTATTAGAATGCTGCGATATTTCTTTATCTGAAAATGATTCATCAAAAACAACTATAGGAGATGTTATATTTGATCTAATTAATATTGTTTTATCATGATCGTTGTCAACTAATACGTAGTCGAATGAATTAAGCTTCTGATAATTTTGATTATAGGAGACTTTTGATATTCTATTATCGATAATGGGTATTGCTATATTTTTAACAGATTTTTGTATTGAGAGGTATTCTACTGGTGCATGTTGTATTAGTGAATTTAATTGAAATTTTTCTGGAATATTCTCTATAAAATTAAGTATACCAGTATCATCTTGAGTTACAGACAGATCATCTATATATAATGGTCTACCTATAATAGACATTTTTTTTATGATAAAGGCTCTATGGATAGACTCTAAATAAATTTTTGATAGTTGCCCCATATAATCATATTGTCTATATGGACCAATGAATATTGTTGTCATAATAGTTCTTATGTGTTTGCCTTGATTGATGCATATTGTATGAAGTCGTCATTGAATTTAATATTTTCAGATCTAACCTTATCTGAATGATTTATATTGTCTATGTATGTATTTATATATGTTACTATATCATCATATTCATGCTTAGTAATATTAGACCCATGCATAGAAAAGCCATAATCTACATATTGTAACAAAGTTAGTATGCTCATAGATGATATCTTGTCTATATCTTTTAGATGACTAAAGCATAATTTTGCTGTATTATCAAAATGCTGACTGCTATTTGTGTCTATTTCTTTTTCAATTTTATTCATAAATGTTGCTGAACTGTGCCAGTCTGATCTATAGGTACTGTCTATATGATCCAAATGATTTTCCCATTTTTTTGCTATGTCATCCCAATTATAGTATTTTTCTGTAAGCTGTCTAGTCTTTTGGCCTATAGCCGATCTCTCTGAGTCTGACATATTGCATAATTTAACTATTTCATTTGCTAATTGTTCATTATCTGGATAAACTCTTATTGCTTTTGTTTCAAGTTCTTTAAAGTATGATTTTGGACTAATAGGAACAGCATCTAGCTTTTTTACAATATCGCACATTGCACTATAATCAACTGTAAATATTGGTAATCCGCAAGCTCCTGCTTCTGTTTGTGGGCATCCAAAACCTTCGCATATGGAATATTGTACATAAGCATCGAATAGATTATAGACCTTAGCTAGCTGTTCAGTTGATATTCCATTTGTTACAGAGGAGAATGTCATGCTTTTTTCCAAACATCTTGAACATACTTTTTGTGGTCCTACAAAGACACTTGAACTCATATTACCACAACGTCTACATAGATATGTAAATAGTACTCTGTTAGCTAGTCTGTGTTCTTTTAAAAGTTCTGGCAGATCCCAACCAGCATCAGGATAACTTGTATGAATATACAAATATATTTTTTTACCCAGCGGATTATTTTCTTCTTTCAAGATATCCATAGCTTTTCTAAAAGAAACCATAAGTTCTGGTATCAATTTTCTTTTTTGATTTCTCATAACTGATCCTATGACTATGCTGTCATTAGGTATGTCATACTCTTCTTTTAGAGATTTTTTGTCTTTTACTGGATGAAACGTAAAGAGATCAACCCCAGGGGATGCGGTATCTATATAATTTATCTTGCCTGAGCTTTGATCTTTTAGAACATTGGCACCCCAATCAGAATAAGTAAAAATACTGTCGGCAGAGAGAAATGTGTCTATCCACTCTTCCTGCTGTGGAGCGGAGTCAACTGTTGGCATAAGTATCCAATGAAAGAATTTTCTTAAAGGCGATAGTGCTTGGTACGAACTCATCCAATAATCCCTAATATCTATCACAACATCTGGCTTAAAATCTAATAAGACTTTTTCAAATCTCCATCTACCAAATTGATTATCTCCCCTCGAAGTATACTCTTTGTGTCTTGGATCATCTTCCTTGACTGCATTAGCATAGTATCTCCAAGGTATATTCTTATCTCTTGCATCATTTACCATGCCATAAGAAGCAAATTCTGCTATGTCATACTTGTTAGTCTTATACAGTCGAGATAGGATTTCTCTAGTATAAATTGAAAAGCCAGAGCTAAGAAAGCTGGCTTCAGAAACCATGAGTATTTTAAGTTTTGATTTATTCATAATAATAAAGAGGGAAGATAAAAATAGGGGCGTTTTACCGCCCCCATCTTTATGAAATTATATTCTAAATATCCTAATCAGAAAGCAACGGACTCAGCAGGTTCCGCTTGTTCGCCCTTGCCCTGCTTTGACAACTTAGTAATCTTAGAGAAATTATTAACTCTAACCTTTAGACTACTATGCTTAACGCCATCCTTTTCCCACGTATCATTGCGTAGAGATCCTTCTACTAGAACCAGATCACCCTTCTTAAATGAAGATCCTATGATCTCAGCACCACTGTCCCATGCTTCGCAATTAATAAATGAAGTTACCTTATCCTTTTCACCACTAGCCTTAGTATATTCCCTAGAGACAGCTACGGTAAAATTAACAACAGAAGTCTGCTTGCCGCCAGTATTAACGACTCTTAGCTCAGGATCTCTTGCTAAATTACCTCTCAAAATCGTGATATTCATATCATCTCCTTAATTAAAAATTTAAACCAAACCAAACGAACACGATAACATATGATAATCGATGGCATGTGATTGTCAAGATCTCGGCGTAAAACACTTATCGACAACCAAACCATCCTTTGTTTTTGTTTTGTTGCCAATAAAAATTAGCACATTACCTTGGAATAGATGGTGCTTATATGTCTCTAATTGTTCCGGGAAAAAGATAACAGAATCCAATAGACCATAAGCATCTTCAACACTAACAAATGCCATTTCTTGTCCTGGATTTTTTCCCTTTTTTGTCTTAATAATATTTACATTGCTAACTTCACCGGCTAAGATTATTTTTTCTGATAGTAGCGTAGTTTTAAATTCTTTACAATTAGTATTGGTCATACTAATATCATAAGAGTCTAATTTAGAGCAAGATATGGCTACACCCAGAAAAGAGTTTTCTGAATCAGATAACCATTCTATCTTATCTGTTAATGAATAAGGAGGATGCTCCAGTGATCTTATTAAGTTAGAAATTGGCTCTATTCTCTTTTTTGTTATCTTTTCATTAAGCAATGCTTGTAGTACGACCTTTATATCTGATGTAGGCTTATCACTTATAAGGCCCGCAAATAGTTCTAACTCTTTCTTGGTTAGAGATGACAATATTTCGTAATGAAAAAGTATTTCAGTTCTATTTTTTCTAAAATAATCCAGAGCGCCACTACCAACAAGAGCTTTTGCAGCTGTTGAGTTAATATTCAGTAATATGTGACAGATGCTTTGAATATATCCTAATGAACTAATATCTTTTTGCTCATTAAGTTCTAGCAACTTTTTAAATACAGAATCTCCAACACCTTTGATATCTGTTAATCCAAAATATATATTCTTATCTTTAATGAAGAAATTCTTATTAAGATTGCGTAGATCTGGTAATCTAACATCAATACCCATCTCATTAGCATTTCTTGCCAATTCTTTTATCTCTTGCTGAGGATCTATCTTGTCTTTAGCAAACTTTAAATATGATGCAAAGAATATCCTGGAGAAGTGTGCTTTTGTATAAGCTGAGAGATATGCGTTCATAGCATAACTTATACTGTGTGACTTATTGAAAGAGTATCTTTGTGATTTTTCAATCCAGCCAAAGATTTCTTCTGCCTGATCCTCTGTTACGATATTCTTTTCTTTGGATCCTGTTAAGAATTTTTTCTTCAATTTAGCCATTTCTTCTGGCTTCTTTTTTCCAATAGCCTTTCTTAACATATCAGCTTCCTGCAGATCAAATCCTGCAATATCATGGGCGATCTGCATACTCTCTTCTTGGTATATCATCTCTCCATATGTTGTCTTTAATGCTGGTTCTAATGCCATATGAAAATAGTCAATACTTTCCAATCCATTTTTCTTATCTATATAATGATTGGTAATACTCTTGCCATCTCTTACAGACTCTAAGCATCCTGGTCTAAGAATAGCTATCAACCCAGATAACTGTTCAATATTTTCTGGCTTAAGTTTTTTAGCCATCATTTGCCCGAGCCTAGACTCCAACTGAAAACATCCTTTAGTATTACCTTCGGATATCAAGTCCCAAGTTCTGTGACACTCCAAATTAAGATTCTCTATATTAGCAGAGAAATCTATTTTTGGAATATCGCCAGAATTGTCTATTACTTTAAACTTACAACCGCAATCAAACGCAAAAAAATCAGACATTCGCAAATGACCCCTTAAATTTTATCTTGTTAGATAAATTCCTATGCAATTTTAAAAACCTAATTAATATATCAGCAGTATCTTTTACGTCTTTCAGAGCATCATGAGCACCTTCTTTTGATATACCTAAATAATCTCTAAGATTATCTAGAGTATAATTTTTAAGCTCATTGTTACCTTCAAACCAATAAAATACCATATTCATCAAGTCTACAACATCTCTAGGATAAAATAGACTAGACTTGCCCTCTTTATTGAGATTGTCATATTTTGTACTAAGTCTCTCAATAATTTTCAGATCAAACCTATTTATGTTATATCCCGCAGCAATGGGAGCACTAAAACAAGATTTTCTTTCGGATCTTGTATGATACATATCCAGGTATGATGTAAACATTTTCCATCCATGATCCTGCTTCTGATAAGACTTCCATTCTTTTAGAATATCCTCTTTAGAAGAACCTCTCACCTTTGCATGAAAATCCAACACATCACTATCTGCATAGTCATATTCTGGATTATCTATCAATGCTTCTGGCTTAATACTAATATTAAACTCGGAGTCTGGCACTACTTGTAGTTTAAGAGGATCTATAATTATGGCAGCTATCTGAACAGGACTACATTTCTCTGGATTAATACCGTCAGTCTCCAGATCGAAAACACAAATTTTTTGAAAATTAGGCATTAATTGACCACCACCATTAGGTTATCGGTAAAAAATACTCTTGAGTTAGCGTCATCTACCAAATGAGCATTAATAGACTGACAACAACTAACTTTTACAGCATTTACCTTGGTATACTCAGAACCATTTACGCTAAAATTTTCTCCTACCGCTACTTCACCGAAAGTCTTTTCCATGGTTATTCTCCATTTTTTAATAGGTCAGAAATAGTCATAATCTTATCTAGCATAGCTACGCCTAGAATATCAAATTTAATTACACCCAAAGATTCCAGGTCCTGCATTTCCATGCCCGCAATAAGTTGATCATTTTTTGAATCATAAATCATGGGGCAAACATTACTCAATTCATCTATACTAATTACAATACCAGCAGCGTGTTTTGATTGATTAGATTTAGTTCCTTCCAAACGAATAGCCTGTTCAAAACGCTTGGCCAGAGGACCGGCTAATTCTCCTTCCTCATTAATATAGCACCACTCCTTGAGTTTGTCAACATTGTTTTCTAATGCCCAACGAATAATGGATGCTTCGCCAGTATCTTCTTTCATTTCTTGCAATTCGTCTGCAATTTTTGCTTCATCCGGGATGTATTTTGTTATACGATTCATCTCTTCAAATGCCACGTTGCCATATACTCTTAATACTTCCTTTAAGGCTCCACGGCCTTTCATAGTATTATAAGTTATCATTTGAGATACCTTATTGCTTCCATACTTATTTTTAATATATGAGATGATTTCTTCTCTTTTGTTAATTGGTACATCAACATCTATATCTGGCATGGAAATACGGTCAGCAGTATTTCGACCAGAATTATAAAATCTACTGAACAATAGATCATACTTTATAGGATCTATAGCAGTAATTCCTATTAAGTAGGATACTAAACATCCAGCAGCAGATCCTCTTCCTGGTCCCGGAAGCCAATTATTAGACTTTACATTGTTAAGTATGTCTTGAATGATAAGAAAGTAGCTGGACAGCCCAGCGCCCTGCAAAACATCCAATTCTTCCTTAATTCTATCAACATAGATTTGTTGTTTATCCTTTGGAATATTATTGGCTATCTTATCTCTCCAACCATTTCTGCATAATTCTCTTAGATATTCATCTGGATTAAATCCTTTTGGACATTCAAAATTTGGAAGAGCAGGTTTATTTAGAATATCATATGACTCTATCATAGAATCTACATGATTAGTATTATCTATTTCTTCTTGAGTGTGTAAATCAGCCATTTCTTCTGGAGACAATATGTAATAATTATCTGACTTAAAAAAACATCCCATAGGAACATCTTCATTATTAAGTATCTTTTTATTGATATCAACAAGAGTAGTCTTTAGATTATTACATAAAAGGATCCTTTGATCAACAGCATCAGATTTATCGCAATAATGAGCATCTGGTGTGCATATTACTTTTGTTTTAGTTATTGATCCAAGTTTTCTTATCAAATCTGTTAACTGAATCTGTTCTGGTATATGTTCTCTATCCATGAGTTGAGACTCTAGAAAGAAATTATCTTTACCAAACATATCCTTCATCTTAGCTATCATTTCAATAGCTTCTTTTTCGGAATCATCTTTGGATCTTAGTATCTTATTTGCTAATACTGATCCTAAGTGACCACAAAAACCAATTAGATTACCATCTAAGAATTCTTGTAATCTATTAAAGCTCAATCTTGGCTTATGATAAAAATTATGCTTACTATTAGATTCAGATATTATTCTGATTAAACTAGCCCATCCCTTTTTATTCTTAGCTAAAACTATAAAATGTCCAAGCTTACTATTTTCTTTAGTCTTTATGTGAGAATCATCTTCGCTGATATATAGTTCACAACCTAAAATGGGTTTGATACCATTAGATTTCATTGACTGGTAAAACTGCACAGTTCCAGATATTGTTCCGTGGTCAGTAATTGCACACGAAGTTACTCCAAGAGTATTACATCTTTTTGCAATTTGTGCAGGCTTAGATAGTCCATCCAAAAGTGAGTAGTGTGACCCACTTAAGAATGGACGTGCAGAGGAATATACCTCTTATTCACGTCCATCTTTTATTTTCCTTCTTTTGGTATTTTGGGGGTGGGTCAATGAGAAACTGACTCGATGTATTGTACGATACGAACGGGTGTTGTCAAGCGACCGAAATATCATTCTGTGGTTCCGGGTGCTTTGTACTTTGCAAATGAGTGATTCTTATTCTTATACTCTTTTACAACAGAATCCATACCATTCAGATCAATATCATGTTTAATTTGTTCACATTTTGTCATTGTTGAACCAAGACTGCAAGTTTGATTTTCTCTATATTCTACTTGCGGTTGTATGTGAGTATTGTCGAATGTTGTTTTACCAAAATGGCATAATTTTGTACACATCCAAGTTTTATTAAGTCTTGGCCTTCTTGTATTCTTAACCACCTCAAATTTTTGACGTAACATATCCTCTGTCTTAGAAAGATCTGATTTATCAAAACATATCGAAAAAGGTCCACCGTCATTGATAAAATAGATAGAAAATATAATGTGGTCTATGTGAGGATACAAATGACTAATAGCATAATGATATATTCTTAACTGTGGATCAGTCTGTAGTTTTTCTAAGGTCTTTTCCTTACCAGTCGCCCAATCTAATCTTCTACCAGTTTTCCAGTCAATAATTTCAATAGTATTGTCGTTTACTAAGGTTATAAGGTCTATAGTACCCTTAATACCCAAATTACCTTCTAGCTTACCTTCTGGAGTATCATAAGAATATGCTGCCCAAGGTTTTTTAATCTCGATATCAAAATGTTGCTCTGGACATAGTATATGTCTATTCCTTGGATCGAACATACCATCATTAAATTCTATTGCTTTGTAAACCCATGCGTGACAATCTTTATAGTCTTTCAATGCCCACTTGTGATGAGAATTAGCTTCTGAATAATGCTTATATACTTCCTCTATAATAACATTCAAGCTATAGTTTGAGATATTTACTTTTCCTACCACATCATCATCGATAACTTTAACATCATCTTGCTGTGCCTTTTTTATAACTGCTAGTATTTCTAAGACTTTATGAACTATGGTTCCTTTATCGGCTTTTTGGCCCGATGGACCACGATAGCCAAGAACATATTCGAGAAAATATTGCTGCTCGCACATTGAGTGTGTGTTATATGAACTACTTCTAAAGTATGTGACTATAATGGTAGAATCTCCTGTAAAAATTTTTGTATATCCATGCATTGATCATATATGTTCATATTTTCATTATCGCAAATATAATCAAAATTAGACCAATCATAGTTTTCTTTATCCAATGCTACTTCAGCTTTGGCTGATGAATTAAAAGGATTTCTGGTTAATCTAAGTACCTTACCACCCTCTGTCTTAATACTATCAGCTTCGTTTGGGAATCTACAGTCAGCGATAATAGCTATGGAAGGTTTTTCTTCTTTGATCTTTTTTATGGTTGCTTCTACCCAAACATTATTTTTAAGAGTACGAAAAATATTGGTTCCAATAATTTCCATAGCCTCTCTTCCAGAAAGCTGTTTATCATCCCATGTTAAGTCTGTTAAGGTATTTTTTTCTTCATCTGATCCATAACATTGTTCATACGTTAGTCCCAGGATATTCATACAAATATCTTTTTTTAGTGGATCAGCAAAACTATATACTTTAATGTGTTTCTCTAATTTTTCAACTACCTTATTTAGTATAAAGTCATTTCTATTAATATTAGATAGATCGAATATTCCAGCATAGTTTCTATCATTTAAAAGATCCGAAACTACTATTTGTCCATTTGGATTTATTGATACCTTTTGAGCTATTTCTAATTGAGCAATAAATAGGGAGATTATAAAATTGCTCGATGTACTCTTGCCCGACTGCTTTTTTCCTGAAAATCCTATGATCATATAAAGTCTTTAATTAGAGGTTTAATTTCGTTATTAATTTCTTCAATACTCATTGAAGCTATGTCTTCTTTACTAGGAGAGATATTTTTGATATTATATGTTTTTTCGCATTTCTGCTTTATTTGAATAGCCGCCTTTTGACCAGCATCGTCATTGTCCATTATAGTAATAATGGTCATGGCACCAGAAGTGTCCAAAATCATTTTCTGACGATCACTCAATGATGAGCCAAATATTGCTACAGCATTAAGTATACCCGCTTCAGACAATCTCCAAACATTTCCTGGGCTTTCAACAAGAATAACGCATGATGTTTCTTTGATTCTATGCTGTGCAATCCAAAAATTATACAAATGTTCTTGGGTTTTAAATCCAGTATTATGTCTCCATTTTGAGTATTTCCATAAAGAATCAGCAGATGGACAGCTTGTTTTTGGGTCGTGGTATGCTTTGCATTGTGGGCATTTCTCATATATACTTCGTCCGGTACAACCGACCATGTATTTAAAATCAGGGTCGTATATCGGAACCACGGCCCTCCCATTCATCTCTTTACCTTGAACCCGACAGTCTCCTACATCATAGTTGTTCAGAGTTAGGGCGGAAAATCCTCTGTTAAGAAAATAATCAGAAGGAATAGATAGACTTCTCCTAATTACATCTTTTGATATCTTTGGACTATCGTCTTGATTATTGTTGCTAATGTATTTAACCGTATTAACAAAGGCCGTTTTTTCTTTAGCTTTTCTCGATATCTTTATGCTAGAAAAATCTTCTCGTATAAAAGCTGTTGCAAAATCTAGCGCTTCTTTGAATGAGCATAGCTTATCTCCAGACTTTACCCAACCATAAGTATTGTGAGATAAACATCCTCTAATGAATCCTATAATTGATCCTTTAAATGTTTCTTCACACTGATGAGTTCTACACTTCCAGTTACCTCTATATGAGTCACCTTGATGATAAATATTAAGTGCAGACTCATTATCTCCACCATGAATTGGACAACTCATAGCAATAAGCTTACCAAGATTCTTATACCCCTCTATTCCTAGAGTGTCTAGAAGTTCTTCAATATTTTCACATAAAGCATCTGAAACGTATTTCAGTTTTGCTTGATCATACGAATGGGATTTCTTGATTTTGTTCATTATTATTGGCATCGATTAAAAATCCGTCTGAGTTTGATTTGTTATTATGCATTATCTCTAGCTTGGTCTGACCTTCGGTAATCTTGGCACACCAACCCTTCATATGACAATTAATGTAGTCGTTGTCATCCAATCCTCCACCGTGCCTACTAATTACTGGTACTAGTTTACGATTACCAGATTTTCCTCCATCTTCGGCAATCTCTTCGTCAGACTTTCTTTTGAATATGGAAAAGTTACTGCATAGCCAGATAATTCTATCTGAACCACTTGCAGAATCGGTACTCTCTTTAGATATGCCATCACGATTAAGCTGAATAAAAGAAAGTATTGGAACCTTATATTTAACAGCAAAATTATGTAGCGCAGTCATCATAAAACCTAGAACCTGATATTCTTTTAGGTCTTGAGATATTCCACCAGAATCCATTAACTTTAGATAGTCATATATAATAACACAATCCTTAGCTGTTCCATCATCATTTAAACCAACGTCCTTAACTAGCCACCTTCTCATAATGGCTAATTGTTCATCGAATGGTTTTCCAGCGATAGACTTATGATAAAGCGGTGCGGCTTTAAGATCCTTAACTGCTTGTTCTATTTTCTTAGCATTAATAGGAGACTCTGTAAATTTGCCAGTCTCAATCTTGTTGATCTCAATTTCTGTACTCATAGCTAAAATTCTATGGATATGATCTTCTTTATTCATTTCAGTATCCATATTTAATACTGGAATATTTTGTTTTGCTATATGGTAACCTATGTTATCAGATAAGAGGGTTTTACCAACTTTTGGTCTTGCTCCGATAACATTGATTGTTCCTTTTCTTAGTCCTCCACCTATTGACTGATCATAAACAGGGAACCCTGTGGAAATACCAACCTGATCGATCTTATTATTTTGTAGATATTCGATATACTCATCTAACCCAGCAGACATGAATGTTGGAGCATTATCGTTATCGTTATTCAGTGAGGATGAGAAGTTGAATATTGAATCTTCTGCGATACCAATAATAGATGATATTGATTCTGATCCTGATATATCTAGCAGCTTTTCCTGAGTATTGCCTAGTTCCTTATGTAGTAGTCTAGCTATCTCAAGCTTTCTGATCTTGGCTGCAAATTTTCTAATATTTTCCTTATTAACCGGAAAATCTTTAATAGCCTTTAGATGTTGGGCTTCTTCTTTCTGACTAAGAATATGAGACATTCCTAGTTCTTGAGCGGACGAATATATAGAAGCTATGTCTATAGTAGATACTGATTGTCCCTTTTCAAAGATATGCTTACAGCACTTGAATAGAACCTGATTACTGTCAATAGTAAAAGATTCCTCTTGAACAATATCTCCTATATCAAGAAATACTTCTTCTCCATATTGGAGCATACCACTCAATACAGCTCTTTCGGCTGATGGATCACACAAAATCATAATTTATCCTGCTGATGATGAACACTTATTACATTTATATCTTGATGGAGACTCGACCAATGAAGGACTTAGAGTTTCTTCTTTACCGCAAATTCTACACCTAACTACTATTGGCTCAAACTCTCTAGCTCTTGCAACTGGAGGATGCTTCGATAGTCTTTTATCTATCTCAGTATCCTCTTTATGCATATTCATTTCTGGCATATTTAAAAACTTATTAGAGTTTTGTGTTTGGCCTTTTGGCTTTCTCGAACTCTTTGTTTTAATGGGACTAGTCTCCTCGCTGCTTTCATCAGAATCGTCTGACGGTAGCATATTCTGTAGTAAGGAGATAAGCTGTTTTAGCTGGTCGGGATTTTTACTTAGTTCACTGAGGTCCATTTTTCACCTTTGCTCTTTGAATAGATAACATAATATCAGATAAGTGTTTAATACTATTTGCTAAATATTGAAGTCTATCACTTCTTTGTTTAGCATATTTTTTAATCTTATTTAATGCTGATGCTTTCTCATTATTCTTAATGGCCTGAAAAGACTTTTCAATATATCCATATCCCTTATAATTATTAATCTCTTCAGCAATTGTTTCTTTAATAGTCTCATCGGCCCAGTTTAATCTAGAAAGCTCTCTATTTATTGATCTCTGCACATGAAATGCGAACTGACCTAATCTGTATGCTATTTCCCCACAAACCTCTGGGGTTGTTTTTTCTAGTTCATCCCTACTCATTTGAAAATAGTTATTAAGCTCCTCTTCTGGGAAAGAGTCTGCTCTATAAGATCCAAGACCAATATTCTTTTCATATTCGTCAAGAATCTTATCCCATTCATTAACTTGTTCTTTCGTGTTCATTTTTGATCCTTAATGTCCATTGATCCGTTTGATCAAATGGAAGTTCTATATACTCAATACCATTCAATTCACACCAATCTTTTTTTTCTTGATCTCGTTTCTTGTGTCTTATAAAACCTAGAGGACTATTATGAAAAAATCTACTAAACTTATAATGCTGTTCTCCATGAACTTCAATACATCTTTTTATAAGAGGTAAGTAAAAATCTAAATATAGAGTTTCTGATCTTCTAATATTAACCGGTACTTCTTCTAATACCTGCAGAGTTGGAAAGCACTCATGTATTAAATCTCTTGCCTGTAAATGTAGACTAGATTTATTTTGAATTGATCCATGAGCGATATTGCCAACTAACTGCCAATTATAAGAATTACCATCTAGATCTTTTACTTGCATTTGATGCCCATAGTATCCTTGACTTTTGTCCATAAATCGTCATAAACTTCTGGATGGTCAACTAAGTATTGTCTTGTTTTTTCAAGACCTTGGAACTTAGGCTTGTCCTCGACAGATGACATAGTATACCATGCCCCACCCTTAGATACAAGCCCTAAATCTACAGCAAGTGTCAGTAATTCCATCTGTTTGTCAATCCCCTGACCATATCTAATATAGCTTGTAATCTTACCTCCGGGAGCACCTAGAGCAGAGCATAATACTTGCCAATGTACTTCTTGACCAATTTGAGGACTATCAGTACTTAAATTCCATGGACTAAAATAATTAGCCTTGATTTTGATATCTGTTTGATATGCAATAGCCTGACCACTCTTTTCTTTCCATTCACTATGTCCCATACCGGGGTTGCCCATTTGGTGAGTAATACCTATGACAATGTTTCTGTTAACAGGAATAACATTAGCCACCTTTCTGCAAAACTTAGCTAATAGCTTGGCACCATCTGCTCTTTGCATCTTATTCATATCGCTAGTGATTTCTGCTTCTGTACATAAAGCAGAATATGAGTCAATGATGACCACCGATCCTGGAATTTCATTAATAATTCTTTCACCAATTTGCAAATATTCTTCTGCGTGTAAAATCTTACCTTCTTGAGACCCTATAATATTAAACTTTTCTAAATTTAATCCTGGGATACCTTCTAGGTCTCGTTTCTTTAATCGTCCTTCTATATTCAGATAGTATACTTCTCTGCCTTCCTTAAATGATCCGTGTGCATATTCTGGTCTTTGAGCAGTGGCGCAGAAATCTAATGAGGTTGTAGTCTTACCGCATTTTGGTTGACCGGTAAAAATAACAAAACTTCCTTCTGGGATACCACCATTTAGTACGACATCTAATGCTGGACTAACTGGAATAGTAATCAAAGACTTATCAATAACAGCATTTGCTGTTAACATTACGTTGTCACCAAAATTCTTCTTAACGTCTTCTTTAAGTGCCATCATCTATTTCCTTAAGTTTGGATAGAACATTTTTCTTTACCAGATCTTTTCTATATGACTTATCGTTCTTTCGATCAATATCAATAGTAAGGTCTGTGTTTTGAGACTCTAGGAGTTCAGAATGTTTTTGTATAATAGCGGGCAAATGTGGTGCTCGCAAAGAGTAAATTTTTTCTGCTTCCTTGTCCCTGATAGCATTAATAATAGCTTTAGCGCCATATGTTTTTAAAAGCTTATGGGCAGAAGCTATTTGGTTCCTGTAGTAAGCTTCCCATTTCTTACTAACCCAAAACCTATAATGTAAATCAAGCTTATCTTTTCTTGCTTTATTTTCACATATTAATTCAGTGATATACTGTGCTGCTGAAACTGTCTTGCCATTAGAATACTTGGACAGATACTGGTTATTATTTTCCATTTTTTGGTTTAAAGATGAAACTATCATTTCTTGTTCTTGGGATATTTGCCATATTATCTTTTAGAGAATCATTAAGTGCTGATGCCGCACCTGTCATTATTGCTACATTATTAGTCTTCTTACCAGCAGTCTCAGTTATCATTAAATTTTTAGACTTACTTACCGAAGATTTAGCTGTCTTTAAATTGTTATCAGATGTACTTGTACTGATCTTTTCTAATACTGTCAATACTTGCTTTTCTGTTATTTTTAATTCGTCAGCAATTTCTATTGGTGACTTATTCTGACTGTTTAACCAGCTAATAGCATACCCTAATGTTTTATTAATTCTAGCCATAATTCATATCTCTCTTTCTGCGTTATTTAACCATGCAAGATTCTTAGTTTTCAAAAAGCTTAAATACATATTAAAAGCTTTTAGGTTTACTTCTTTGTATTTATTTTGAGCTCTACAAACTCTATCTAAAAACGAACTAATTTTTGTCTCTCCATATATAGACATTGGATTAAAAATTTTACCGTTGTTATCTAGTTTTATAGTATACTTAACAGCCCCATCGTCCCTTACAATTTTTTTAGCAAGTACATTGTTGTTGTCCTCACTATTGCATCTAGGATTATTATTTGAGTCAAGAAAATCTTCTTTTCCTCTAAAACAATAAAACTCATCTCCGCTTTGAATATTGTCTGAGGATGTATTTTTTGCTGAATGTATAAAATTATTCATTTTTTGTTCCTGTATCTTTTTCGTATGTCTTTTGTGCTGAACTAGCCAAGCATCCTTCTAAAAAACCAAAGAATGAATTCATAAACTCTTTATAGTCAGCATCTTCTTTTACTGGGATATGGTAATGCTTAGTGCAAATTTCTTCATATCCAGCATCTTCTCCCTTTTCATTTTCACTTATTACACTAGCAGTAATATTGAAAATAATTTCATGCTTACAACTAATCTTCTTGTTCTGTCCTTCAAATAGAGAACTATATTGATTTTCCATTTTTATACCCATTTAGTCTTTGGAGTTTTCTTCATTCTGGTCATTCCCTTTGGTAATTCCGATGGTGCTGGACCTTCCTTATAGTCGTTGTGCTTTTGATATAGATTTAATTTTTGATCATCCGTTAATTTATCTCTATTTCTATTAGCTAGATCGCCGATAGTTTTAAGTTCGGAATCAGATTTCTTAACCGATGAGTTTATAGTTAGTAGATCTTCAGTATATGCTCTAATAACATTCCTAGAATTAGAACACTTTTCGCATCTTTGTTTATCTGAATAATCTTTTATGCTACATATAATTTCAAATTTATATTTGCATTTTTCACAATAGAAGGTATATGCTGGCATACTATTACTTCAGTTCTCTCTGTGCACTATTTAACCATTTAGTATTATTTGTCTTTAGAAAGTTAATATACTGATTAAAGACACTTTCTGTTACTTCAGAAAATACGGCTTCTATCTTACAGGTTTTGTTTATGAATGAAGACTTTTCTTTAGTTTTTATTGAATGCGTCTCTACTGGATTAATAATATTCTTATTAGGATCAGTCTTGATATAAAATCTATATGATAGATTATTTGATCCAAAAGCTTTTGCCACCTTACTCTTTACAGCTTTAGCAAACGTATGATCACTTTCAGTTTCTGATCTTGGAAATCCTTCATCATCGCAAAATGATTCATGTCCTAGTAGGGTATAGAACTTATTCTGCTCCTGGCTTTGTTTAATCCTAAAATCTTCAGTATCAACTCGCATTTAATTATCCTATATATGATTCTGGCAAATATAGATGCCATTCTTGAGGAATATCTGTTCTTATAGTAGATAGGTGGTGTGATATGGGCAAGTAGCGGATATTTTTTTGTGGTATGATTGGCAAGTTTAGTAATGGCATATTAGCTTGTTTTGGAGTTTTATTTCCTTTTCTCCTATTACATTCTACACAAGCCGTCACTATGTTTGTCCATGTAGTTGGGCTTGCCTCTTTATACTTCCAAGCTGATTTTGGAATAACATGATCGTAAGTAAGCTTATTAAGCTCTTTTATATTTCCACAATATTGACATGTATAACTATCTCTAATAAATAAGTTTTTACGAGAAAAAGTTACTTTTTGATTATTGATACGAAAATATCTATTAGTTTTTACTACTGCTGGAATAGGATGCTTTTTATTGTTAACTCCAATAATAAAATCGTCTTTATAAAAATCTAGTATTTCTATACCATGATTACTTTTATTTTCATATTTTACACACCAAGTTATAGCTTTTTTCCAATCTATAATACCTAATGGGGAATAGTCTCCATTTAGTACTAAGCATTTACTATTTTCTGTTTTCATTTTCGTATGAGTCTAAACGACCTATAATTTTTCCTATGATAGGATTTCTAACTATGTCTGCAAATTCAAGCTTAGAAATACCTATACCTTCAACATCAGCAAGTGCTGACAACATATCATAAAAGCCTCCCTGCATATGTCTATGTAGGTCAGACTGACTAACGTCTCCTGTTAATACCATTTTACTGTTATTACCTATTCTGGTTAATAACATTTTTAGTTGATCATATGAAGCATTCTGACATTCATCAGCAACTATAAAAGCATTATGGAAATTACGTCCTCTCATCAAACCCAACGGTACAATCTCAATCTTATTGTTTGTTTTTAAGCTATTGTATTGTGCCGATGGGATGAAATGGTTAACTTCGTCTAATAGAGGGAGAAGATATGGATGCAATTTTTCTTCTGCTGTGCCGGGTAGATATCCTATCTTTTCTCCAGATTCTACAACTGGTCTTGTGATGATAATCTTTTTAACTTTTTCATCAAGTAAGTATTCTAAAGCCATGCCTATGGCGATATGAGTCTTACCACTACCAGCAACACCTTGACAAAAAGTTATAGTATTTTCTGCTACTGTTCTAATATATTCTTTTTGATTTTCTGTTCTTGGTTTAAGCCTATTTCTATAAGCGGATGGGATTTGGATCTCATTTGTAGCATCGATAACCCTGGGTCTTTTCTTAGAGCTATTTTTTTTTCTCAAATTATGCCCTTTTAACTACAGAGGATAGGACCTTCCAATCATAAGTATAATACACCGTTAATAAGAGTTGTCTTATTTTATCCCACTAGAACCAAACCCATTATTTGACCTACTAGTATCTGAAAGATCCGACACTTCTTCCATCTTAAAGTTCCAATGTTCTTCAAATATAATCTGTGCAATCCTATCTCCAACATTGACAATAAACTCTTTGTCTCTATCCGTATTATATAGAACAACACCTAGAGGACCACGATAAGAGCTATCTACAACACCAGCCAATACATCAATACCATATTTAACAGCGAGTCCTGATCTGGGTGCTATTCTTCCGTAGAACCCATAAGGAATCTCTAAAGCCAATCCAGTATTAATAAGAGCACGAGACAATGGAGGAATAGTAATATTTTCTATTGATCTCAAATCAGCCCCAGCATCCGATAAATTATTTCTAGATGGTAGGCTAGCTTTGGGATCTAGTTTTTTAAAGTATACTGGCATTATATTAGGCAAGCTCCTCCAGCACAACTGATTTCCTCAATACCAGCAGTGTTATCTTCTGTTTCTAATAGTTGAGTATAGTCTACCTTACCAAAACTATTATATAGATCACAGTATATTTTCCAGTTATAAACATCTTTCATACAATATGTTAATCTTCTTATATCTCCATCAAAGTACTTACTGGCAAAATTTTTCATCTTAGTAGTAAACATAAGTTTATTCTCATCATCACTATCTTTACCTTGATTTAAACCAACATAGTCACAAGCGGCCCACAGGTTATTATTAAAAGAGTTGAGAGCAAGCTCTATTAGTCCAGAGCACCACAAAGCAGCATCTCCGTATTCTTTAACAATTTCCCTACTTGTATATACTGTAGTAAATGGAGCTTGAGGATAATCCTTATCTCCGCTTTGTGGAATTAAAGATATCCCTGCAAAATACTTCCTATTGTCATAAATGTATTTGGTTACAGATTCCCATTCGTCTGGTTTAACTGTGACAGTATTACTAACATTATGACTCAAATATTCCTGTGTACATAATGATCTATTCTTGCCAGAGTGAACCCAGTTCTTTTGGGTATCTTTTACAACAGATAGCATTTCTACTGCTGGTAGTTGATTTCTTAACTTAGCACCATCTGGTACCTCTATTGGAAACTTAACTACTTCATCAGTATTGTTTGCAGACCACGATGATTTTTCGCAGGCTTGCGGGTTTACTTTCTTGAAGTGTTGGTATGGTGCTTCTAAAATATTAGCCTGTACATGGCGTATGTATCGTTTAGCATGGTGAGGGTGGATGCCGGAACTAGTACCCAACATGCTTGACGATGTTCCCTCTGGCTTCAAGCAAGTTACTCTTGCCGCTTGGTTTATATTGATCTTTTTAGCAATTTGCTTATTGGTTTCAACAGCAATTTTAGCACCCTTAGTTAATGTCTTTTCTGTAAGAACAAGATCATGTTTTTCCATGGTTCCAGTTAATGAGACTCCAAGCAAAGCTTCTCTTTCAAAGATCTTTTCGCTAGTTGGTCCAAGATACTCTAACTTGGTAAAGCCAGCTTGTAGTGTTCCTATGATAGCTGCTGCCTTGCATCTTTCATAGAAATCTTCTTCATCGTCAACACTAGAGCAATTAATTGTGGAAAGATTACAGCCCTGCCATCCGCTTTTACCGCTGCTCTCATCAATAGGCCACATTCCAATTTCAACACAAGGATTAAAAATCATCTCTGTTGATTCGCTCCAAATGAAGCCCGGCTCACCAAACTCCTTAACTGATTGCATCAAGCCAGAAAATTCTTCAAAGGTAGTTTCGCTTTTTAGTAGTAGAGCAGAGTTATTACTTCGTGCTCTTTGTGGATTTTCCACATACCAGTTGCCTGTCTTGGCTTTAGCCATCTCATCGTCATCATGACTAAATAGTGCTAGAGATGCGCTTCTTCTAACTCCACCAGATAAAACGGCGTCACTACTATGCATAACAATATCATAAGCATCAATTGGTCTTAGCTTCTTTTGTCCATTACTAATACATCTATCTAGTAGTGCTCTGATTTTTTCAAGACCATTGGCCAATGGCTCATATCCGGGAGCCTTACCAACACCAGATGCCAGTGATGATCCTTTTGGTCTAATATTGGAATAGTCAAATACAATGTGAGTATTTTTATATTGCTTGAATTCTTCAACTGGTTTACTAAAATAAGAACTTAGTAAAACACCTAGAGCATTTGCCCAGCCCTCGATACTATCATCGATGACATATTTGGTAGCTTGATCACTTTCTATTTCATGTTCTAATGAGGGTAGTTTTGCGACATGGTGCTTCTGAACACTGAATCCAGTGCCAGACCCACACAATAATAACCAAAAGCATTCCTGAAAGAATCTTAGACGATCACAGTAGCTTGCTGTACAATTATAGATTTTAGCATGACGCTTTAAGATAGGATCTCCACCGAACTGTAATGCTCTTTGACTACCAAGAACTTTCTTCTTATACATAATGTCATATGCCCAGTCGATATCTTCTGCTATTCCGAAAGAATCATATTGAGTATGCATCATTTCACGTACTCTATCAACAGCCTCTTTCCAGGTTTCTCTACGATTCTTGTCCTCTAACCAACGAGCATATTTGCTGACGAATGTATAGTTTTGTAGTTCTTGAAGTGCGGACATATTATCTCCTATTTAGTAATGCAATGAGGCCGAGAATAACGGTGATATGGAACTGTTTATTAACATTAGGATCACCGACGTATTCCAGATATGATAAATAAAATACTGATAGATAAAAAAATAAACTTTGTACATTCATATTACACCGCACAGACTCTTTAGCCAAGACAAGTCTGGTGTTACTTTCATAATTTTTATTCCACTCATCTCTACAAAAGTATCGAATATTTTTTTAGCATTATCATCAAATAAATGTGTTCCATGATCATCTGTCATATAAACTGTTTGAACACCTTCCTGCCATAAAGCCATAATACAATCATTACAGCATTGACCAGTAACATATGCTATACCATTATCTGGTCTAACAACACAATTAGATAGTGCGTTTCTTTCAGAGTGAACCATCCAAGGATATTTATCTGGACGATCCTTTGGTAACTTACTATCATCTAAGCCCCTTGGATATCCATTATATCCTACTCCTAATATCCTATTATTTTGATCCGTGATAACACAACCATGCTGAGTGTGTACATCATGACTCCTTTGGGAAATAACTTTAGCCAATCCCAAGAAGTAATCGGTCCAGACAGGTCTCATTTTTGGTGAATTATTTTTCTAATAGCTTTTTGTAAAAAATCAAGGAAGAAATAGCTCCTGCAACTCCCATGACTACCCCTGCGGGTTGTAGCGGTGTCATACCCAGTAGATAGGTTATTATACCGCCACAGTAGGATCCTGCAACCCCTAAAGCTATAGTTTTCCAGAAGCCAAAATTCTCCTCTCCTGGCACTATACTCTTTGCAATTGAACCAACAAAAAGACCATAAACACACCAGATCATTATATTAAACATTTGCTGCCTCCACTAAGGTTACCACTTCCTCCTCCGTAAGAACTTCTCCTGTTTCTAATAAAGCATTCAATATTGCCAAAGAATACTTTTCATAATCTTCTTTTTTCATTTCTCTTCTTAAGATTTTCTTAATTCTCATTTTAGTAAACCAGCCTCTACGCTCACTAAAAGTATGTAGTTGTTCACTGTACATCGCATATTTATCTTCTGCTGTAGATTGAGCAGTTAATTTATTTTTATTGCACTCTTGTAGTATTCTTACACAAGTTAAGACTATGCTAATGATCATTAAAATAGTAACAATAGCAAATCCATATATCTGATCTTTTGGTACATTAGATTTTTCTAGAATTTTAATAGCTATAGCCTTGAGTTTTTCATTATCAGCCATAGTATTTATCTCCTTGGTGTTTTAACTGGGCATTGGCCATCTGGACAATTTATCGGAGCAGAATAATTCTTAGGTGCTGTTGGATTAATTGATTTAATTGGGCCTACTGAAATTGATCCCTTATCTGCTTCGCAGTATGTACAATCAATTTTTAAGATACCATCACCACTCATATACCAACCTTTACCCTTGCAAACTGGGCAGTCTTTTCTTTTATACTTTTGTGTTGTTTCCTGCATATGCTTGGCTTTAATAATACCGCCAGCAAGGGTGACTGGTGCTATTGTTGAGCCATAGTAACTAGACTGAGTAAACAATAGACTAATGCAAAATAAGCCAACAAATAATTTATTCATTTTTTATCTCTCCATGGAAGAGGAATGATATTGTCAATAGTATCTACCACAGTTTTAAGTGGTCGTGGTCTATTGGGTTTAACTGGAGAGTCTGGAGTATCTACTTTGGGTTTTGGTCCAAACTTTTCTTGAGCCTTAGTAAATAGTCTAGCTAAGGTTTCAATAACATTAATTATCATATTGATAACTGCTCTTAACTCTAATCTTTCTCTTAAATTCATAAAATTATTCCCCAGAAGGAATCTAGATATATTATTATATACACCTAATAAGAGATGATCAGTTAACCAGCAATTTACGATTTATAGATAGTCTTCAAATCCGTAGCTTGGTAACTTTTGAAGAGGAAAACCATCAAAACCACTAAATGCATATGATCCATTCATTGCCAACATTCCAGCGGCCACATCAGCATGAATTAAAAATGAACCATCTGGAATTGGACCCCATTCTGGATGTCCACCATCATTCCATTTACCCCAGCTATTTTGAACTAAAAAGGCTGGCTCACTACCAGTATCATCACATGCTATCCAAGCCATGCAATGTCCCCAACTACCAGATGTTCTGGCAAATCCCTTTTTATCTCTACTATTACTAAATCCATAATTAGAACATACTGCTAATCCATAACCATTAGCAAGAGCATCTCTAGCTTCTTCTACTGTTCGTATTAATGAAGCAGTTTTTATTTGATGGTCGTTTGCTGTGTCTATTACTTTATCAGGTAATCCGCGACCGCCCCAGCTAGCCCCTAGACTACCATTATATTTACTAAAGTCAGCAACACCTGGATAGTTTTTTCTTACTACTATTCCACCGATCTTACTAACAAACTCTGCGGCTCTAGAGCAACTCATACCTTCACCGGAAAATCCTCTTGCTCCATAGATAGCCTCTGTTGCTCCTTTTGCTATCCAATCCTCTCTCTCATTACCAATATCTATTTCTACTGCTCGCGTAACATCACAAGCGTTTCGTGTTCCATGGCTCACACAATCTCCAGTAGTTTGTCTTTCATTATAAGGATTTTTATCAAACTTTAATACACTCTTATATGGTGTTGAGAGTTTACCCTTACCACTACCGCTAATTTTTTTACTAGCATCACCAAATAATGGATACTTTGAAGTTTCCATCAAATGATCATAGACATGCTGCTCCCATATGCATCCGCTGAATCCCTTGCGATAATTATCGTATAGTTCTTTTGGAGATAGTCTAGGCATTATTTTGAACCTTCGTTACAAGACCAAGCTAAAGCATTAAGACCTTCTACAGCTTTAACTCTTAGCTCTTTGGATAATAGAATTTGATCATCACCAATTGAAGCAACAACCACTTCTTTTGCTTCTTTTGCTAAATTGGGATACTTACCTTTAATATCTAGTCTAAGCATGATACCGGCTAGACTATTAGCTTGACGAATTTCTTCGGTACTTTTAATTACCTGATCTTCACCATCAAGTTCAACTAGCTTTGCTAAATCAAGATATAGATCTCTGAGTCTTTTAGCTTCTGATTTAACTCCTGCTTCTTTCAAAACAGCAATAACATCTTCGGCTTCTTTTTTAACTGTCTCATCAGTTGGTGCGGATAATTCCAGAACATCAACAGATACTGGTCTATTTGGTAAAAAATTAAATCCTGAAAGATCAAACTTAGCCAGACCAACTAGAATCAATAAACCAGCAACTATAAGTAATAGATTATTGTTTTTCATAATCACTTTTCCTCTTTCTTAGCACAAACATTAGGACTTAAAAATGGAAACATTTGATCAGCAACCTTAACTGCTTCAGCACAACCACTCTTATCTGCTAAGTCTCGTGTTTGTTTCCACGATACTACTAGCTTAAAGAACGTATCTTCTTTGCTATCAGCTATTACTTTTGGCAACACAACAGGATCAACCTTTGGAACATCTACTGTTGGAAGTTTAACACCACCATTAGAGAATAATCCCTTTACCCTATCGGCTAATGAACCCAATAGTTGCTGTACTGGACTTAACTTATCCTTAAACAATACCCATAGAACTAAACCTACACCGGCGTAAAGAGCCAAATCCGTTGTGCTCAATTTGCTACTAAACTCTTGGAAGCTCTCTGTAAAATTCATTTTATATTCCTCGTTTTATTTATCTGAAATTTTTGGTACATTATCTACACTTGGATCAACAGTATTGGGATCCAAAAACACACCGGTTTGTCTGAAAATTTCAACCATAGAATCTATAGTTGAACTTACCAATAACATCAAAAGAGCTTTGATGTACTTTTGTATAATAGGCTGTAAAGCAGATGGAACATATGGGATGTTCACTACTAAGAAAACTTTATCATAAAAATTGCTTATCATATTCAAAGCAATCTCTTTTTTATTTGACCCTTTAAGAGAAGGATTGTTATCTTCTATAACTTGTACCGTATCTGCTACTGCAAGTTGTAAGATTCCCCATGCTTGATTTACAGCTACTGACTTATTACTACTTAATGACTTTTTGACTTTATTAATGAGATCTTCTAATTTAGAAAAAAGCTCAATACTCAAGATTGTACTATCCATAAAAACTCCTTATTGTTAATATATAATACACCAAAGAAAGAAATTAGGTCAATCCCTGATCTGTAATTTCAGTAGTTGGTTTCTTTTTAGTTGTTTTTTTCTTTTTACTTTTAGAGTTGCGACTATTAGCTATTTTTCTTTCTTCTGGAGTTGCTGTGCTCCACCAAGTTTTCTTAAGGTCTGTTCGTCCCTTAACATACTTAAATAATACTGTTAATTGTCCTATAATAAGTATAGTAGCTTCTAGACCTCTGCTTGTTTCTTGAATAAGGTCTTCCTTTTGAGAATTTTCTCCAATAAGACCCATTAGATACAAACCACTAAAAATAAAACTTACCATAGTGAACCAGAATTCACTAGTTTTATAGCCAGGTTTTACCATTTTAATACTCCAATTAAAGATAAATATATCAGTATCAGAATATAATACACCGGTTATTATTATGTATTTTGATCAACAAATCCGAAGCAAACTGTGCAATAGTATTCACTAACAGTATAGTTGAAAGTAACAGTAGTTACTGTACCATCTATTCTGATTATATTATATCCTTCTTCTCCAGTAAATTGAGAATATTGAGTACCATTTACCGCATTTTGATATGTAGTATCAATGCTCCAAACTGGAGTAAAAGGAGTAGACACTTGTACTGGTACTGATAATCCTGGTTGACCAACACTAGCAAATGCAACTAAGGCATCTGTAACTGGTTGACTAAAAACTGCTGTAAATGTACCATATTGACTATTTAAAATTTGAGTTCCTGTAAGTGGAACACCATAAGTTTCAGGAAAAGTTGATCCACCAACCATTCCGGGATGAGTTGCCATTCCACCATTACTTTGTGTAATCGATATGGTAATATTATTTTGTCCTATTCCTGATGCTGTACTTGAGGTAACAGAATTAATATTCATCCATTGGAATCCTGAACTGCCAAAGCCCGCAGGCGTTGGGGTGGGAGTTGGGGTTGGAGTTGGGGTTGGAGTTGGAGAAACACAGATTTTTTCAGCAGCATACGGGGTAGGCCAATCTACTAGCCAAGGCCAGTTTGCGTAACTATATGCTCTAGCAAGTTCTCCGTTTGTCGTATTTGTATACAGCCATAAACCAGTTTCATAACGAACGGTTTCATTTCCGTAAGTATAAGTTTCGCGTCCCCAAGGAGCATATCCAATAGGGGCAAGAATTCTATCACCAGAAACCCACCCTGTCATTTTAACACTAGAAGTTGAATTGAGACAGATGTCAGGGCCACCTCCGAATACTAAAACATCTCCTAAAAATATTTTAGAAACGTCATCATTTCCTAGCTTAATAGAAGTTATATTAGAATTACTTAAATATATTTGACTAAAAAATGTTTCATTAATAGGAGCATGTGAACTTTTTAATACAGTAAATCCTGATGGGGGATTAGATATTACATTATTAATAGAAATTTGACCAAAGATATTATCGTAAGCATATGGGCCAGCACCAGGATAAACATCTCCAGAAATACCAGAGATATCTATTCCTCCCGATGTTGTCTCTGGGTCTTGTGTTTCATCACCATTCCAATATCCTCCATCTACCCTAATCCATATCAGATTATTAAGTCTATCTACAGCAACGTCTACAATATTATTGTTTCCTTTAAATTCTAAATCTAAACTTATTATATCATTATCATCATACCAAACATCTCCATTGTCATAAAATCCTATAGAATTAGTATCAACTCCCATATAGTCATTTACGTCAAAATCATGATTTGATATTCCAACTCCGGTATAACCATCATAATTTCCATAAGTTGTTATCATGCTGAAAATTACTTTTTGCCCATCACTTATTCTATAGTTTGTTAAAACGGATGTTTCGTTTTCACTATCATCAGATGTAAATGAGGCTGTACAGTTATAATTACTTAATAAGATAAAATCTCCCAAGTAATTTGAATCAAATATTAGATCGTTTGGATTGACTGGTGTTGGTGTGGGTGTTGGCGTGGTTGTTTCTGTCGGAGTAGGAGTAGGACTAGGCAATGGTGGAGAAACAACACAAACATCTGTAACTCCCGCTCCACCCGTTAAAAGAGGAAAAAATACATGGAGTGGTTGATTTACTGGGTTTGATGAAGTATAAATTAAAGTATTATTTTGGTAATATTTAACATTTGTTCCATCATAATCAACTTTCCAGATATCATTTACTGATCTAGTAATAGATCCTGGAACATTAACTTGACCACCATATTCATATATCTCTAAAAATCCTGGCTGTATATAGAGACCATAAGTTGTATTAATGTAGGTTTCTGAATTTGAAGTTGGAGTATAAGCGAATCCACCCATTAAATAATTGTCGCTTGCCGATGTCTTAAATGTTACTGAAACTGGACCAGTATAAGTTTCTGTAGAATATGCTGATGCTGTCCATCCTCCTCCGTGGGTACTAATTGCAGAATTTGAAGTCGTATTAGCATTAAGACCAACCAAAGCAACTGAGTCACAAGTATTACAAGCTGCTATATTTGAAATAGTATTTCCCGAAACCCACATAAATGATTTATTTTCATTTGAATAATAATAATATTGGTTTGCAACCACATTAACAATTTGTGATCCTGAAGAATCCAAATAAAAACTCATACTATTAGTAAATATTGAACTTGGAGAATATATTGTTATTTCTCCCCAGCCCTCTGATTCTAAAGTACAAGCTGTTTCATTATCAACCCAACCATACTTATTATTTGAGCCATCAGCTTCTCTATATTTTATTGTATATGGATATGGAGCAAAATTACTTGGAGTTGAGGTTGGAGTTACAGTAGGAGTTGAGGTTGGTTCAGATACGCAATCTACATTAACTCTTTGACCATTGAATGTTCCATTAAAGCCAGGTTGATTACCACAATAAAATCCTTGAGCACAATTAGTTAAAATATTATTCCATACTGATTCACTGGAATTCCACTCATAAGTACAATATCCTCTTATTGGACTACTTATAGTAGGAGTTAGTGTTATTGTTTTAGTAATTGTTGGAGTTATACTCGTAGTTACTGCTGGAGTATGCGTTGGTGTTGGTGTTACTGCTGGAGTGCCAGAATAAACACATGACACATTTACTCTTTGTCCATTAAATGTTCCATTAAATCCTGGGACACCACCGCACTCATATCCTACATCACAGTTAGTTAAAATATTATTCCATACCGATTCACTTGAGTTCCATTCATAGGTACAATATCCATGAGATGGTTGGCTATTAGTAGGAGTTATTGTAGGTGTTACTGTTGGACTTTTTGTTATTGTTGGAGTTATTGTAGCTGTTGGAGTAGGAGATGGATCCACTCCCGCAACATCAAAAGCAAAATCTCCATCATTTGATACTGTTATTTTATAATCAGCTGGACTCGATGTAAAATCAGCACTTCCAGGATTTCCAGCGCCAGCTGGGTTATCGGAAGAAAATACTGAACCGCTATTAATTATAGTTTTAGAGATTGGATTAGAGCTTATATCTTCCAAATATCTTGTATCATTATCATAAAAATCCATTAGTAAAACAGAACTGCCTAGTATTGGGGTTGGAACTGCTCTTGATGGAGTATAGCTATTTCCAGTATATAGAGCTTGTCCTTTTACTATATGAAAATTAGAAATATATCCTCTAATATTTTTTGATGAAGACGATGAATTTGCATTTCCAATAGTCAATAATCCAGAAGTATCTATTATATTATCTGATGTAAATACATATGTTCTTTTGGCAACTCCAGCAACATATAACTTGACAGTATTGTTATATCTTGTGATAGCAATATGTGTCCAAGTATTGATCGGTATACTAGCGCTTACTCCCGACTTGGTACTTCCAGCTAGTTTCAATGTTAATATTGAAGAAGTGTAGGTTAATGATGTATCATTTCCTATAGCAAAAAAACTAGTTTGAGCCGATCCAGAGATTTTAGTCCAGAACTCTATTGTAAAATCTACCATGAGAGATCCTTAATTATTGGATGACATATAATGTACTAGGATCTTTTGTTCCTAAAGAGTCATAATCACTTTGAGAAATACTAACCATATTAACTATACGTGTAGAGTTTGGCACTAAATTAGTATCACTAACTACACCAGCAGTTTTTTGAGATGTTCCATCAGAGAAAGTTATACCTTCTCCTTTATAATACTTATTTAGTTTTTGACGGATATAAGTAACGGCTCCACCATTGCTATCTGCTTGCCAGTTAGTAAAATAAATCTTGTAATACTCATCATTGATGGTATCATGCATCACATATTCTTTATCTAATACATGATTACCAAGATGGCCGTTTGATGCGGCATAAAAGGTCTGATATTCCCTTCCTTCTAAGTCGGCTAAGTCTCCCCAACCCTCACTATTCCATTCTGTACCTGATGGGCTGATCGATGGATTGAAAACTGTTTCGCTAAAGATATTATAGATGCCTTTATTATTTGATCTTGTTATAACTAATCCAGTATCAATTTCATCAACTTCTGAGCCATGACTAGTGTGCTCGAATGTAATTTCTGGCTGATCAACCCATAGTGGTGTTCTGATATATTTAAAACCGCCACCTAAACTATTCTCTTGATTTCCAGGTTGCCAGAAACTAAAATCGAATTTGTGATACTTATCATTTTGAATATCATGCATAACTAATTTGGCATTAGTAATTTCTTCACCAATTTGCCAATTATTCAAAACATCATTTAATGTCGTATATGATCTTTCAGTAATATCACTAAAATCATCCCATCCATCAACATTCCATTCTGCTCCAGACGGAGATGTGTACGGATTAACTTCTGTTTCAGAAAAAGTGTTGTATAAAGGTCCCCAAAGACCTCTGGTTAAAATTAGATTATCCTCAATATGGTCAACAACATCTCCATAATTGGGTTTATAAACAGTTACCGATGGACCAGCATAATATCTATTGCCTAAAAAGTCATTAGCAACATAAGGAAGATTATTCCAAGTATCTGTTCCATTTCCTATCTTTAACTTATTTGTATCAGTTTCAAATCCTGGTTCGCCCAATAAGAGTATAGGATTAATAGTAGTCCAGTTTGTTGACGAGTCTCTTCTTAGACGAATAGTAACACTCATTATGCATTACCTCCATTAATTCCATCAATCACACTAACAAAAATACCATTATAAAATCTATTACCATATTTGTTTTGAATATCAGAAATAATGGGAGTATTTTTAACATACGTATCATTAAGGCCATATTGACCTCTAAATGTTGAAGATACTATCATGCTACCGTTTTTGATTGGATTTTCATCAATTGCTGTAGTAATATCTGTGAATGGTCTTGACATTTTAATCTCCAATTTGAATTGGTGGTTGGACTAGTTATAGATACACCTTTAGGGTCTTTCGATTCTATCTTCTAAAGCTTCCAAGGTTTTACTTAACATAGCAATCTGAATTTTTAATTCGTTCATTACTTCGGTATTTCTCTGTAAAGCATTAGCGAAAGCAGCTTGAGTCTCTTTATTAGTATTTAATCTTTCCATAATAAATTGACGATCATGATTATATGGAGATTGAGTTTCAATCATGACTAATACTTCTGCTTTTGTGGTCATATTTCTTCCTATAGCCACCCAAAAACCAACCATCGTAACAATTATACCAATACTTGTTGTTGCTATGTTTTCCCAGAAGTGGATAATGGTTTCTGACATATGTTTATCTTTCTTTAAAGTAAACAAGCCAACGACACTTACGCATCATTGGCTTATTTATGTCGTTTATACTACGTTAAATTATTAGGCAGAAGTCTTGGCGTGGTAGGAATCTACTGTTGCTACATTACTACCGGTCTGATATGTCAACTTACCTGGAACAGCGGATGTTGGATTAGCAGCTACGTCATTACCTAAACTATCTGTAGCTGTTGTAATAGCCCCACTGAATGCTCCAGTATACATATTGAAACCAGCTCTAAAAGCAGTTGCTGTTCTATTGGTGGTAAACGATTCAATCTTATGAATACTTCTTGTTACCTTATCAGCTCCTTTTAGAATAGCAGTATTGCCTACACCAGCTAGCTCAGTTGTGATTTTAGCACTAATTGGCTTAACATGATTATGAGCAAATGTACCACCAGTGACAGATTTTGTATTTCCAACTAAATCGCTTTTAACAACGACTGAAGCAAATACTCCAACATCACTACCCTTTGGATTTTGTTTAACAAGATTTCTAACTGGGTTTGATCCACCAGCTATGATTGAGCCACTATTATTGTTAGTTGATGTACCCTGATAGTAGTTTCCAGTACTAGGATCGCCGTTTTGTTGAATTTGAGACATTTTAATCTCCATTATTGAAAGTGGTTAGGGTTCTAAAAGATATACCCCAAAACATAGTCAAAGACTATTATTTTTCAAAAAAAGAGCAATAGAAGGTATGTGGTGTAGTCTCACACCATAAATATTTGATCCTCTTAAGGATTCAGACTGTTTTTCTGTCCAAATATTACCATTACAAATAGTTTGTATTTGAGATTTAGCCGATAAATACTTGCAAGCTATGATATTATCGCTAATATCATCTAACATATGCCCAGTTGATGGCATAACATATTCAATACCAAGGCTTTTGAAGATTTGACAAGTTTTGGCCAATGTCTCATGATTAAATACTCTATATTCTAATATGTATCTAAGATCAGTACCACTCTCTTGACATAAAGCTAAATTATTTTTGATATCATCTCTTAGTTTGTCATATTTCCTATTTGTAATAAACTTAGCTGGGACAACCATATCAATTGTTTTTGCTCCTGCCTTGATGGCAGAAGTGATAGCGAATAGCCTATTTTTTGAATCTAATAAACCATAGGGATAATCTATTGGAGAAGATATTTGTAGATTATTCTCTTCTATCAAGTTTTTGATTAAGTTAATATTAACATAATGTAAACCAATATTTTTTACTCCTAGCTTGATTGCTAGTGCTACGTTAGTTTTTATTTCTTCATCAGATAATGAATAGTCATAGCAGGCATATTCGATATACATTAATTTTTTCTTTTGATGCAAGTTTTTAGATAGTCTATGTTGGGATATTTCTTGCTACCAAGTACTCCATCAGCAAAACCATAATACAAAGCTTCTTCTGATGTTAAAATCCAATCACATTTATTAGCCAATTGAGAGATGATGTGTTTTTTAGCCATCATCTTTTTCCAATTTTTTTCTTTACATATACTACTATTCATACACCTATCAGTGAATACATCAATCATCTTATCGCACTCTCTTTCGTTCCATTGTATGCCTGCTGCCGCAGCTTTACTGTGTTCAGCATCAACACTAAATGACCCATAATGGATTAGAACATTTGTGTTTGGCATTAATATTCTTAGATCAGCAGCTTGCAATAAAACACTACTAGAGGACTCTGCTTTTGCATAAGCCAGAATAATTACTTTTGCCTTCGATGATTTTATAGCATCATACATTCCTAAACAATCTTGCCAATCTCCTCCTGGCAAATGCATATGAACTAAGATTGGTTCTAGTGATAAGAGATTTAAATAGCGAAGATTTTTTTCAAAGGTAACAGCAGATCTATAGTCAACACCACCCTCTTCTTCTGAATCAGATAAATAAGAATGCAGATATATTTCTCTATTTTGTATATCTATGCCATGACTATGAATTAATAAAATATCTGGTTCTTTATTCATTTGATTATTTACTCTAGGTAGGAATAGACATTTTCATTTATGCATCTCATAACAATCGAATCGTCAAATGCTTTTCCAACAGATATTCTAAATCGATATCTAGTAAAAATATCTAATGTTTCAACCCCATCAGTTTCTTCTATAAGATTTACTATTCTTCTAGTGATATTAAAGTTGGTGTGACCAGTCCAAAAATTAAAGATTCTACCACTAGCAGTATTCTCTGTTACTGGAATAATCCCCATAGGAGTTGCCATAACTTTAATGTTTTTTCGACTTTTGATGATCTCTCTTTTTTCTCCTGGTTCTTCCTCTGTATCTTGATGTTCTATATCAGTAAAGTTAGAATATTCATCAGGAACATCTGAATCAAGACCATCTACTAATTGATCTAGAGGATCATCATCACCAAATGGATCAGCCCATTTTTGCCATATAATGAGATTTTCTTTTCCGTTCATTTTGATACCATAATCCCTTGAAAAAGGCTGAGATCCATAAGAAATACACCCTACACTATAGTAATGAGTTGTAGGATAGTTTCAATTTCAGGTAGGGTTAAAGACGGAAATCGGTCTAATTACAGGTTGGTCTTTTTTCTCTTTATTCCTTTTCTTTTTTTCATATTCAACATGAGTTAATGCCCAATGAAATAGCATATTTTCTAAGAATAAAGTATCTTTAGGTTCAGTGCTCTTATCAACATTATTCTGTATAATATTGATTATATCATCTTTCAAATGTCCTTCATTAATGGCCAATAGAAAATCAGCATACTTTTCGGCCAATACAGATATTTCGTCTATAGTAGCATTTTTAATATCTGGTAAAGCACACATAACATCAATATCTAAATCGGATGTTACCTTAAAAGATATTGCTCCAATGTATGTTTCATTATTTTCTACTTTAGTTGCTGGTTGTTTTTCAACGATTGGTAATTCCTCCTTCTTTACGAAGGAAGAAATCCAATCCATTATAGATTTAAACATTTATTAAACTCTGCAAATGTCAAAATTCTTGATGATATCTAATCCACGCTTGATGTTCTGTCTAACAGCTTCTCTTGAAACACCAAACTCTTTTCCTATTTCAGATAATGTCTTATCTTGAAAGTAGTACATTTCTATCTGCTCTTTCTGCTTTGATGAAAGAGTGCTACTATTGAATAGTTGTTCAATATCACTAGATAGATTAGTATGATATTCTTGTTCGATTATACAATCAATCGGGGATTGCTGCTTTGAGTCTGGAATCATACTATCTAACTTCTGATCATTATCATTATCGTGATCAAGACTAAGATGCTTCCTACTCTTATACTTATTAGTCACATAAGTTTTGATTGCCCAAATAGCACATTGATTTCTATAAGAATAGAGTGTCTTTTTTTGTCCAGACTTTCCCGGCCTATCAGAGTCAAATCTCCAATCGGCATACATTAAAGCAGTAGCCACATCAGAAATAGCTTCTTCATTCTTTAACATCTCTGTTGAAAGACCATTATAAAATTTTGGTCCAAATTTAGAGATGGTTTTTTTAGCTAGCGATATATACGTAGACAATGAATCAAAACTTTTTTCCATTTTAGTTCCTTAGAGTTTCCTTAAAAATTATTAGATAACAAATTACTTCTTAGTATCCTTAGTCAACTTATTCCACGTATCAGGATCTGGTCTATCTTTATCCCCACGTTTTGCGGGCTTATACTTTTTCCCTTCTCTTTCTTTCTTTTTGCGAATATTATCCCAAAGTCCTGGCCTAGAACCAGCATTGATACTATCGTCAGCCTCACCAGAAAAAATGAGAAAATCATGAATGTGTCGAACGTAATCGGCAACAATGGCGATTTTACCCTGTAACCACGATTCTGTCAAATTTTCTTTTACATCTGACTTATCTTCGTCAATAGCATCAAGAATGCCAGCTACATGAGCCTTGATAGCTTTCAGCGAAGCTAGAGACATCTGGTATAGTTCTTGTTTAAGTTCTTCGTTTTCTACAATAGAAGAGTCTTCTTTATCCTCTTCTGATAGTGGAGGCATTACCAAATCAAAAATATTGTCAGAATTACTTTTCTCATTTAGTTCTGAATTTTTTTTATCTATTTTTTCTTTAGATATTGATATATAATTCTCAATATTATTTAATATGTTATAAATTTTATCCACTATATTCTCCCTTATACTTGTAAAGTTAAGAAATTATCAATACCCATTTGTTCGATAAGCTTTAAAAAACCTTCATATAGCTCAATACCATCTTCACTACCTTGTAATAATTCAATAAACATTTGTACTGTAATTTGATCTCCAATCTCCATAGCAGCAACAATGGTTGCTCTTTCGGCAGCTGAAGCTTCTCTTACTGAATCAAGATTATAATTGATCATTGCAACCATATCATGACGTTTCCAAATTGGAGGATTTAGTATTAATGGTTGATAATCAACATCAAAAAATTCTAGTCTTTTGATATTAATTGCAGCATGTGTTTGTTCTTGAATTGCATCTTCTTTAATAATTGCTGCTAATTTCTTATAACCCCACCTTTGAAGATGTTCTGCTTGGGCTGTTAAAACAGTAGTTTGTTGCCAGTGAATATTTAAAGATTTTTTAATTAGTTCAATAACAGTATTTGATGAGTATCCTTCAACTTGTTGTGCTTCGACTTTTTGCTCTTCAATATGTTTAGTTTCAGCTATTTCTTTTTGTTCTGTTATTGGTTTTGATTCTTGTGACGAGAGTAGTTCTGAAATAGTACGGTGATCTTGAGACATAATAAATTCCTTATGTTAAATCTGATACGTTAGTTTTTGACCACATTTTACAAGACCAATATTCTGCTTTCCATTTTGGGCCAGGATTATCACAGTTATGTCTGGCTCTATAGGACTTCCTGCGCTCTGGGTCATCTCTTTTTATTTCCATATTTGGATCACCAAAATTGACCTTTACAACATTTCCCTTATCATTTTTTACATATACTGAGAATTTTTTTGGGCCACTTGGAGTTCTAAAAGGTTTATTTAGAGTTACTTTCTTACCTTTTTCTTCTGCTATAACTTGGCCATATTCATCAAGTATATCTGTTGGATCATAGATAAATGTCCATTCATCCCAATCATCATCGTAATCAGCTTGTGCCATCAGAATATTATCGTGTACTTCTTCTATTAAAGAAGACTTGTGATGATGCTGAGATTCTCCTAGACATATAGCAACTCTTTGTTTTCCATCTGGATAATCTTTTTTCATTACAGAATCACCCATACATCTAGAAACAAACTTCTGCTTGTCTTCATTTTTTTCTGGTTTTGGTATTGGCATAGTAATCTCCTTAATTAAGATATACACCTAGAAATTATGTTGGCCGAGTTATCCCATGATAGTTTTTTAGCCGTAATAGCGCCTTCTGGATTACTTTTTATATTATTGCTATAGACATACTTCATATACTCTATAGTCTGATTTTTTTGTTTTTGTCCTATTTTTGCCCAATTACCTTGACCAGTAAAAGCTTTACCATCAAAAGCTTTCTCTGTTTCATCTATATCAACAAGATAAGAATTATCTTTGTTACAAAATTCAGTATGAGCAGAATAGTTTGTGGCTATCACTGGCTTATTCATACTCATAGTTTCCAATAGTTCTAAATTCCAACCCTCAGCTTTGCTTACATATAGTCCACAATCGCTATGAGCTATTACATTGGCAACATCCTTTTGGTCTTTTACACCCGGTATGACTTTTATATTATCTGCCTCATATAATTTTTTCCATTCTGAAATTTGTTCTGCTGATGAATATGAGTTTGTATGTTCTGCCGCCAGTATCCAAAGCTCTACGTCTTTTGAGTCACCGAAAGCCTTTTTAAATAGTTCTGGAAGAATATCGTGACTTTTCCTTACTTCCCATTTACCAATAGTTAAAAATACGTATTTACCATCATTTCTTAGATTCGGGATATTTTCATGAAAAACTTCCCTATTAACGCCAAGAGGAACAACAGATACTGGACTCTTGATTCCATTATTAATAACTATATCTTTGGCCCACTCACTAGATACAAAAATTTCATCTGGTACTGAAAGATGCTTTTTTTCTCTTGAGTTAAAGGTATCTAGTTCAAAAAAAGGATAAGCATAATATTTTCCTCTACCAATTCTATCTGCTAAATCAAACTGATGCCAAATTTTTACAAAAGGTGCACTGATATCAAAATCATTTTGTCTTGATAGTAACTGATTAACAAGATCATATTCTTCTTGATTATCTACAGAAGGTGTTCCTTTAGGGAAATATGTTATATTATGCTTTTTAGCTAATTCTTTTAGAATAGAAAAAGAAGATATACCATATCCAGTATGATTAATAGGTGAAGAAAAATTTAAATTCATTTGTCATATGTCTTTGTATGAGTATTATTGACCATTATGAATGTGGTCTTTTTGCCAAAATCCTTCATTCTTGACGCTCCAATATATGTACAAGCACTTCGTAATCCTCCAAATATATCTAATAAAACATCTTGTACTGGGCCTTTGTATGGGACGGTTACACATCTTCCTTCACTAGTCCTGTAGTTAGCAACACCATTACTATGTTTTTCCATCGCTTCTTTGCTGCTCATTCCATAAAACTTAAGTTTAGTTTTTCTTTTTGGTCCTCCATTACCAGGATCGAATGGTTGCCAGAAAGGTTGAGTATTTGCTATACCAAATCCTGCCTGATATTCATACTCCCATTCTCCTTCACATTCTTCACATCCAGCAAAGAAATTTCCACACATTACAAAATCAGCATTACTACCAAATACTTTACATATGTCTCCAACGTGCTTGCAACCGCCATCACCACAGATATGTCCACCAAGACCATGAGCAGCATCAGAACATTCTAAGCAAGCCGACACCTGTGCATATCCTACGCCAGTTTTTAATCTTGTAGTACAAACAGACCCTGGACCTATACCAACCTTTACAATATCAACTTTTCCATGAAGAATAAGCTCCTCTACCATTTCTGGAGTAACCACATTACCAGCCATTATCACTATTTCTTCATAAAGTTTTCGTATATGTGCTACAGTTTTTACAAATTTTTCGCTATATCCATTAGCAACGTCAACACAAATATTTGGTAATGAGCAACCTCTATTTTTTAAAGCACTGAAAACATATGTAAGTTTTTCGATATCTGAAGATGATGTTCCAGTAGAATAGAATGTTAGTTCTTTGTGGTCATTTGTATTATTACAATAGTACTCTATTAGATGATCTGGTTTATAGTGTTTATGAAGTGCTACCATAGCTTGATTCTGGCAAACAATGTTGGCCATATCAAATGTTCCAGTAGTATCCATATTCGCTACTATAATTGGTATAGTAGAAAACTTTCTTGGTGAGTTTTTAAAATGGAAATCTCTAACTAAGCAAACCTCGGATCTGCTAGATAGGGTTGATCTTTTTGGTCTAATCAGAACATCATCAAAATCCAATTTGATTTCATTAATAATTTTTTGCACTATGTTTTCCTTATATATTCATCTGTATCATAACAGGTCCACTGATGGAAATCATCAAATCCATTCTCAGAAATACAAACCTTAAGTCCTGTCATTACTCCTCTACCCTTATAATGTTTGAGAGCAGCAAGAATAGCCGAAATATGATCAGGAGAATCTATTATAAATTTTATCTGACCAGATTTAACATAATATTTAGGCATTATTGGTAGCTGTATTTAAGATATCAAATTCTTTTTTTACTCCACAACCTATTCCCAAATATTTAGAACGAACACTGGCATATTGATCAATAAATTCATAAAAATTAAATCTATTTTTATATGATCTCTTGAATTCTTCCCAGTATAATACTGTTCCAGGACAAGCAGAATTTACTATGTCATGAAACACAATAATATCTCCGCTATCAATACATGCTTCAGAGTCTTTTTTAACACCATCATATGAATGATCGCCATCTACTAATATCAATGAAAAATGTCTATTGTTAATGAAGTTTTTAAATTCATAAGACTGTGAGCTAGTATTCAAATACGAAGAGTTAATGTTTAATTCATTATATTGAGATATATTTGTTGGTATAGGAATTATATCGCAGGCTGTGCTTTTAAGCGGTTCATTTTTAATGGATTTTAGATATTCATTAGTAAAAATAAATGTTCCTCCATAACGAGATCCGATTTCCAGATAAGAATCTATCTTATGTCTATATTTGGAGAGAAATAATAGATATGGTATAAATTGGTTTGGATATTGCCAAATCTTTAATTTATATCCAGAACCAAAATATTGGTTCAATTCTGGCGGCTGCTCGTGAGTAGCTTCGTCATTAAGTCCAGCTTTTAGTAAGCAGTCTTGTAAGGTACTAAAATCAGTAAGATTAGCAGGATGAATGCTGGAAATGAAGTTAACGAATTCAGCTATATTGTCCATAAATACCTCTTATAATGAAAAAAAGTACCATCTTTTATACGTATCTATATTTTCTGAAAAATTAATATGGTAGAGATATTCTTTTATATCATCCCATGAGGAAAAAATTGTTTGGTGAGGTATCGTTCCAAATAACCAGTCTGGAGCATTTATCTTACCTTGTTCCATATGAACAATAATTGGTTTTTTTTGCCTATTAGCCCAAAAAATTTCCTCATATGTTCCACAAGGATGAATATCTAGATTAAGATTGACTACTAGAAAATCGCTAATATCTACTAATCTTAAATCTACTCTACGAATAACTTTCATCATTTCAGATAGTTCGTCATAATTTTCTTTTTGTCTTAACTTTCTTTTGATAGCATGAGCATCTTTATCTTCCAATCCAGTTGAAGATGGCTTTGATATTGGGTTAAAAACTATGCTACCCATTTCTTCTAAAAATGGAGTTATATTATCTCTCCATGTAGTTCCTCTATCTGGAACTCTGTCCATAGCTCCTGCAAGATACACTCTTTGATCTTTAAGCCTATTCACTTTTATTCATCTCCAAAGATAAATGATATTAGATTTTTAGAAGGTTCGACGAGATAATCACTTCCATAAAGTCCATGTATAGCACCAAAAATTATAGATAAAATAAAAATAAGATATACAGACTCATTCATTTAATTGCCTTTTATGTAAGATATAATCCAAAAGCTGTCAAAACACCAACGACAGATATATTATACTGTCGTACTTGAACCTTGACAACTGTGTGGCTATACTTTTTTTAAACTAGCTTCTTGTGTAGATGGGCGTATCTTGTCTTTTATCAAAAATTATTACGTTCAAAGAACGGAAGATACTCTTGATGTTTTATATCTTTATACTTGTAAATAATCTCATCAAGATTATAATAGAAAAATTTAATAAATTCATATAAATCATTAACTGATGCCATATACGTGTTGTCTATGCCCATCATGGGTCGTTGTTCTATGAATTTAATTCTATCTTCTGTTTCTGTAGGATTATGAAGAAATTTCATAATAGTCTTTGGATCGGCCAAATATCTTGCTTCTGGAACAGAGTGACTAAAAGGATTAGTCAGAATATCGAATCTAGTTTGAACAACAGTTTCAGTTATAGCTGTATTAAAAAATAAGTATTCTGATATACGATATATGCCGTAGATCATATTTTTATAACCCTTAATCGGACATGGCGTACTTCCTATAAGCCCTTCAGTATTTCCATGTAATGGTATTATTTTTTCATCTTCTATCATGCAATATTTTACATTATACCAAATATCTTCAAAATAGTTTTTCAAAAATTCTTCGTCAACTTTTGTATTATTACAATCCATGTGTCTCCAGCTTAAATTATTTTGTACTATATTCCAAGTATGTATATAAATATTTGTATCAAAATCTTTTGTAATTTTTTTCATCAAATAGTACAAATTTTTATTCTCAAAAGAATTTCTAATATGACCGCGTAAAATTACATTTATTTTTTTATTACTCATATATCGAACTCTAGTTTTTGAAAAGTTTGTTTTATAGCCATCCACATATCGAGATATTTGTAAGTAGCTAGTCTTCCAATAAATATCGTTTTATTCTGTTGATGCATGAGCTTGTTGTACAAGCTGAAAGTGGTGGTATTGGTCCCAAAATTTTTAGGATATATTGGATCATTAGTATCATTATGATCTTCTGGATAATCTTTGGTATAAACTGTATTTTCAACATTTTCATTTAAAAAGATTGAATTATCTACAGTTCTATTATAAGGAAGTTTATTACATTCATTAATAACAGAACCAGAGTCCCAAGAAAATAAATTACTTTTAGCACCTACAGTATGCTCAAATCTAAGAGATCTATACTCTAATTTTCCATAACAGTAATCAAAATAATCGTCGGGTTTGCCAGTATAAATTATTAAATCATAATTATTATCTGATATTATTTTTTTATAGAAATTTTTTGGTACATTTAATTGTACTTTAATTCCATCTAGCATATTTAAAAACATAGAAGTATAACCAAAAGAAGGAATACCCTGATATTTATCCGTAAAATATCTATCATCATAGGTATCTCTTTTGTTTGGCAATCTGCCAGATATTGATTTAGGTAAATCTTTCCATGATATCCCCCAATGTCTTTCTGAATAATCTACAAAAATTAACTTTTGTATTTCTTCTGGAGATAAATCTTTACCTATTTGTTTTTGTGTGAATAAATTATATGGGATAGAAATAAGTCCACACTCTGTATTAGCTCTAACCTTATGCTGATAAGAATTAAAAGACGTATATCTATTTAAAAAATTCCACACGCCATCATCGTTAGTATGGAATATGTGAGCGCCATATTCATGTACTGTTACTCCTTCTTTTTTGTGGTCATAGCAATTCCCCGCTATATGATTTCTACTATCAAAAATCTCTACATCATAGCCACGATCTCTAAGAATAATAGCTGATACAACCCCACTAAGTCCACAACCTATAATCTTTGCTTTTTTCATATTTTAAATTTTAGACTCATCATATAGCGAGTCATACAGCCTTTCATAATCTTCATATATCTCGTTGAAATTTACATTTTGTTTGATAGCCATATTTTCTTGTTGATAAAAAGATAAATGAGATACTACAAAAGGTAGAAATATTGCATTTTGCCTATTGAGAGATAATGTTTTTTCTACAGTAAGGCAGTGCTCATCATCTTTAGCACAATCAATTATAGTATTAAAATCTTGTGCTAGTATGGCGAAGTAATTTATACTTATTCTTTCTCCTTTAGGCTGATAGAATATACCATTTATTTTAAAAAGATCTAAATTATTTAGGAAAAAATAGTGTAAATTATGTGCTAGGGATGCATTTTCCCATAATTCGCCTTTTAGACACTCATACTTAAATCCTTCTGGTGGATTTAAAGCATATGGTAGAGGTATTGCCTTTTGTTGAATTCCAGCACAAACTCCATTATTTATTATATTAGCAGATAATAGAAATGGCTCTGGATTATCTATACGGAACAATATAAAATTTTTAAACTCTTTTAAATCTATGTATACAATATCGTCATCTTGTTTTATTAAAACGATATTTGAAGAATAATTATTTCCATAAAATGAATAAAATTTTTCATAATCTTCATTTAGTCTAAAAATACGGGAAGATTTATTTAGGACTTGAATTTTTGGATGATTCTCTAAGCTATAGATATAGTCTTTATCGTGCGAGGTTCTTGCAAAATCCCATATGTGCCATTCATCTACTAAATTTTCTTCTAGCAAAGTATTCATGTATTTTGCTTGCAAAGACATTCTGTTTTTCCTGCCCGCGAATGTTGCACAAATAACTGTGTGATTGTTTATCATTATAGTTTAATTGGGTGATAAAGTTTATTTTCTATATATAATTCAGTATTATTTAGTATATCTTGTTCTATTAAGGAAATAGTTTTTGTCTTAAATGTATTAAAGATACCAAGATCTTCTGGCTTGAATGTTCTTATCTCATAGTTTTTATATATGCAAAGATTTGGTAATAGAGACTCAAAAAAACCACAAAATGTTTTATTCATAATAGCATATACCAATAGATTGGCAAGTCTACTAGATATACGAGCTATAGGAGCAGAAACTCCTATCTGATCATTTACGGGTAATCCTTGTATTGTTTTTGGCCAAATCCAAGAGGATGTTGATCTTAGTCCAAACTCTGGTACTAATAGATCGCAATCATAATTATCATCATAATTTTTTAATAAGTCAATCAAATTGCCATGAAAATATACATCATTTTCAATAATCCAAAAATAATCATAAGCATTTAATATATTAGAATTTAGATACAAATATTCCAATACAAAATTATGACCACCACCTAAACAGTCGTATATATTAATAGAAGATACTATATTTTTAGCTTTATATACAGAAATATTTGGTATTGAATTAATAATATCAAGATTTTTATTTGAATTTGCATCAAATAATACTATTGTTGTATCTTTTCTGTAACTATCAAGGAAAAAACTATTTAAAGTTTTATAGAAATTAGGTTTACAATCATGTGTTAAAAAGAGTACAAAAGAATTTTTTTTCATGTTATTTTAAAATTATGTATCAAAGTTTTAGTATAATCTGTTAAACATATTTTATTATTAACAAAATGGATTGGAATATTTGATACTTCTTCCCAATGACCAAAAGTTAATCCAGCTTTTCTTCCGACCAAAGTAAGTATTAAATCCATAAAATAATTAGCAGAAAATTTATCAAATAATTCTTGATATAGATTAAAATAATCTCTACAATTTATAATTGTATCAAAATATTTATATGTAAAAATAGTTCCTCCACATCCAGTATGAAGATGATTGTCTATTATTCCAAGATAATCATATAATATATGTTCATTTTCTCCACATGGGTTTGTGGGGCCAGAAATATCATATATGGGTTCTTTAATTATTTGTCTATTTGTTAATACGTCTGTTTCAAGTAGTAATGTATGTGTAAATTTTGGATTATAACCATATTCAAAAAAATATTCTACAAATTCTGGTCCAAATGATCCTTTCCCACAGCTTGTTTTTTTATGCCATAAATTTGGAGCATTAATAAACTCAGTATTTGGTATATGAATTAAATATGGCTTTGGATCTTCTCCTCCTGAGTTAATAATACGAATCGGAATTATTGGATTATGTTTACTAAAATTTTCTAGTGTAAATTTAGCCCTAGAAAAATCATTAGACATAAATAATATTGCTTGAATTTTCATAATAATTCGATATATTTTTTAATAATATTAGACCAACTAAATTTTTTAGCATAATCTCTGATTATTTTTCTATTAATATTTTTACAAATTTTTCTATTATTAACTATGTTTTTAGAAACTATATCAATATTTTGAATATCTTCTTGATTTACTACAGTAATAAAATCTAAAGATGTATCAAGATTTTGACTAGCAGCTTCGGATATTACAAGTCCGAGTCCAGCAGACAGTGCCTCTAAACATACTAAAGGATGTAGCTCTGATTGTGAGAGTAAAATAAGATTATTATAATCAGTTAGATTTTTACATACTCTTTCTCTATCCCAAGGTCCGAGATAATTAGCATTAAGGGGTTGAAATTCTGCAATTGTATTTTGTCCAACAAAATCTATATCTAAATTGAGATCTTGTAAAAATTTTTGATTTTTTCTATAATCTATTTTGCCTAGACAGATACTTTTATCTTCAAATTTAGGCAATATCTCAAAATTAATTTTTTCTATATCAACACCATTAGGCATTATATGTATCTTACTTGGAGCTATACCTACATTATATAGAAAATTATATTCCCAAGATGTTAAGATAAAAAATTCACAATCATATAAAAATAGTCGTAATATTTCATCATGAAATTTTTTAGAAAAAAGGAAACTTCCATCGTGGTTTGTAACTATTTTTTTACAAGAAAATTCTGGCATTAATTCAAAATATCTACCATAATGTAGATGAATAACATCTGGATTTAATTTTTTAATACCATCATACGATTGTTGTAGTGTTGGCTCATTAACAATATGAACATCATAGCCTAATTTTAGTAATTCATTATATTGATTCCAAATAACAGTCTCTACAGCACCCCACCCTTTTGGCGGTATGCTAATTTCACCAGGCCCTACAAAACATATTTTCATGATGAGTAAATTTCTTGATATTTAAGTAATAAGTTTTTTGTATATTCTATATGTAGATTAGGATCTAATAATTTTTTTGCAATATTTTTTTGTTTTTCGTTTATACTTATAATGTCTTGTTTTAGTAATTTATCAAAATCTTCTAGAAAACTATTTTCTGATAGTCTAGGTATAAAATTATTATCTACTAAAAATTTATAAAACCAGATGATATCTTCTTCTTCTTTTTTAGGATCAATTTCTAATAATAATGAATTAGAAAACAGAGTCCATAATAATCTTTCTGGCGAAACAGAGTTACCGTGCATATAAAGAAGATATTTATTTTTTAACTGTTCTGAAGATGACATTGCATTAGATGATATATTTTTTATATCAATACCACACTCACTAAGCAAGTCAGTATTATGTCCTGCAAAAAAAGTAATTTTACTATCTATTAAAGATGATGTTTTATAATTATTAGAAAAAGATATTCTTTGATTAAGAAAATTATTTCTGAGTTTTCCAGTATCAGCACCTCTAAATACTACTATATCTTTTTTTAGATCAAAATCAATATCATGTTCAAGAATATTCGTAATTTTATTAGATAGCAATAGAGACCAAGATGCTGGGTCTGTAATGCTTATATGATTACTATCTATATGTCTACCAAATGTTGATATTCTTGTGAATTTTTCTTCTACAGGGCATCCGTCGTTGAGATTTAATATAAATCTACAATTAAGTTGTAATGAAAATTTTTTGATAGTAGATAAAATTAAATTTATGACACTATTAAATCTCCATTCATCTTTTTGAGGGACTGTGTGTTTTATAACGTGTAAACCATCTTTATCTAACTCAATCATAGCTTCGATATCATGTATGTGAGCTTTTTGTCCAAGATGTCTAAAGTATCTAATACTATTATTTTTAAACTCTTCTTCTATACAGTATTCTATTATAGAACTATTTGTGAATAAAGTAGACATCTTTTCGGTCGTCCTCGTATGATTTAAAATTACTTGTAAATGGTTCTCCTATCATAATTTTTTTATCTGATAGTATTTGTCTGAATACATACTGACCAACCCACATATCAGAATTAAAGTCTGGAGTTCCAAGTCTTATTCTTGTAGTACAGAATGCTTGTAGGAATTCTTTTATGTTTTTATATGATCCTCCTATAACACCCATATTTATTAAAGGAAGATTATTTTGGTTTTTTATAAACCATTCTAAATTTGACCACCCGACTTGTTCATGCAGTTGACAGTAGGGAAAATTATTTAACATTATACTATCTTTACAGACAAATAAATCGATATCTGGATATTCCGAAATAATTAAGGATGGATTTTTAACAACTTTAACATCAGAACCGTCTGTTAAAAAGATATTATCAAAAGAATGGTCCTCTAAATAGTTCCTATAACAAAAAAATCTCCAATCATTATTAGAATAATCTGATGGACTTACTTTTATAAATTGTATTTTTTCTGTTGAGTATTTTTTAATAAAATCGTCTGCCAAATTATCATAAAAAATCCTACCAGATATACCAGTATTAACAATGGAATTGTACCACTGAGATATATAATTGAAACTATTTTGTAAAACCCTACCATCAAAATCTCTTCCTATAACGGCTGTATCATTAGGATTGTTTGGATGTTTTTTTACAGAAAAATAGCTGGTAAAAATTACTGTTTTCATTGTTATTTCTTATAGTTGTAGACGAATACGGTATATTTTCCCCATATATCGTCAATTAAATCACTGATAAAATTCCAGTCACCTCCAGCTAATCCACTACCAAATTTTGGAGCATGTATTTCAACATTTTCTGTTTTGTTAGAGAATCCAGTATTACCAATAATATATTGAGATACTTGAATCATACTCTTAACTAAAGCAGCATAATTTATTGGTCTAGGATTATTGGGTCCCCTTATTCCATTCTGAGCAATCATATTTACAAAATATAGTCCATGTTTATATTTTTTATCTTCTCTGACCTTAACTATTTGAGAATACCCAAAGTTTGTTCTTAGGAAGCTTTTACCAAGAATATGATAATTAGCTTTTACTTCTGGAAATCTTGATGCTACTTGTGCCGCAAAGCCGCCGCCAAATAGATCTATATTATTACAAACATGAGGAATAAATATTGTTGAGCCGATATGTGCGGCAGATATTCTCTTTTGCACAGATTCGAATAGATCATCATTTGTTAAGATATATTTGGGATGATGAGTTTTTGTTGTCATTGTTTCTCCTTCGTTCTTATGATTTTTCCCCATTTTCCTACAGGACATTCTTGATCAGCCCATGCCAACTTATTTAAGAAAATACTTTTATCGCTTATAGAACATCCACAAATACCACATTCTTGCTTTATTATCTTAAAGTGTTCGCAAGATGTGCAAAAAGATAGTCTACTTAGAATTTCATCTTTTGTGGTTTTTGGAGAACCAGCGTAAATATGAAATATAAGAGACTTAAGGAATGTTTTGAGTTTGATTAGCCACATTTTCTTTTTTGCTTTCTTTGATTGCGATAATATTATTATCTCTATCCATAGTATATAAATTTGTACCTTCTACTATTTCATTCGGTTTAAACCACCTTAAACCACCATCAATCAAAGACAAACAAAGTCTATCATTATTCTTTTTATAATCAGTAGTCAAAATATAACAAAGATCATTACAGATAAAAGCATCACCATAATTAAGTTCTTCAATAAATTTACTAGCCATTATTTTCCCAGTCCTCCCAAAGTTCCTCTTCTCTCATTTGCTCAATCCTTTTTTTGTTTTCTTTCTTGATTCTAGGAGAATTGTAATTCTCTTCAATTTTTTCTCTTTTATCAAGAAATTTATTCTTAAGATGCTTTCTTCTAAAATCCTTCCTATCCCCGAAATCATCTTTATTTCTATCTATAGCCATGGCCGATCTGAAAACTCCTGATCATTTAGTGTATTGCTACCAACCTACTCATAACTTATATCAAAAATACAGAATTTGTCAAGACGGTAGTTAACTATTTCTAAAAAATCTTGTCTTGACTATCATCAAAAATGCTCTAATATTATGCAGGTCCGGTGATTATAACCTATTACTAATACTTAAATAACTCATTCTTATGAATTCTACACTAGTCACTGGCATATGGGATCTTGGCAGGGACTCTGCATCTGAGGGTTGGAATAGAGGGTTTGATCATTATATTTCAAACTTTACTAAACTGCTAAAGGACTTAAAAGATCATAATCTAGCAATTTTTATAGATCCAAAACATGAAGATTTGGTTTGGTCAATAAGAGATAGGTCTAATACTGTTGTTTACCATCACACAAAAGAACAATTTGGTGGTGGATTTTTTCCATTTTTTGATAAGATCCAAGAAATAAGATCAAAAACTGAGTGGCAAAATCAAGTTGGATGGCTAAAGGATAGTACTCAAGGATCACTAGAATGGTACAACCCTATGGTCATGAGCAAGATGTTTCTCTTGCACAATGCCAAGATATTTAATCCATTTAACAGTAGTCATTATTTTTGGATAGATGGTGGAATAACAAATACTGTTCACCCAGGATACTTTAGCCACGACAATATACTTGAAAAAATAGAAGACATAGCTAAAAAGTTTTTGTTTGTTTGTTTTCCATACGAAAGTCAAACAGAAATCCATGGGTTTAATATCAATGGAATGAAAAAATTTGCTAAATCAGAAACCGTGAATAGAGTTGCTCGTGGAGGATTTTTTGGCGGTCATGTTGACTGCATATCTCCTGCTAATGAATTTTACTACTCTCTATTAAGAGATTCATTAAATGAAGGATATATGGGTACAGAAGAAAGTATCTTTACTTTAATGACTTATCTTCAACCAGAAACATATGAATGCGAATATATAAATGAAGACGGATTACTGGCAACATTCTTTGAAAATGTAAAAAATAATAATACTAAAAAACAAACTATAGCTAAAACAAAACTACACAGAAATAATGATATTCTACTATACATTAATGCTTTTAATTCTCCAGAACAATTACAGATGGTGCTTGATTCTTTTGAAAAATATGACAATAATTTCCTTTCCAAGACTAGAAAAATCTTAATAAACAATTCAACCAAAGAATCATTATTTGAAAAATATAATGAAATTTCAAAGAAATATTCTTTTGAAGAAGTTAGAAAAGGAAACCTTGGTGTTTGTAGAGCAAGACAGTTTGCTGCTGAACATTTTGCAGAATCTAAATCTAAATATATGATGTTTTTTGAAGATGATATGTTAATAGATTTATCTGATTCTTGCTGTCCTTTTGGGTTCAAGAGAAAAGTAAATAATCTATTTGATACTGTTGTTAGAATAATGGATTTAGAAGAATATGACTTTTTAAAATTTAGTTTCAGTGAGTTCTATGGACATAATGGTGAGCAATGGAGCTGGCACAATGTACCACAAGATAAAAGAATAGAATACTTTGGACATTTGAATAAAAAACCCCCAACTAATTTCACAAATATTAAAAGTTTAAATGGTACTCCTTATGTTGAAGGAGAAATTTACTATTGTAACTGGCCTCATATTATAGGTCAGAGAGGTAATAAGTCGATGTTTTTAGATACTACTTGGTCTTATCCATACGAACAGACCTGGATGAGTCATATTTATACATTGAAAAAAGAAGATAAAATTAAACCAGCACTATTATTAGCGAGTCCTATTTTTCACAACAGGGTACATTTTTATGAAGCGCACGAAAGAAAAGAAAACTGATAACACAATATTCATTCAGATAGCCTCATATAGAGATCCTCAACTATTACCAACTATCGAGGACATGCTAGATAAAGCAAAAAATCCTGAAAATTTAAGAATAGGAATATGCTGGCAGCATAATAGTAGTGATACTTGGCAAGATGTTGATAAATATAAAGATGATCCTAGATTCAGGATATTAGATATTCCATATAAGGAATCAAAAGGTGTTTGCTGGGCAAGAAATGCTGTACAAGCATTATATCAGGGTGAAAAATATACATTACAATTAGATAGTCATCATAGATTCAATCAAGATTGGGATAAGACACTAATAGATATGTTAGTTGATTTACAAAAAGATGGTCATAAAAAACCTCTTATAACTTCATATATTCCAAGTTTCGATCCAGATAATGATCCAACAGCTAGAGTACAAGAACCATGGAAAATGAATTTTGATAGGTTCATTCCAGAGGGCGCTGTATTTTTCTTGCCTGCATCATTTGATACTTGGGACGATAAGACAAAACCACTTCCGGGTAGGTTCTATAGTGCTCATTTTGCTTTCTCTGTTGGAGCATTTTGCACAGAAGTTCCTCATGATCCAGAATATTATTTTCATGGTGAAGAAATAAGCATAGCCGTCAGAGCTTACACTCATGGATATGATATATTTCATCCTCACAAAGTGGTTTGCTGGCATGAATATACTAGAAAAGGACGAACAAAACAATGGGATGACGATCCAATGTGGGGTCAAAGAAATACTCATTGTCATTTAAGAAATAGAAAACTATTTGAAATGGATGGAGAAAAAAGAGATATTGATTTTGGTAAATATGGATTTGGAGATGTTCGTTCACTAAGAGATTATGAGAAGTATTCTGGACTATCTTTTTCTAGAAGAGCTATACAAAAAAGAGTTCAAGATCATTATGCTCCACCAGATCCAGAAACTACTAATTTATCAGATGAGGAATTTGATAGCAGACTAATGAGCATTTTTAAACACTGTATAGATATAGGATATGCTCAAGTTCCAGAAGACGATTACGATTTCTGGGCTGTAGCATTTAAAGATAAAGAAGGAAATGATCTATATAGAAAAGATGCAGATAAAGATGAAATAAAAAATATGAAAAATGATCCTGATGGTTATTGTAAAGTTTGGAGAGAATTTCAAACAGACCAAAAACCATCAAGTTGGTTAGTGTGGCCTCACAGTATTAGTAAGGGTTGGGCAGATCCAATAACTGGAAACCTATAATGAAAAAAGTAATTCTTTCATACTGTCATCAACAAGGTTGGGGAGATTCGATGATTAGTATCTTTGATATACTTAATCTTACTGATTTTTTAAGAAAAAAATATAATGATATACATATTACATTAATAATAAATGATATTGAAAATTTTGATATTGAAAATATTTTAGATAAAGTTTTTGATTTGGATTTCTTCAAAAGTTTTTTTGATGAATTTGTAATACAAAAAATATCTTTCTTAAATTTCTATAATCTTGGTTTTTGTACTTTTAATGGTGTTCAATATAATAGAATATATTCAGGAAGAAATGAGGATGTTAAAAATAATACGCCGGGCATATTTGATATGTATGCTGAAAAAAGCGTTTCTCATATTTTTGAATCAAATTCTAAGGACTATAGTTATTTTGTATTTAATGAGATAGAAGATAAACATATCAAAAAATTTCCAATCTTTAATAAAAAAATCATAGATTATGTTAACAATTTTATTTCTAATAATTTTCCAGATGGATTTGAATCGATATGTTATAGATCTAACAATGTTTTTGATGAAAATAAAATTAATCAATTATTAAATAAACTCAATAAAAATAAATCTTATTTTTTAAGTTCTAATTCTTCTATTATAAAAGAAAAAATATCAAAAGAGATACCAAAAACAAAAATGATTAGGGGATTTGATCAATCTTATAATCTTTCTGGATTTTCAAATAATCCATTATCTAAAGAATATGATGCATTCTATTCTATATGCGAACTTTATACTTTAGGACAGAGTAAAAAAATATATTACGAAGGAGAACTTCCTTGGATAAGTTTATTCCTTTGGTATGCTAGAAATATTTGTAAAGTAGAAATAAAATAAATATGCTTAAAATACTATATACAATACTTAGTTGTAATAGATATATAGAAGAAAGATGCATTAGCAGTGAAAACACATGGCTAAAACAAATAAATAAAAATTCCGACTATGTTATATTAACCGCAAACTCAGATAAACCAAAAATATATTCAACAAATACTCCAGATAACTATACTTCCAATGCTTACAAATGGTTATTTTTTTTACAAAACTACGATTTCAAAGACTATCAATGGATTTTTTCTATTGACGATGATAATTTTGTATTTCCAGATAGGCTAGAAAGATATATACATGAAAAAAACTTTGATAATAATAAAAAATTGGCTATTGGACCAAGACACTGTGAATTTACTCCATTAAACGATATTATATTTTGTGGTGGAGGAGGTATACTAATATCTTCAAATGGAATTAGGTCTTTAAAACATTCTTTAATAAATATAGATTCACAGAATCATGATATATACGGTGGTCATGACCAGTTTTTATTCGATATGTTCAAAAAATTAGATTTTGAAATTATAGATGCAAATGAAAATATAATAGATACTAAACCTTTTTTGCCCGATAAATTTAATTGCCCATCAATTAGTGATATTATGAGAGATAAGTGTATTAGTTTACACTATTGTAATTCTGATGATAAAAAACTTCTATATGAAAAATACTATAAATGAAAAAAATATACTTTACAACATTAAGTTTGGGCGAAAATTATACTCGTGATTATGCATGCAACCTTATTGCAGATGTTCTAGACAAAACAAATCACTATTTTGCAGTAACCACTGATTGTCCAGAGACTATAAAGAATAGATTCGGAAATAATAAAAAAATTTTAATAGATACAATAGATAGAAATAATTTTAAAGTAAGAATTCCTATTGGTCAACAAAAATATGCTAGTGATTTTAATTTTAATATGAGATACACATGTTTAACTCAATTATTAGATCTAGAAGACTCTATAGTTATATGGACAGATTGTGATAATTCTTTAGAGTGGTGGGATGAAACTGAGGTTCGTAATTTTTTTGACTTAATGATCTCAGAAGGAAAAACATTTTTAGGTCCTAGAACAGATTATACATGGAAGGCTTTTCTAGATGACTATCTAAGTAGAACTACTAGCGGTATAGAGTATGGAAATTTTTGGCATAAAATATACAATTATGATCTACAAGACAATCCTTATAACGGATGGGAAAAAGCATCTTTGCCAGCTGAATATCTTTTAGTCTTTATGGAGACAGGAGATAAAATGAAAAAGTTTTATAATCAGTTAAAATGGTTTCATGATCATTTAGCAAATAAAGATTGGTCCCATGGAACATGGGCAGAAGGATTTGAGCTGGGAGTTTCAGCACTTGTGGCAGGGTACACTCCATATGATATTGGATGGCATCATCCTATTTTAGCCAGAGCTATTAAAGCTAATGGACATAAAGCCCCAGAAGGTAAACCAAAGCATGGCACAGAGTTTCAATGAGAGTTTATAATGGAAAACAAGCTAACATTTTACTTTCAGCCATCATTTAGCGGTTGGATGCCAACAAGTATTTTCCAAGGATTATATGATTATTATGAATCAATATATGGAAATAGAGTACAGTCCGATAATAATTCTATACAATATAATCATAACGCAGGATGCAAGACCGGCCCTCATCATTTAATTATAGAGAATCCAAATACAAAAAAATATATAGTAGTATCATATTGGGATATGGTATATGAACTTCTTAATGATCATAATGGATGGGATAATAAAAATTGTCTTGGCATATATTCTTCAGTAAATTCTAAAATTTTTGATCAAATTACACCATCGTCTTATTGCTGCTATAATATAGCAATTGAGAGAGAAATAGACCTTACAGATAAACAAATACTGAATAAACCTAATAATGAATTGTTATTTAGAGGCTATTTACATGGCCACAGATTTTTCTTAAAAAACTTATCTTTTATGACAGATAAAAGGATACCATTTAATGAATATGTACAAGAAATATACTCTCATAAAATTGGTTTGAGTTTAAATGGTGCTGCTGAGATATGTAACAGAGATATGGAGATACTTGGTGTTGGTTCAGTATTATTAAGGCCAAAATTAGAACAAACAGAATTTCATAACGACCTGATACCAGATACTCATTATGTTTCTTTTGATTTGGTAGAAGATAGCAAACTACAAGAAGAAATAATATTAGAAAAATATAATCAGATATTAAAAGATAAGGAATACATGCTATACATTGCCAAAAATGGACTAGATTGGTATAATAAAAATGGTTCGAGAGCTGCAAATATTGAAATACTAACAAAGATTATTAAGATAAAAGAATTATTATGACTACTACGCAAAATAAAATAAATAAAGCACTACTAGACTTTAAGGTAGATAAAAAATATTGGAAATATGATAATCTAACAGGTCAAGACTATGATGACTTTAGATCCAAACCCGCTCCATTCATAAAAAAAACTATAGAGATAGCTAATATTTTAGGACTTAAAACCGTAATAGAAATAGGATCTACTAGAATTTCTTCTAGTCAAAAATGTATTGATTATTTTGATTCTATTAATATAGATGCATATAAATCTCCTCCATGTTGTTGCGATGGTCATGCAACTTTTTTTTGGGCAAGAGCTGGTTTTGATGTTTATACTGTCGATATTGATACAAATTGTATAAATGGAGTAAATTGGTGTTATTCAAACATATCTCAAAATCTTCCAGATAATTTACATATTAATATACCAAAAGATGGAATAGAGTTCTTACAGTCTTTTGATGGTAGAATAGATATCTTGTATCTTGATGGATGGGATAAAGGAACCCCTAATTTTGCAGAAAATCATCTTAGCGCATTCCTATCGGCAAAAAATAAACTATCAGATATCCATTTAATTCTTATTGACGATACTGATTTTGATACAGATACTGGTGGTAAAGATAAATTATTATCTCCACATCTAATATCAGAAGGATATTCTTTATTGTTTAATGGTAGACAAACTTTATTCATTAATAGGCTATAATATGAATCAAATAATCGTAACATTAACTACTGTTCCTAATAGACTTTTAGAAAAGCAAGATCATATGGGGGCAAGACATGGTATAAAAACATTACTTGAACAGTCATGGCAATCGTACTCTGTTCACTTAAATGTCCCTAATACATATAATGTAACTGGCGAGTCTATATCAATACCAGACTGGTTATTAGAATACCAAAATAAATATCCTCATTTAGAAATTTATCGTACTGATGATTATGGTCCTATAACTAAAATTCTACCAACTCTTGAAAGAGTAACAGATCCAAATGCAATAATTATTACTGCAGATGATGACCTATACTATATGGACGGAATGATTTCAGCTCATGTACAGCATAGAAATAGGTACCCAAATTATGCCATAGGATTTGCTGGACTATCAGCGATAGACGGAACATGCCATTTTTGCACAACTATAAAACAAGACACTAGAGTTAAAATATTAGAAGGATATAAAAGTGTTTCTTATATGAGACACTTTTTTGATTTAGATGAATTAAAGTTAAATTTTGTTGGTAAGAGCTGGAATGACGACCTAGTTTTATCTGCATATATGGGATTTAAAAATATTCCTAAAATAGTAATAGCTCATAGTCACGATGATGACTTTAGTCCAAGAGTAGAATCATTTCCTGTTATTGGACACACTCCAATAGAGCGTGGTGGATGTCATGAATTTAGAAATTCTGAAGAACATCAAAAAATATCAGAACCTAACGTAAATGAATTCTATAAATCTGGATATTTAGAAAGATAATTTAAAAATACTAGTTGACTTCAAATGAAATCACACTATGATGAATAAGTGGCTAATCTTACAACTATGGTGAATATTATGCGTTTGGGATTTATTTTAACGTTTGCTTTTATTCTTTTTTATACTAGTGATACCAAAGCTCAGTTTCCTTCTCAACAGCCTATGAGTAATATGAGCGGTTTAAACATGGCTTTTGGCTGTGGTTTTATGAATAATTTTGGTGGTGGAACTCCAAATGGAAATATGATGCTAGGTAGTGCCGCTGCCACTATGGCCCAAGGATCTTACGTACTAGATCAGTCCCAAGCTAATATAAATAATCAGACTGTTGAATCAATGTATTATGATAATAGGCTAAAAAAAACAAGAACATTTTTTGAAAATAGACAAATCAATAGTTATTATAGGGATATTGAAGAGTGGCAAAAAAATACTCGTAAAGAGTTTAGGAATGCTGGTATGTATGATAGAGAAGCTATTGAATATATCTATAGTATATCTAAACCCTAGAGAACAGGATATAATATTCCATATCCTTGATATTTTTTAATTCCAGCATATCTAGGATCAGCTAAATTTTTTGCTTTCTTTTTGAATACACTCACATAATCTTCTGATCTTTTTAACATAGTTCCTATTGCTGAGTATTCTATTTGTCTAGCATGACTTAGTAGTAATGCTGCACATCCTACAGCAAATGGTGTGCTCATACTAGTTCCACTCATTAGAGCATACTTATTTCCTGGCACACAACTTAATATTTCATGTCCTGGTGCTAGAAAATCAAGAGTCTCCCCACTGCATGTAAAATTAGTACGACAAAGATTTTTATCTATAGCGCCTATTGCTATAGTATGATCATATTTAGCTGGATACATTATATCCACTTGTTCTCCAGAATTCCCAGCTGCACAAAAAATTATAGACCCTTTATTAGAAGCATATTTTATAGCTCTCTCAAGGGGCTCCGAAGCTTGTGGACTACCTAAACTCATAGAGATAAAATCAGCGTCATTATCTGCTGCCCAAACTATTGCTTCTACTATTAATTCCAATCTACCTTGACCATCATCATTAAGAGCTTTAATAGGAATTATTTTTGCTTTTGGTGCTACTCCAACCATACCAACTTGGTTATCTTCTGCTGCTATTGTTCCCGCTGTATGTGTTCCATGACCATTTCTATCTTGAGGATCTTTTCCAGGCTCAACGAAGTTCCTACCCTGCAATAAATTATTTTTAATGTCTGGATGATTTAAATCACAGCCAGTATCTATTACTGCAACTTTAACTCCTTCTCCTTTAGATAATTTCCATTGATTCTCAATATTAAATTTTTTAATTTCCCATCCAGAAAATTGTGCAATATCTGGCCCAAGACCATGAATATCTTCTCTTATGTATGGTAATAATCCACAGTCATTTTTCTTTTTTCTTAACATCATTTTCTCCCATAGTATTATTAATCCAGTCAATATATAAACTAATTCTAGTATGGCAACTTTCATCTCCATAAGTAGAGTCTGGTTTTCCATCATATCCTAAAACTGAAGAATTTATTCCTGCTAATTTTCCATCTATAAATAATCCGCCACCACTATCTCCACTACATATTAAATATTCTAGTTCTGTAACTTTTTCATTTTTTCTAGAAGGAGAACATATTAATACTTTTTTATCTGTTCTATCTATGAAATTTGATCCACCTCTTATTTTTCCGTCTGATATTTTAACTCCAGTATTAAAATTACCTGTTAATCCCCATCCTGCTATTGAACAAATTTTTCCAACCTCATCTTGTTTTTCATACAATGGAGGGTAGAATCCTATTTCTATTGGGTCTGGAGCATATCCTATAGCTATGTCTGATTCTCCAAAAACATTAGTATCATATTTTGGATTTATAAAAACTTTGGATATCTTGTATTTTTTATCTTTTATATTTACCGTCCAACTGTGGCAGTTTTCTACCACATGAGCAGCGGTTATAATCCAATGAGGATTAATAACAACAGCTGATCCACAAGATATTCCTCTGCCATCAAGACAACATAATTTAACTACATGATTAAATTTTTCCCCATACTCCACGTATTTAGAATCAAGAGTATCTGGATCAATTGTTCCAGCAAAAGACACAGTAGAATATAGAAGAATGCCCATGATTAAAGTGAGTATTTTCATTAATAACTCCTTCGGGCAAAGATAAGGAATAAATATTAGGGTCTATTTTTAACCTTATTTAAATACACCGCACTATCTTCTATGACCATTTTATTATAACTTTTGAAATTCATTAAATGACCAAATAAAAGATGACATGGACTAGAACATAATGTAACAAGATTGGATGGATCTAGTTCCAATTCGGGATTTATATGCACTGGAATTTTATGATGAACTTCCAGCTTAGTGTCCCTCCCGCAAGCTATACAATATGGATTGTTCTTTATATGGTTTTTTCTTACAGTTTGCCATCTTGGCGATCTAACAGCATATCTGAGTTTATTCAGAAAGTTAAACACTCATAATACCTTTGCTGCAATTAAGCATCCTTTTGCTACCGCATGTAAGGGGTCTGCGGCGTGCTTGACACTCTTAATAATTAGAGGAAAACCATTTTCTTCAAGTTTTTTAGCGAATAGTTCTATGTATCCTTTTGCCTGAGAAGTACCACCGGCCACAACCACAGTTAATGGGTCTTTAAACTTTGGTAGTGACTTATGATCTGTGAGAGCAGCACTCAATTGTTTGGTAGTATAATCTATTAGCCTCTCATAGTAAGCCGAAACTGCACCTAGAATAGGATTATCGTTTGGTTCACCGATAGTAAAACCACCATTTTCTTTCTCTGCTTGAACAACACTATCTGCTTCTCCAGTAGCAACAGCACTCATCCTATCAATCCAGTCACCACTTTTTGTTGTACTAAATACTACAGTAGGTTCGCCATTTAGCATTACGCAAACATTAGTCATCCCGGCACCACAACTGACAGCAATGCCAGTATAATCAGTATTCTCTAATTCAGCATAACATAAAGCTTCAGCTTCATTAATTGCTCTAGCGGCATACCCACATTCACCCAAAATAGTCTTGACTACATCTTCATGATATCCAACATCAAAATCCTCATCTTCTTGATCAACTGGTTGTGCAGGAACGCAGAATACTAGCTTCTCATTAGGCTCTGAGGCTTGCCCTGCGACCTCTTTTAAAATAAAAGCAAGTACACGCTTGGCATCTTTTTCTTTAGCCGAAACGACTCCCTTGTACATGGGTCTTTTTGCAGTATCATTTCTTTCGATAGCTTTTTCTATTGCGTCTTTTCCTAATAGTATGAATGATCCATCAGTGTCTTTAATGAAAACTTTTCCCGCTAATCCTTTTTCAATCATCTTTGTAGCTACTGGAGTTGTTGGTTTGATAATATAAAATGCGTCCCTAAATTCCTTATATAGCACACTACCTTTAGCAGCATCTCTTGATAAAACGATATAACTTGTTCCAACGTCAAGACCACAACTCATGATTCACCTCTTCATATTTTTAAGCTTATTTATAGAATTACTTATATCCTCAGTTGATTCTTTGACATCCCCTAGATTATCGTATTTTTTTTCTAGATTATCCGTTCTTATTTCTGTTACAAATTTTGCATCATCTATTACTATCTTCTTTTTAATTTCTTCTTTATTATTGTCAAAAAAACTACTAGGCTTATTCAGACTGACAGTATTAGATACACCATAGGAGCTTTGCTTGCCAAGAAAATAGCCTATTAAAAATAAACACACCCCTATTGCTAGGAGTGTGATTGAGAAGAGAATTATTGTTGGAGTATTTATTGTTAGTGATATTTCATTCATTTTTATATGAGCCTATAACCCTTCCCTTTTGAGTTCTTACAACAAAACCTTTTCTAACAAGATAAGGCTCAATGCTATTCTCAATTGTTTCTATAGCGATACCTGTCAATGATGAAATACTTTTAAGACCCAAAGCAGAACCCTTATTCTTTAATAGCACTGTCAAATACATCTTATCATACACGTCCAGACCATCCTTATCAATTCCTTGGTTAACAAAAATATCATTAACACTAAGAATTCTATCAGTATAATAAGCAACACAATTTTTGTACCATTGTAGTCTACCATTCAAAATTCTTGGTGTTCCTTTGCTTCTTTTAGCTATTTCCAAAAGGTCATCATCACTAATCATTAGTCCGAGCTTTTCAGCGTTTAACCTTGCTAGTTTAGCTAGTTCAGTCTCACTATAAAACGATAAATGCTCTTTAATTTGGAATCTATCATAGAATGGTTGACTTAGAGAACCACCACTAGTTGTTGCCCCTACGATTGTAAACATAGGAAGTTCAATAGTTTCTGGCTTTTCCTTATCTTGTTCGTCCTTCACTGTGATATTCAAAACAAAATCTTCCATCACAGGATACAAAAACTCTTCAACTATTTTTGGAAGTCTATGAATTTCATCAATAAACAAAACTGATCTTGGTTCCATTCCCATGATATATGGTAGAATATTTTTAATACTACGGATTGCTGCTCCGTTGACGGTATAGAGGTTCACACCCATCTCTGTTGCTATAGCACTAGCTATGGTGGTCTTTCCTAGCCCCGGTGGGCCGTCTATTAAAACATGAGGCATCACACCAGCAGAGTTTTTACAGCCCGCTACGATGATGCCTAGTCTGGTCACAACTTCTGACTGACCAGTAATTTCACTAAAACGAGTAGGTCGAATTGCATTAGCCATTTTTTCCTCCAAAGTCAAATATTACCATTTTAACCAATTTTATACAATCTGCATTTTTATCAATAGAATAAGCTTTTCTAATTAACTGTTCAGCTTCTTCTTTATCAAATCCATAAGGAATTAAAGTTTCACAACAGCGATTCAAAATTTCAGGACTTATTTCGTTATTATCTTTTGATATCGTCTTTTCTTTTTTCTTCTTGTATACTATCTTAATAGATTCTACTGGTTTTGGTTTTAAAACGCTTTCACAATCACACACTATGACAAAGTGTTCGCATCTTGTTTGTTTTAAAGTTACCCAATAATCACTAGAACAATTCGGACAAGTATACTTAAAACTTCCATCAATCTCAGTCGGTCTCAGGTTTTTTATTTTGCTTACTATCATCTTCGTCTTTCACCCAAAAGATAAAATCATTTTGATCAGTATCGAACGCACTATCCAACACGCCTTTGTTCACCAATGTATTGAGAATATTGCTAACCATTCTACTATTAAGATCTTCTATAATTGATTGAAGTATCTCATCATTTAGACAGTATCTAGTTTGTTTAGTCTTTCTGTTTATCTGTTTCTTAGCATGATTCCTTATGATTATTACTGATTCGTCATGAGTTAATGTTTCATCCATCTCTGATAATTCTTCTTTTGTTAGCGTTGCCAACGAAGAAGATAGTGGATCATCAGCCATCTCATTAGCTACCCCAAAAAACTTAAAGACCAAAGACCTAGCATGATCAACAAAATCATCGAAGTCATTTATAAAAAACCACTGCTCATTATTGTGATTCATGACACTAGGGTTTCTCCTTCATATTTTGGAATTTCTGTCCACCTGAGTTTAACAGAAAAGTCTGGTTTGTAAACGGTCACTGTCCTACCGCTTTTATTGTCTATTTCGATTATCTTTTCTGCTATAACCCTATCTTCATTTAGAGTTTTTTCTATGTATGAAATAGCTTCAAACATATCATCACATCTCATGTTAAATTCTGATCTATTGAATTTTATATCAAAGTATGTAGTCATTTTTTCTTATTAAGCTCTGTTTGACAGTTGTTGTGTTTGTCTACAAAAGTTCTCTCAAAACCAAGTTCTGCTAATATTGGCATCTTATAAAATGTAATTGTGAATCTTACATTATTTTCATCATCTGTCATTTTTGTCCACTCTACTCTGCGTGCTTTGCTCATATGAGTAGCTAAATCGTAAGCAATGTATGGTGTTTCAGTAAATGAACTAAAAAACATTGCTAAATATAAAAATGCTGCTGGTAACATCCTTGTCCCCTAATTTAGAATATCGAACAGTCCCTCATAGTAATTTGGCTGTTGTAAAAAGTGAACAGCATTTGACACTAAGTGATTTCTATACTCAGTATCCAGCTTATTATGAACAAAATATTTTGTTTTATAGACTGGTTCTTTATAATGATTGTTCCCCAAATACAGAGAGTTTTTGAAGTTCCCTGATTTGGAGAAGTAATCATTCACAGGTAACGAACCTTTATCAAATCCAGGCCCAACATACCATACATTAGAAGGATATTCAACTATATCATTTAGAGCTTCATACAGCATTTTACCCCAAGCATCCCAAGCATCGGGATCAAACTTGAAATAGTTTTTATGCTGACTCTCTAAATTGTCCTGACTATTATCTTCATAGTCATCATCGTCATAATTGTAGTTTTCATCTTCTTGGGGCATGGAATTACCTATAGCTATATCTATTTTGAGAAGTTACATTCTTACGATTGCGTCCTCTACGACCCTTAAATCCTAATCTTCTTATGACATTACAAATTGTTTGCCAACTAAGATAGTACTTATTTCCATAAAACGTATTCTTTTGAAAATAATAGTAAAGATCTCTTGCTGATCCTAGCTCACTCATCAATTCAATAAACTTCTTCTTGGCTTCTTCATCATCTAACAAAAACTGCAAAAGCTTATTAGTAGGTCTACCCTGTCTACCCATTTGTTTTCTCCTTATGTTGTTGTGTCAAAGGGTATGGAGTCTCCAATACCCCTGACACTAAACCCTCACCCTATACAAAACTTGTCACTAATTTGAGAAGCAAGGTCTTTAGCAGAGTTAGATAGGAATCTATTGTTGCTA